GGTCCTGCGTTTGGTCCAGAAAAAGTTAATTTTATTACTATTGTTTTCATATTAAACTGGGTTGTTACATGGTCCTATTAATGTTGCTCCTATTATTCCTAGACCTGCACATACTATTTGTGTTTGTCCACTACCTAAACTTATTACTTGTTGCTGACCAAAACAATCTGTATAGTATGTTGCTATTGGTCCACTTACTTCATACTCATAGCAAGTTGGTGAAAGTGTAGTGGTGCTAGTTGTAGTAGATGTGCTAGTACTTGTTGTGGTTGTATTTTCAATTCCACAATTTAGATATGCTGCTGATTGACTCAGTGTTTTAAAATCTTTAGCACTCTCACCTGGTGGAATAAGACTAGGATCTGTTTCACTTACATTAACAAGCCCTTGAGTTGAATCAAATATGTATAATACATTGTCAAGTATAACATTAATTATACAATCACATTCAAATAACATAATACGTCCAGTGAGTTGTCCAAGACTTACATCTAATTCAACATTACCACTAGAGTAATCAAATTGTGTAATGTAGTAGTCTAGTCCGTCTTTAGATATTAAAACTAACTTATTTTCTTTAGTGTATAATAAATTACTTTCAACAACTCTATTTAGTTGTATTTCAAATTGTACATTTACTACAGCTGTATTTGCTGTAATATCTATTTCTAGAATCTTCTGTGGAGCTACAGTAGAATCTACACCTAACAATACCGTATCACTTAGTGCAATATTACCTGCAACGCTTGGAGTTTCTCCATATGTTATATCTCTGTTGAATGTTGCTGTAAATGGAGAAAGTGTAATGTCCCATTCTTTTATGTCTGTATCTATAGTCCATAACTTACTTGACGTAAAAGCAACACCTGTTGTTGCTGAGTATGCAAATCCTGGAACATTTACATAACCATCTTGTGTATCAGAGTCTTCAGAACCTCCACTTATGTATAAGCCTTCAGGAGTTACTGAAACAAATCCACAACATTCATCTAGTTCTGGTGGAGGAGCTATAGTAGTAGTTGTACTTAAACAGGAATCACAATATTCTATTTGTTCAATTCTAGAATTAGAAGCTACATAAAAGACACTATCGGTATTTTCTGTATTAGAATACCAACCTTCTGAAAGACCTTCGCAATATGGAGCTATTGGATCCCAAACATATACTGCTTCACCTATATCATAACTGTCATAAGAAACTTGTATATAAATTCCTAATACATTTGAAGATATTAAATTCATTGCTCTACACGCATCTTGTGATGAGCCTGTGCTAATTGTTGGAGATCCTCCAACTATTTGATATCCTTCTAAAAAACTATCAGTTATTGAATTCTCTGATGGAGTGTAACATGGAGCTGTTGTAGTGGTAGTTATTGTTATTATTCCTGTACCACCAGAAAGTTCACAATAAGTAGGTGTAACTTCACCACCCTCTATTACTAAATCTCTAAATGTAGTAGTAGTTGTTGTAGTTGGAAACAATGTTGTTTTTGTAGTAGTGGTAGTAGTGGTTGGTAAAGTAGGAGGTAATAGTTCACCTGCTAGAACTTCAAGATTTGCAGAACCATCACTTGTACAACATCCATTTACCCCTGAATAGAAGAAGTTATTCTCTCCTATGTAGAAGTTTGGAATATATGAATGAAAAGATATCCAACTCTTTGTATTAAAGTCAAAGGAGATTGTCCAAGATTTATTACAGAAATATTCTTCATCTTCAAGATATATTATATGTCTTGGAGGATCACTAGGGACTTCTTCTAAAGTTGTAGTGGTAGTAGTTACCTCTACTGTAGTTGTAGTAGTAGTAGTTTCATTAGATGTTGTAGTGGTAGTTGTAGTTGAAGAAGACGTACTAGTAGTTGTAGTTGTCTCATCTCCACAAGAACCTAATCCTATAAGACTTACATTACTAAATATTATTTGTTCAGCACATGGCACCAAAACTCCTCCACAACTATTACCTTGACACTCAAATTCAATAAGCTCAATAACATCATCCCCACAAGGAATATATTCAATGCGTAAAGTTCCTTCAAATGTTGAACTTATATATGGTTGACAATTGTTTGGTAATTTTGCTGTTGGATCTGCTTGTTTGAAAAGACGTGCAGTTTCACCTTCAATATAGAACTCTCCTGTGTCTTCATCATATTGAATATCATCACGAAGAGGAATATAATCACGCTTGGTAATAATTACTCTTTCAAACTTACTATCATATACACCATGTAATCCAATACTGTTAAAATGATTGTCTGTAGGTACATTTGGAAAATGTTCGAGTATCTCAAAAGGTAAATGATCTGCCATAAACCTATTTACACCAGAACCAAATGCTGTAAGATCTTGAACTTTAGTTCCTGAAACTAGGAACACTTGTCCTCTCTTAGCATCTACAGTGATTTGACCTTGGGGTATTTTTAATAAGAACTTATTCTGGCTTCCTACATATCCTAAATCTGTTTCAGCAAAGTCAATTGGTGGAGAACTATCAAATAGTCTTGGATTACCAATATATGCAGCTTGTGGATTACTTGTGTCAATTGTAAGAAGATTGTTATATAATAATGACTTGTTCTCAAATCGTGCAAGTATTGCTTTATTTTGAATACCATCTAATGATGTAAGATTCCCATAATTCTGTGGGAAGTCATGAAATGATAATGCTCTATAAACTAACCAGTTATTAACTCTAGAGTCAGCAGTTGTTATAGCTGCATCAGAATAAATAGCTCTGAATGGGAACACTGTATAACATAAGTCATCTTTCCAATCAGGTGGAAGATGTGAGAATACGTTCTCTTTGTTCTGTTTAGAATATGTTACATTATAATAATAAGTGTTATCCTGTGCAATAGGTACGTTTGTTTCTTGTAACCAATCATCAGGAATGCCAGAACTTACGTGAGGCCAGAAGTCCCCTTCTTTATTATTAAATGCTTGACGTAAGTCTGTGTTGTATGTAGTTTCACAATAGAAGTTTGGAATACCATATGCAAACAAATACATATATCCATCATAGAAAGTTCTATATGCTCCTCCTCCTGGTTCTATAGTAGATGGATCATTAGGACAATCAAAGTTGTGTGCCTTGTATGAAATTAGGTTTCTTACAGGAGTTGTTTCACCATCAAAATCTAAATTATAATCTTCTAATATAGATCTTGCAGAGTGCCAATATCTTGGGTATCCAATATTACCAATCTCATCGTAAAATATATCACTATCATCTGGAGCACCCACTCTATTATCTATAAAGTATGGAAGCTTTGTTTTAAATGCAAATCTAGAAATAAATGTATCTCCACCAAATATTGTAGAAGTTCCTGTTTCTTTTACAAGTGCTTGATATCCTGTATCAATAGTAGTATATGAATACATTTGTCCATATTGATTTGGAAAAATGTTTTTCATAGATGCATAGTATGATACTACTGTAAGATCTTGTTGTTTTTCAGGAGTAGGACATGCACCTTTATTACCTATTGTAAATCTAGATTTATCTTCTATAAGTGGATCTCCTACACTAAGTAGACTAGGTGTTTGACTTGGAAAAGGTAAAGGGGGAACAGACACTATAGTACTACTAGGTAATTCTCTTTCCTCCAATGTTTTTATAAACACAGAAGTCTCTCTGTTCCAGTTATTTATAGAATACTCTTCCTTAGGACCTAATGATTGTACACCTGGTATTAAGTATCTAGTTAAATCTATGTCTCTTTGTTTGATTCCTCCATTTACATTATTACCTATATCAAAAGAATAATCATAATTAGCTCTAGAGTTAAATGACATTGCATAGTTCTTTCTTGTAATACCATTTACGTAGATAGTTAGATATGCTTGATATGCTGTAAACATCACACCTAAACTTTCTGGATCTGATAAGCTAGCCATTTTCTTTGAGCTATCTAATGCATCTTGTTGGGCCTCTTTAGAAAGAAGCTTGTAGTTAGCATTATCTTTAACGCTTACCCAATGAGCTTTTCCACCACCGAACATTACACTCTCAAGCTTTAACACACTTCCTAAGAACGGTTGGCCAAAAGATGTTTCTGGTGAATTAAATACTTGTCTGTATGTAATGTCTTCACCTTCTTGTTCTTCAATTGAAGGTTGAGGTTTTTCAGCTTTACAACCTAAAGAAGATCTTCTACTTTTTGTTCTTCTACCTATCCAGCCATTGTTACTTGTACTGGATCCTTCATAATCAGAACCTTTTTTAACCCCTGGAGGATTTTCAACTTCTCCAGGACCAAACACTTGCTCTGGCATTAATGTCTGTCTAGGTCTACAACAATCTACCCACCAGCCTACCCAAACTCTACCACAATATGTCACGTCTGGTGCTGATGCTCCCACTTCAGTAATAACTGTATATTTCTTTGAGTTACCTATAGCTCCATTATCAAACATATATTGGGTTCTAAATACCCCATCAACATAAGGTGTATCATTCCAATCAGTAAATGGATCAAACCAACGTATTCTATGTCCACATGAAGTCAGAGTATTATCAGTAAATACTCTCCATACATCATAATTACCAGGACCAATTACCATCTTACCTAAAAGTGGAACAGGTCTTGTTAATGAACAGATTTCAACAACTTCATCTAATTGTATAACTGCTTGCGTCACTTTACCATTCAGTGCACTAGTATACTCAAATACGCCCTCATTTTCATTCACCGTTACTTCAAGTCCTTGAATTATTGCAAGAAAAGTACTTGTATCTGGTTCAGCTTCTGGTAAATACACTAAGTATGCTTCAGAGTCAGCACTCCATGCATTATTGTTTGCTAAAATATATGGGTCTGAAGATAGATCATTATACGGATAGTTAGGATAGTAGTAGTCTTCTTCATCTCTAGTATACTTGTTTACATTTCTAAGTATACCTTTTGCTATTATAGATTTGTTTGTTCCTCTGTCAGCTCTTACAATCTTGTAGGCAACAATATCATCTTTCTGATCTTGTGTTAATCCAGAATTTTGAATTAATTGAAATACCTGTGTATTATCTATTTTTACACCAATAGGAAATACAGCATCGTCCTGCATTGTAGGAACAATTTTATCATTGTCATACACTATTGGTCCGTTTTCTATAATAGGACTTACTGCTACATCTGGAAATTTGTGATGTCTGATAGGTTGTTCAGATAAATCTCCCCAAACATCTGGCTCACAAGGATACGTTTCTGTTGATTCCCAGTATGCAAACTCACCATATTCCCAAGGTCCTTTGTAGTTTGGATCACTAGATTGTCCTGTAGAGGCTCCTGTCACAGAAGCTGTATTGTAAACTTTCCACCAAGATTTATAACCTACATCACCAGCATAGTAGTCAGGGTCTCCAATAAAATCGTTATTTTGATTAGGTCCTGAATCAGCTACATCAGGATAAGATTCGTTACTACCCCTTTGTCTTCCTGGAATGTGAAAACCGTCTGTCTGTTTACCATTCTTTAATAAAAATACAATTTCAAATGCATACACTTCATCACGCATGTATCCACGAAGATTCACAGCATTTAATTCATCTGCATAATTTTCATCTGCTGGTATTCTGTAAGTCTCCCAACCGAGTGTTATTTGATTTGCAATTGACTGGTAGTTGATTCTATCAATAGATGTAAGATTGTCCCAAACAAGAACATCTTGTACAGCTGTAACATCTTGTGCAATATCATAATATGGAAACTTTTCAAATATATCTGATATGGAAAGCTGTATAGGTGACTGATCTCCTCCTGTATAAGTTACTTCTCTTGTAGAATCTTCAATACTATATGTACCAACAATTTCAACTGAAGTTATGTTATTTATAGTTTTTATTACGGCTAAGTTGTAATATTCAAACTGTCCTGATAAATCTAAATTAGATACACCTACAACAATAGATTTCCCTACTGGGTAATCAAAGTTTACTGTTGTTGTAAACTCATCAGCAATAGGTAAAGGGTTAGTTACAGAATAGTATGATGTAAGTTCATTACCACTTGCGTCTGAGTATTGAATTGCAAACTGATATGTACCTGCTTTTAAATTACCTATATTTCTGATCTGAGTGATCATTAATTGAGGTATGTCAAAGTTAGGTTGAATTTTAAGCTGATTACAATCAAGCTGATCAGTTTCTGTAGAATTACAAATGCTACCCTCTGCTGTTAAATTAATTACATAAGGAATATTTTCTATGTCTAAATATCTTCTAGGATTAACTCCATCTGTCCAGTAGAGTTCTGTTGAACAGTTTGTTATTCTATGTACAACTTTAGGAATTGGATGATTTACATTAAAGTTAAGACAAGGAGCATTTACAAGTGTTTGATATTGACAATCATTATTGTCCATAAATCCAATCTCGCTACCTCCTGTACTTGGGTTGGCTAAAAAGAATATATTCTTACGTTTCTCAGGAATAAAATGAGAACCAATGAGCTTATATCCTGAAGGAAAATCTAAGCACAACTCATTACCTGGCTCATTCTGATAGTTTACAGAACTAGAGTCAAAGTTTTCTACAGCAGCATTTAAAGCATACGTAAGCCTTCCAGGACCAACTTGATTAATAGAGCTGTCTAGGTTTAATCCTGTCCTAGCAACACTTGGATTTAATCTAATGTTACCCTGCTTCTTTGTTTTGTCAGAATCTTTTTTTGATTGCTGTTTAGCCATAATTCTTAATTATTGCGTCTTCTTCTTGTACCGTATCTATTTGTACGAGTTGGAAGTTCATACTTGTTGAACCTGTTCAAGTCTTTTTTTATCCTCCTTTGTTTCTCCCAAGGAGTTTGTTTTTTAATTTCAATCTCTGCTTCTATATACTTCTCATTATATTCTTGCTTATAATAAGCCAGCTTTTGTTGAAGTTGATTGAAAGTTTCATCATTTGTTTGATTAGTTAATGTTTCAAAAACTTTGAACTTAAGAAACGATTCAACATATTCTGCTATACGATAATTATCAGGAACCAGTTGATTTCCTGTTGTGTCATATTCTGTAGCATAAAACATTAAGTGAACTACGCCATTTCTAAAATTAGTTACAAACTTATTATCTCTAATATCAAATGAATCATAGGTTGCAGATCCAGGAGTAAACTCTCTTACAGGTGGTGCAAAGTTGTTCCAGTCATTTCTGTAACTTACATCACATTGTTTTCTAGTAGATATATTTCCTGGTCTTAATAAATAACTATGTTTGTATGATCTAGCTATCTCGTTGTTTGTTTTATATACTGCTTGAACTAATTCAGGCATACATGTACCATCACAACTTGGATGTTGACACTCAGGATTGTTACAAGGTGTTCCTCCTATTGTTAGTGGGGATATTTGTATTGTTGTTGCATTAGCTGCTTGTGAATAGAATGATGTAGCAGAAGGATAAGGGTTTCCTGGTATCTCAGCACACATCCAAGCTTCTCTAACAGCATGAAAGTTATCTGGTAATCTTGCTTGAAAGTCTTCAATAAACAACACTTGTTCACTTATTACATAAGTAGTTCTGCCTAGCTTTCTTAGACACTTGTCTAGATAGGTAGGGAAGAGCAAATCATCTACAGCACCTGTATCAAAGTAACTTTTAAGTTCTTCTTTTACAGTAGCGTATATAGGCTCTGGGGAAATAAAATTGTATTTATAGTAGTACGACATAATTTATTTTTTCCATTCATGATACATGTGTTGGTATTTATCGTCAGTTTTTATATAGTGTGATAATAATCTTGAGGTAATTCTTGAGGGTTTAAAGTACCATAATTCAGAGTTCCTAAATCTAGCGCTATCTTTAAACCACATCCACCCAAAGAAATATCCTTCTGTGTGATAGTTAAAGTTATATATAACTTTTCCTTTCTCTTTAGTTTTCTGCCAGTCAATAGGTAAGTTAACAAACTCTTTACCATCTACACCTTTTACTCTTCTTCTTTTCTTTTTGTTTATAGAAAATTGTCCAAGGCTACCTACTAACTTTTCTTTCTTTCCTGTTTCTAATATGTAGTGTTTAAATGCATCATTGTACTGATACAATATATTTCTCCACTCATCAAAAGACAGATTCACCAAAGGGTGTTTCTTACAGAAATCATTGTAGTTATCTTTACTTGCACTTCTCCAATCAACAGAGACTCTAGCCATTTGTTATTAATTTGTAGGCTGGGCGTTTGGTGCTTGTCCATCTATTCCTTCATTACTCATATCTGTCTTAATTTGAAAATATGTAGATAAGAGTTTTGTAGAAGTCATTGCAAGAACTTGTTGCTCTAAGTATCCAGGAAGTGCATATTCTTTATCTAGTGGGTTCTTACATAGATCCTCTACAGAGTAATTTGTGCCACAGTCACAATCTGGATACATTATTTCATTAGGCACATCTTCTTCAAACAATGCTGCCAACCTTATTGATTTTAATAATGGATTACTCACATATAAGTAACCGTTAGATATCCAAAAATAACTGTCCTTTTTAATTATTCTAAGTTTCAGTATGTTTAGATATCTATTTATTGTTATTTCTTTTAGTTTAGTACCTTTCCCTCCCATAGCGTTTATAGAGTAAACACCTTGAATTACATATTGATAGTTACCTTCTGATATTCTAGGTAGTTTAAATTTAGTTCTTGCTACAGTGCAAGGGTCAGCATATTCACAACATTCTGAAATAGGAACTTCTACCATCTCTAAACAAGGAATGGTAGTAAACAGGGTATCGCTAGCCCATAACTTCCTTACATTGGTTTCTCTTTTAATTAACGTCAAGGCATTATTTCTTATTTCAGAAGCAATTGCTCTGTCTGTAATAAGTGCATCAGTTGATAAAATCTTATGCGTAGATCGCACATCTGAAACCAATTTTCTTAATGTTGCCATAATTATATTCTTTCTTCAAATTCAGCCACCTTACCAAGATCATTATCATAGACTAAGGCAAGAGCAGCTCGTACACTATGTACAAAGTTGTTATCTTTATGCCATCTATCTGTACCAGATAAACTAGGCATTTGTTGTATTCTAACCCCTTTTATTTCTTTAGCCATATAGTGATGTTTATCACCTGTATGGACTTCTCTATATTTAGCATTTCCAAACATAGATGCATACTTTGGATGAGTTGCAAATAATAGTGGCAGTTGGTCTATCTTACAGTTCCCATGATGGTAACCTATAAATGTTTCACCAACTACAGTTGCTTTTATTAATCCTTCATCTCTTATAAAGCTTATATTCTTTTCATCTGTAAAGTATATATCTAATGCATGTGCTAGATAAAAAGACTTTGTTCTATCATGATTACCTTGTACTAATATAACTTCTACATGATTAGAGTTTGCTTTTAACATCTTGATAGTATCTACAAGTATTGCAAAACCTAATTCATACTCAGAAGAATAATCTAATATAGTGTCTTGTGGTGTTCCGTTTGTTGTTGAATTTTGATAGTTATCTGTATGAAAAAAGTCATTAGATATTGGGAATACCACCTTGTCTACATCATAAACAGATCTTACTTTGTGCATCAAATTTTGAGCCACTTCAAAAAATCTTCTTACTCTTACTGCAGGATTGTTATCACCATCAACGTATCGTTTTGCTAAATGGTAATCAGATAAAGATATTTCAACATCTGTAATATCTCTATTACCATTTCTCTCTGGTGAAGGGATTGGAATGTAATTTGATTTATAGTTCTCTAAGAACTTGCTGAAATCCTCAGCTGTGTAATCTGTTGGTGTTTTCCTCTTTGAAAATACTGAGGAAGTAAACTTTCCGCTTGGAAGTACTTTAGACCAGTAGTTTGTAATTATGTATTTGTCTAGGTCTATCTTGTGAAGCTTTGCTAGCTCCAGGTGGTCTTTAGGTTCATAATCAAGAGTGATTGTACTCTCTATAGTTCCCTTCTCATTGTTAACCTTCTTTAGTGATTCAAAGGCTGTTGAATCGTTTGATGTTTTTAAGAATACTTCTCCTTCATCTTTCTCTCTACTTCTGATCTCCTTAATTAATTCATCTACTTCATCTTCTGTTATGTTCAGCTTTTCAGCATAAAACTTTTTACTTTTCTTCCAGCCCAGTAGTCCCTCTAGCTGTCTGAGTAATTTCTCATTGTACGACATTTAATTGTGCTTTAGTTAAAAAATATTGTAAAGATATAAAATTTATTTTGGATATTACAAATAAATTTACTAAACCAGGTTATTATTTATAATCAATTTAGTTATAAATAAAAAACTCCTAGGGCTACTAATAACCCTAGGAGAAGCCTTGTAAAACCAACAAAACAAGACTTTTTATACATTAATATCTAGGAATATTCCTTCATCAATTGCCATAACTCTAACAACTGTTGCTAAATCAGGCAGTTGATCAGTTGCATAACCTCCGTTACCAGTTTTATCTAACAATTCATCTCTAGTTACATTTGTTGCAAATGGAGCTGTAAAGTTATTTATGTCCGAGTAGAGATTAAACAAATGAAGATCTTCACCTATTTTGTCTATTTTTATTAAAGCTGTCATATTCTATTATGTAAATAAGATTGCAACATTCTCAAAGTTTGTACACGTTCCAGTGTTCTGAACTTTGAGAATTGTTGTACTTTGATTTACTCCTACATCAACACCAGCTGGTGATGTGAGGGAGCTTATTGACACACCAGTAGCTACAGGAGTGGTGTAAAGATCACCATTTTGATATATATCACAAGGTCCTGAATCAGCTCCAACTGGTGCTGTTATTTTTACATTTACGGTAAAAGCCATATTATATTGTTTTTAAGATTTATAAATTAAACTGTACATATATCGATTGGTCCTCCAACATTACCATTTCCGTCAACTTCAAATGAATACTGTGCACTACCTGAAACTTCAAAGATGTGCCATGGTTGTGAAGAATTACCTTGGAAAACAGAAGTTCCCATCGCATTCAGATAAATAACAGAGCTAGTAGTTGGTGCATTACTTGCATTAACGTTGGACACCCAAACATCTAATGTCATACTTTGAGTACATGCAGAAGTAGAACTTGTTTGTCCAAATTCACTTAATAATCCTTGTGTCAACCCACCCACTGTAGTAGTAGTTGTAGTTGTTTGAGAAGGTGCAGTTGCTGTTATAGTACCTAAATCACAAACTCCTACAGCACTACTCGTAGTGGTAGTTGTAGTTGGTGCAACAGTAGTAGTGGTAGTTGTTGTAGGTGCAACAGTTGTACTAGTAGTTGTTGTCTCTATAATTGTTGTAGTACTAGTAGTTGTTGTGTTTACTATAATATTACCAATGACCTCAAGATCTTCTGTAAATCCACCTTTAATAAATGATACATCAGAAACAAGTGAATTAGTTGCAGATTGAGTATCACTTAATATTACAGCTGGTGATCCAAGACCTTGTAATAGTGCTCTGTTTTGGAAAGTATGTATTCCAGTCTTTTGATTTGTAACTATTACTTTTACGGTTGCTCCTGTACCAACCAGAATCTCACCTGTTAACGGATAGTTAGCTCCATCAATACTTTCCTGAACTTGAACAACATCATTTACAAGTATTTGCATACCTACAGCAAATATTTCAGAAGCTGTAGTAGTTGTAAGTTCCCAACTTAACTTCTCAGGAGTTCCAGTAGTAGTTGTAGTTGTAGTAGCTGCTGTAGTAGTTGTTGTTGTTGTAGGTGCAGTGGTAGTAGTTGTAGTAGTTGCTGCAGTGGTGGTTGTAGTTGTTGTTGCTGCAGTAGTAGTTGTTGTTGTTGTCGGAGCTACTGTTGTACTTGTAGTTGTTGTAGCTACCGTTGTTGTTGTTGTGGTGGTAGGTGCAACAGTTGTTGTTGTAGTAGTTGGACAATTAGTTGGTAAGTCAATACAATTTTCACATGTGCCAACAGAGCAAACTCGTATAACGGTTGCTCCCATAGGAAGTGTAACTGTATATCCAGCTACTAAATCTACAGCTGGGACTTGTGTTTCAAATGGAGTTGTAAATCCGTCCGCATCTGAATATAAGTCAAAAGGTCCAGCAGCGCCTCCAGGTGGAATGGTTATGGTTATTTGTATTAACATGGTTTAAGGTATTAAAGTTGTTGTTGTTGTTATATTTTCTAAAACTATATCCAAATAATTTACGCACTTGCCTAAAGCCTGTACTCGTACAATGTTTGTGTAATCTGGAACTAGAGAGCTAGTATATCCATTTAACAAGTCAGTGCCTAATACATCTGTTTCAAAAGGAGTAGTGAAATTATCTAAATCTGAATATAAATCAAACGCAAAGTTATCAGATCCTATTTGAGATATGGTTAGTAGTACGGTCATCATTATGAACAACAGTTGTTATTAATGTTTGTTATTTGTGAGTTAATGTTTATTATCTGTTCTTTAATAGAAGCAATGTCACTAGTGTTAGTTGCAACTTGATTTTTTAACTCGACAAGAACAGAGTCTATTTTTGATAATGCTACATTGATTGTATCACAAGCTTCCACACCAGATCCTGGAAGAGTTGGACCATCGTACACAACTGTGCTCGATACAGTACCATTTGTTCCACAGGAGTTAGTACATTGATTACATGTACTTGTGCATCCACAAGGGTTATTTAAAACTACATCAGTGCAGCAAGGGTTTACAGGTAGGTATGCCATTTTATTTTGTTTTAAGGTATGTAAATTATATAATATACTCCAAGTCCAGGTTGATAGTTACTATGTGCTTGTCCACCACCTGTAGGATTAAGAGTAACAGTATGTGTATGTGGAGGAAGAGGGTCTGCATTAAACTGTCTTTGTCTAAAAGCATTACCTCCACCATCAAATCCTCCACCACCTGGTATAGCTGGACCAACGTAAGGTCCTGCTGCCCATCCTGTAGGGGTTATTGTAGGTGTTGATGGTCCAATAGTAACAGCGTGTGTATGTGAAGGAATTTGTCCTTCACTCAAAACTACACTATTGCCACCTTGTGGAGTTGTTATTGTATAAGTTGGGTTACCAGATTGAGCAGGATCTACAGCTACGTCCATTTGTCCACCAAGCATACTTCCATCACTAGTTCCAACTGGTACTCTACCTCTTAAATCAGGAGTTCCATTTTCACCATTACATAAATATATACTTACCCAATCACCTATACCAGCACCAGAAGCATCAAAGTTGTTAAGAAATGCAGAACCTCCAGTGGCAGCAACAATTGAATAAGGAACCATTCTATTAGCAATAAGTTGTTGACCTGGATCATTTTGTATATAGTTTTCAATATACGTATTTATATCTGAAATTTTAACATAAGTGGTTTCAACAAAAGTTATAAAACTATTAAGTTGATCAACTAGTGTACAAACTTTGTATATTACAGTTTGTAACACTACCTGTGTATCACTTGGATCTGAACCTGCTGGGATATCTATACATTCTAGGTCATAGGCTGGTAACGGTGTTTCTCCTCCTTCTTCTCCTCCTGAAATTTGTTCTTCTAAACTACATAAAAACTTTACGATTCCTGTTAAGTAATTATTTAATGAAAGGGGATTACAATCGTCTAGTTCTGCTTGTAAACTTGGACATATATCTGTCTGTGGTATTACAGGAAATATTCCTGTACCATCAAGTGACGAGGTTAGAAAACCTATTAATGACTGCTCTACATAAGATAGAGAGTCTCCATTTTTTATTCCTAGAACAGGGACATCTACCCCTGTATATTTAACGCACTTGTCTGAGGTTATCTCAGTACATCCGTTATAGCAATTTGAGCAATTATTTGACATGGTATTTTATATTTTAACAAGGGTTATTTAATGTATCTGTTAGACCAACTTGCCAATAAGTTGCTCCATCACATTCTTTATTTATTTGATCACTTCCTCCAAGTTGAGTTACAAATTCTATTGAGTTATTGTCTACAATAGTAAGTTGATCACCTGAATTAAGGCTAGTGATTCCTAATTGGTTAGCTACTTCATCTATTCTGCAAGCCCATCCAACTTGATATGAATTTGGTCCACCATCACATCCTTCAGGAGGTGCACCTCCAGCAAAAACTAGTCCAATTACTTTTATAGTTCCTCCTATATTAGCAATTAAAGCAGATCCTGAATCTCCACCTCTCACTGGGTTACAACAAAGAACACTTGGATCTTGTGATGTAGGATCTTCTAAAGGAGGTTTGAAATATCCTATAATATCTTCCATATCAATAAGAGTTGATACTCCTTGTCTTTTGTAAGAGATAGAGAATTCTCCTGTTGTTGTAAAGATTCTCATAGGACAATTAGTTCCACCTTTAGGACCTGTTGTTCTTCCTGAACTATATAATTCTGGATTACTTGTAAGAGCATTATCTATTTCTGAAGTTGTAGCAAAAGGGAGATTACTTGTTATAACTGAATCTAATCCTACTTGCTTAAAGCTTTCATTAAGATCTATAACATTTTCAGTTAATGAAAATAATGCAGCATCTACATTATTTACTAATCCTGAACTCTTTGGATGTACAGGAACATATCTCACACCTCTTCCAATTATATTTGCTGAGGTAAAATATTCTGCCCAACTACCCCCAGCAACAGTTCCTTCGGTTCCTTGGTATATGTTATTTGTTGGATCATAATCATTTTGTATCACTCCAGATAAATTTCTAGAGTCTGTATAAAATGCATCTGCAATTGTAACATGATTATTACTAAGTCCTAATATTGCTCCTGTAGCAATATCTTTTACAACTAATCCAAATGTACCTACACTTGTGTTAGTGTTATTACTACTTATGGATATACCACCTTTAACAGGTCTTGTATATGATCTGTTAGGTATTGATGCTGATCCTGCGTTTTGACCACATGCACTATTGCAAGTATTTAGTAGCTCTGGTTTACCTATTTCCACAATATCTGTTTTAATAGACTGACTTCCAACTTTCACTTCAGTTGGTATAATCTCATCATCAGACAATTCTGAAAGAGGTTTTTTCTTTTCAACACCACATACAACACTTAACTCTCCTGTATTAACTCCATTAGATGATTTATAACCATACCACACAGAAGTAAGACCTGGATTTGATCTGCGAACCTCTCTTAATTTATCTTTTATTTTTTGTGTTACTTTCATAATTTATATCTATACTGGTGTTATAGGATCAAACTTTATCCATATTGTACTAGGTCCTGATGGGTCAACAGTAGTAGTGGTAGTGGTAGTTGGGCTTGTTGATGGAATAAAAGATAAATTTCCATTACATTCACCTGTATTACTCCAAGTTCTTAAATATTGATTATTAAACTCTCCTGGACCAAAGAATGCTGTGTTGTCATTTATTAATGTAGTATTGTAAGGGAAATTTGTATCTATTTCATATAATTGAATACCACTAACAAGTATATACATTTTATTTTCATAAACAAACATCCATTGCAAAGCTGTCTGGACATTATACCCATCTGGTGATGTTCCATAAATATCTAGGTATGTTATATCTATTTCAAGTTCTATATCTAATGTGGTGTAATCTCTTTGAACTATATGATTTGTAAGGTCTCCTCTCTGATATATTATTTTATTATTTGAAAATATTACAGATCTCCAATAATTTTGATCACTTAATAAATCAAATAAAAATGTTAATGTATATGAATCATCTTCATTTATTACTAGTTTATATATTTTACCAGTAGATGGATCGTTATTTATATTAATAGAATTAAGCAGAAGAGTATTATCATCCACTACACAAGCAACCGAAGCTAGAAAGTATTCATCAGATGGCCAACTTATATCTATTATATTATTAGGATCTGAGGTTTCAACAATAGACAAGTCGCTTAGGTTCCATCTCTTTATACTAAGTTTTTCGAGTGAACTATTCGTTAAATATTGGAACATAATATTTTGTGAACTACCTGAGCCTATTTTATAGTCTGGAGGTGTACCAAAACTGTCTGGAAGGTCAACAAATTGATATTGGTTAGAAAGTGGATTATATCGATAAAATGAATCAACACCACTCGTTCCTCTTGCAGGGCGTGCCCACGTACAAGTAGTTTCAACATCTACACAACCTAGTAATATTGGTCCTCCAGTTGGTGCATCACCAGATATAGTTAAAGTTGTAAAAGGTGTGCTAGAGCTTATAATAAATTCTCCATCACCTTCTGTATCATAATCTGGTACACCTCCACCTATTGTGTTTCCTTGAACTTGAACATTACATCCAACACTTATTGATACATTAGGTGTTCCTGTATTTGTGTCAAACGTATAAACATCTCCACCACTTAAGTCAGGTTGAGAGTTAAGTACAGCAGCTCTAATAGGAATATTATTAACAGGTTCTGAAAAACTTAGTGTAATAGTAAAATCAAAACCTCTAACACTTCTTAATACACCATTTGCAGGTGGGTTAGATATTCCACTACATCCTTCTTGTGGTATACCTCCTACAGTATCGCCTGATCGTAATTGCATATTATCTTGACTGGCACTAGCTGTAACCTCAACTCCTGCATATGTAAAAGTAGCAGGTCCTGTATATACCCATTCACCATCAACTTGTTCAGTTAATGCAGGTATCCACGTAGCTCCTTCACAATCATCATACTGAATATTAACATTTGCACAACCAGTTGATGTGTGTATCCAAACAGTATTATCAGCTACTGTACCTGACAGTGTAGCATTATATGGTCCTATTTGATCAATGTTATATACTTGAAGTGTTTCTGGTTGAATTACCTGTAATAATCCATTTACACCCCATACAGGCATAGCTTTACTTGTACTAGTCCACGCATTGGTAAATTCAGGAACACCACGCTGTTGTAAATTAATAACAGGTGATGATGATGTCCAAGAACTTAAGTCTAACCCTTCATATTGTCTTACACGGTTTGATGCATTATTAGGACTTTCATCTTCGTAGTATCTAGCAGAAACAATAACATTGTCATCATTAGTAATAAACATTCCTGTAAGCTCTGTTGTAATTCCATATGTATTACCAAAACTTACATTTGCTTTATCTATTTTATTATTTTCATTTAGTAGAATATTACCAGATGTAGAAATATCCCATGAGTAAACACCCATACTAATTTCGCCATCATCTCTTGCACCAAATCCTGCAAGTAATGTATTATTATCAGAAGTTGTAGCTATTGCAGTTATTTCACTTCCCCATATACCTCTGTTAGATAGATTATCTACATCAATAGATATTTCTCTAACAAAAGATAGAGTTGGTGTAGCACCAGATGTATCTATATCCCATTCTCTAATATATTGAAGTTCAGGTGGTCTAGCATCATTTACATTGAAATCACCTACATAGAAATCAATAATTACTCCCCTCACATTTGTTGGAGATATATTAGTAAGTACTAATTTTGAAATATCATTATTTTCTGATGTAATTTTAGTTGATCCAACTTGAACAGACCGATTTTCAAACTCCTGATAAGCTTGCATGTTAACTTGATTTGGACTTATCTGTATTGTTTCATATGTAGGAATGTCTTCCTCATCATTACCTCTAGTACATTGCAAAATCTGCTCACCTATAATAGAAGACTCACTGGTTACAGATACAATCTCTATATCACCTTCTGTTTTTGGATCTCCACTATAACCCCATGCACTAGATATAAATTGAATACAGTTTATAGGAGGATCAAACTCCATAGTCAATTCTCCATTAACTCTTAATGCTAAACTTGCACTTGTACTAGTATTTGTCTGATTTATGTAAAATCCATCACATAGGTCAAAACTTCCTGGTGTTGAATCATATATTGGATCAGGACCAGTATATGTTGTAGTTAACACTACACCATTAGATAATGTTTTTGTTCCATTTCCTGTTACAGCATTAGGAAAACCTTCTGGTTGAGTTATATCAATGTTGCCACAAGTTGTAGAGTTTACAGGATAACTAGCTAACCATAACTTACTTGATGTAGAACAGATAGGTCTGTTTATTCCTGAAGTGGTTGTAAAATCATTAGGTACTAACACCACAGTTGATGAATTAGTGTTAAAATCATATACAGCTATTTCTCCAGGGTTACCTCCATAAGTTGACCAAGTACATGGTGAGAATCCTGGATATCCAGTAGTAGTGGTGGTTGTAGTTTCTGGCGCAGGGCAAACAATTGTTCCACTAAAGTTACAGTCTGGTATTATACAATTAATCTCTCCAGAGAAATCACAATTTGGTGTAGCACAGTTGTATATATCTGTTGTAAAGGGTGCACAGTCTGCACCTAAATCTAACAATCTAACAGTTGTTGTTCCATCAGGAGCTACGACTTCATAACCTAATAAAAGATCAGCCTTGCTTACATTTTGTGCAAATGGTGTAGTAAAACCATCAACATCAGAGTACAGATCAAAAGGACCTGACTCTGCACCTGCGAAACTTAATGTTATAAATATTATCATCTTCTTTACTTAGTTTTGATTTGTGGTTGTGGTTGTGGTTGCGCTACATCCAGCTATTATTTGCTGTCGTATTTCTTCTGAACTTGCATCATTGCTCCAACCTCCACCAGTTTGTTCTGCTAATTCTCTCCATGGATATATACCATCTACAACAGGTGAAGAACCTTGACCTCCTCCTACTTTATCTACACCCTCACCTAAAACAAAATATTTAATTCCATTTGCCTGAGCATATGTAATCATATTTTGTATGCCTTGCCAAGTAACTGCGTCAAAATAATCTCTAGTGCTTCCTGGAAGTTGATCAGTTAATATAACAATATGTTTTGCAACATTTGCTCTAAATGCTCCTGCAAAATTTGATTCTGTAACTAATTTAGCTGCATAGTCAGTAGGTTCAGAAGCATACAAACCTGAACCCATTGGAATACATGTACCATTTACACCACCATTTAATTTTTGAAGTTGTTGATTAAGTGTTGCTTGATTATTGTCACCGAATAATTCCCAAGCAGTAATAAATTGATAGACATCGAAATCTCCAGTATTAGCTGGGTCCATACTTGGATTAGGACCATTTATAATTTTTTGTACATTAGGTAAATTTATGTAATCTGAACAATTTGCATAATTAGGAAAGGAATTTGCCTTTTCGTCAGCACTGATTAAAGCTAATCTATATCCACCAGCACCTGACTGAGTATAAATAGCATTTACAATACCCCCTATTCCTAATTTTACATTATCAATTATGCCACCCATTGATTGAGTATAATCAACTATAAATGCTACATCCAACCCATCTGTACATGGGGTATCTTCTGGGACAACTGTAGTTGTTGTAGTTGTTGTTTGTGCAACACCATTACATGCATATAAATCAAAGACTACACCAGCTAATGGAAGACTTGTAGTGTTAGTTAATACTAATCTAGAGATACCTCCTGCTTCTGGTGTAATAACAGTAATACCAGTCTGTACACTTGGGCTAATTTGTGAACCTGTTAAGTTAATTTGATTTTCATTAACTTGAGTTGTTTCATAAGTAGCAGTGGCTTCATTTAAGCTACAGCTAAGTAATGTTTCACCTACAATAGGATCTAAAGATTCTACAGTTATAGTTTCTGTCTCACCTAAGAAACTACTGTATCCATATCCAGCACTAACAAGTGCTACAGAAACTACAGGTGGGTCAAATTCTAAAACTACAGATCCTCCTACTAGTAGAGGAAACTGAGTCTTGTCAGTATCATTATATGTATTAACTAATACTCCATCACACAATTCCTCTGTTCCAGGATCTGTTAATAAACTAGGTGATATTGTTGGTCCTGTATAAGTTGTAGTTAATTGAACACCATTAGATAATACTTTTGTACCATTACCTGTTATACCATTAGGGAAGCCTTCTGGTAAATTTGTATTAAAAGGTACCTCACATTGAGGTGGAGGTGGGATCTCTCTAATTTGGAAACATCCTTCAACTCTACAATCTGGTAATATAGTAGTTGTAGTTGTTGTAGTTGTTGGTGGGATACAAATTATATTTCCACTAAACTCACAAATTATTGGAGAAGTAGTAGTAGTTGTAGTTGTTGGGTTTGGTACTATAGGTATAGGGCATGTTGTTATTTCACATACCGTAGGTTCGTTACATTTAGGAACACATCCAGATGTTAAACGGATAATTTTACCAGTAATGTCATTAACAGACAAAGATCCTCCATAATGAGGATTGCAGTATTTAAACGTTAATATACGTTTATATGCTAGTAACTGAACAATTGCAGTAGCAGGAACACAGTCACCTAACATGAATGCAACATTATTGTATGCACTGTTAGCAAGCTCTGCTATCTTACAATCTATCCGTCTAAGTAAATCAGGTATCTTGTGACAGTCCTGACAGTTTGTTAATCTGGGTGTTAACATAAGTTGATGTTGTTACTTCCTTTTTAGAATTACCGTTACAATGAGCACATAGACCGTTAGTTAACTGACATCCACATCCTACTTTTGCACCACAATTTGCACACTGGGCCATTTTTATCTAAAGTTTATTATGTAGTTGTTACCGTTACCAGTACAACCACAATTGGTTTTTATAAATTGATCAAGCATATTGCTTGCTTTTGTATATAACTTAAGAGCATCTTGTTCAGCACAATTGTTTGCTAAAGAAATTGCTCCTTGAATAAAAAAGTTTATTGTGTTTAAATTTACACTAGCTTGAGTTTTAAGAGCACTATCGCACTCCATCAAGTCAAGTTTTAAAAATGCACTGTCAAATTTCTCCTGCAATTTGTCAACACGCATAATAGTCTTCTCAACATAGTTTATATATGCTGGAGCTATTGAATATTTTAATTTATATATACCATCAGGTAAATCTTGTTTGCAGCCATCTTCAGTTATTCCTAAAGTGTCTGATCCAAAGATGTTAGTTTCTAATGGTAGAAAAGGTAATATCTGTTTACCAAAGTTTGGTACTTCTATCTCAATTGTTGGAGCTGATACAATTGGTGGACTGTCTGGGTAGACAGATGCATCTGTAACAGCAAGCAATAGAGTACTATAGGTAGGAGGTACTATAATATCTAATTGTAATGTGGCTGCCATACTATTGTTTTAAAAAAAAATGCCAGAGGATATGAGTGTAAATCCTCTCACCTCTGGCATAGGTTTATGTTAATGTTCTATCCCTACTTCTGACGCTAATTAAGCAGCAGCAGTAGTTGTAGTTGTAATACAAGTGTTGTCATCAGAAACAGCTCCTAAAGCATCTTCTAGGATTGGCTCAATAAGAGCAGCAATTCCACTTGTGTCAGCGTTAGGTACAGCAATAATTACAGTTGAGTCTTGCATGATATAATCTCCCCATTGATAAGCTGCCTTATCTAATTGGTTAAATCTAATGTAGTAACTATCGTAAACAACTCCATCAGATACATAAGACTCAAAGTTCTCATTGTAGCCACCCATTCTATATAGTGACTTTAAGTATCCAGCTTGGTAGCTATAGAAGTTCTTTTCTAATTGCTTGAATTCTTCAGATCCTCCAGAAGCATAAGATGCTTTTTGGACTACAGCAGAATTAGCAACGATATTACAAGCATCAGCAACAATAAAATCAGCAGTTGTAGCTGGTCCATCGTATACAAAAGTACTGAAGTACATTCTGTCATACTCGAATGGGAATGCAGCAACATCACAAGGTTGACCATATTTAGTTAATGGTTTACCTTCGATTCTAAGTGTAGTTCCACCAACATTTTCAAAAGTAAAGAAAGAGTTGAAAGAAACGTTGTCTGGATTATCTCCAGGAGCTTGTTGTTCTAATTTAGCAATTAGAGAGTTGATTAATGCATTAGTATCTACATCAGTACATACATCACCACCACACTCACAACATGGAGCATTTACAGTTACAGAACGTGTAAATCCATTGAAGTATAATGTATCAATGTAAGAAGAGTGAGCACGTAATGTTAAAGTTACGATTTCACCACATTGTACTTTGAAGTCTGTTACATCAGTAATTTGATTAGCAGCAGTAGCACATCCTGATACTTTGTACCACTCAGTTACATTTGAATTGCAAGAAGCACCAGCTGTTGGGCATCCTTTAATCTTGTCAGATCTTTTAGATCCTTGTAAATAAGTGTTTGCTCTACCTTGAGCGATGTAAATGTACTTTGCATCACTAGCAGGATTTGCTCCACCAGCAGCAGTTACAGTTGCATAATTTTGATCAAAGATTCCTACAGTACCTGCAGTTAAATCTTGAGTCGAACCAGAGCTAGGGACAGCAGTTTGCCCTACTGGCACCACGAATAACGTGGTTAATGAAAAATCAGCCATTGTTTTATGATTTAAAGGTTAAAAATAATTTTATTCATTAGTTTGTATTCTGAATTGTGCACTTTGCACCGCACTAGCGTTTTCAGTATACATTGCAAGATTTTGAACTGTCAAATCTAAAAGTTCATCTTCTAAATATGAAGCAAGCTCACAATCTTGATTAGTAGATGGATTTCCATCCATCATGACATAACCTGTTTTGTTAATATAGACAGGATATCTCATATACATTATGTAAATATCTTTGGGAGTAAATGTACCATCAGTATATATACTAATAGTGTTAGATGATATTGCATTTAACGTTTCTTGATACTCAAAGCTAGGTTTGTAGTGATCATTATTAAGTAATAGAGATAAGTCTCCATGCTTACTTAAATCCTTGTTAATCCATATCTTACGATCTTTGCATTTACCTTTATCAGCTAATACATAACTATCAACATAAAACATGTATTCAGGTTTTAGTGAAGTTAAATCAGCATCCCATTGATGTAGTTCGGTATTAGTTTCTTGTAAAGGTAGTGGTTGATTTGTAAAATCTATAACTAAATTTTGTAAATCTTCGTACCTTTTTTTAAAAGCATCAAACCCTAGTTTGTTAGGGATTGCAAAACCATCAACTTTTTGTTTTATCAACTTAATCTGAGCCTCATTCAAAGCTAAGATCTTATCTTCAAGTTGAATTTGTTGATGCTCGTTAGTTGATAGTTTATTTAGTTTTTGGTCTATTTTGTATAATAAACTATCTACTGGTATCATTTATAAAAGAGTTTTAAAACTAGCCTCTTATACAGAAGCTAGTTTCTTTGTTTTCAACTTTTTTTCTAGAACTATTAAGTCTTCTTGATGATCTTCATCTACTAAATACTTTAATAATTCTTCTTCATCCATTGCTACTTCGTATTCACCTTCATAGATTTTTCCACTTGGTTTAACTCTGTAGATTGAATGTTGAATAGCTTGTTTAATTAAATCTTTAATATGGAGTAAATTTTCTTTCATATCAGCAAATCTGTTAAATACTTCTACAGGATTTAATCCTTTAAAGCTTCCAGACTTAACTTCAGATTGTTTCAACATACTATCAACTTGGTTATATACAACTTCTTCTTTTGTCTCATCAGTTACAGGAAGTCCAAGTAGTCTTGCAACTTTCTTCTTCTTCTCAGGACTCATTGAGTCAAACTTGATAATAGCTTTGTTAATAAGCTGTTTTTTCTTGTAGACAATTGCATTTTCAATATCATCATTAACAATATAGAACTGTGTGTCTGCAGGAAATTCACCTCTTTCCCATGCTTGATAAGAAGATGCAACTGTTGGATGCACTCTTAACCATGCAAAAGCTAACTCTTGAAGAGGTTGTGTTAGATCAAAGAAGTTATCTCCATCTAAAAGTTTTACAGGTTGCACATGTAATGAATCATTTGCTCCTGTAGATAATGCGTAGTTCCAGAATTTAGCTCTTGGTCCTAAGTCAATATCTCCTAAAGATGCTTGTAACTTATCTCTAAGTTCTGTAACACGCTCAATTTCTAGTTCTTTTTCAGTAGGATCTTGAATACGTTTAATGTATCCAGCAGTAGGGTCTAACCCTGTTCTGTACTTACCGTCTAACTCTTTGTAAGGATATTTAAAAACTCCTGTTCCAGGAATTCTTGTCATCCCCATGTTAGCAAGATTACTATCCATCGTTTGCAATTGAGAACTGTTGTATTGTTTCTTGATAGTAGAAACTTTTCCTATTTTACCCATAATGTAGTTTAATTAATAATGTTATTGGTTTACTTTGTAGAATGCTCTGATTGAACAGGTAGAAACTTAATTCAGCATTCTTATGTCGAGAAGGGTGTCCCCTCTGAGGAGGGACAGTGTGGGATGAGGGGACTCTTCTCTGAGAAAGAGTTGACTAGGGAACAGTCAACCGTAGATCTCTTTTTTAGAACTGTGGAATCTCTTCGATAAGTACAGTTCTAGATAAATCCTCGATGAATACATCACAACGATCTTTCATCCAGATTTCGTATCCTGGGAATTTATTAGCAGAGCTCATACCTTGAGACTTAGCAAAACCTAAGTGGTGACGAGTTCCATCAATATAACCCCAAGTCATAGAAGGTGCACCCTTCATACGTACCTCACGGATGTTGTTAATCATTGATCCATCAGACTGAGGAGAAACATCAAATACCATGAATACAGGAGTAGACTTTTTGTTTTGTCCAAATTCTAAGTTAGTTTGTGGTAAATCTAACTCTTTTAAGTGAACAAGTTCTACACGTCCAGTCTCACGAGTAACCATTGCATCAAATGCAAAGTTATAAGTGATAGACTGTCCTTCTCCTTGTAAGTATCTGTTTCCAGAATCAGCCATAAATGTTAATCCAGAGTTAAGTGCATCATCTTTAAGAGCTTGTTGGAATACATCGAATCCAGCCTCATTAGTGTACATTTTAACTCTACGATCTTTAACGTCTACTCGTCTATAGAATAAGTCTCCAAATACTGAACGAATCAAGTTTGCAGAGAACTCACCTCTATTATATTGTACTAAGTTTCCGTTATTTCTCATTCTGTGGTATACACCAGCAGAAGTTCTTTTTAATTCTTGTTTAGAACCATTAGTCTTAACTGTTCCAGGCTTAGCCCAGATCATTCTCTTAACTTTTAATTCTAACATAGACTTACGCATCCAGAACTCAACGAAAGGCTCCCATTTAACATCATTTCTTGTTAAAGGTAGTTGATTACGTCTTTGTGGAGCATATACTAAGATGTCTAATGCTTTACCTGAAGAGTCACGTAACATTTTGTCATCAGCCCATTCAGTAATTTTGTGCTCGTATCCATATGCAGAACCTAATGATTCAAACATAGTGATCTCTTCGCCCAATCTTGGAAGTCCTAATAAATCTTGGTCAAACTCTCCAATTGCAGCATCAACTAGTTCTAATTCGATACCAGTAGATAAGAAAGTGGAGCTTACAAAATCTACAGTTGGATTGTCACTTACTAATGTAAAAGTGTACAAGAATCCAGCATTCCAAGGCTGTGGATCTTTAATTACATAGAAACGTGGTCCATACTGACGAGTTCCTACAGATACGATAGCATTTTTAGAGAATTCGTTAGTGTCAATTACTAATGTAAACTCTTGTCCATCGATACCTGGTTTAGCCATAGCAGCTGTTGAATCAGGAATGTCAATAATTTTTGGGAATTTGTAAGGTACAGCGATTTTCCATTTCCAAGCGTCACTGTTATTATCAATGTAATAAGGAGTGCTCTTGTTGATCATGTCAAGGAAATCATTGCTGTACAATGAAGATTGAGTATACAGACTGATAATCTTTTTATCATAGTCCGCAGGCTCAGTAGAGTGAAAAGACTCTAAGTGATTTGCGTCTGTTAGCTTTCCTACAGCACGCTTATCCATAGAAGCTACTCGTGCATAAGTAAAACCAGTTAGACCTGGGATTGTTTGAATTGCCATTTTATTCGTTTTAAATTATTAAATTATTATAAAAACCATGAATTAGGTTTGGTCTTTTTGTTTGAAGCTTTAGAAGCTGACTTGCTCCTAGTTACTTGCCTAGCTACTTCCCCAAATAACTGATTGGACTTTTTAGTCACACCAGTTCTCTGTATAGTAGATAGGGTAGGATCTTTTTCTAATATCTTCATCAAAAGCCCCACCTTTACTTTCATTTCATGGTTCTCAGGTCTTTTCAAATCTAAGATAGCACGATCAAAGTCAGTGAGATTTTCTCCAGCAGGAGTTTTCCACTTGTCTACTAATAGGAAGTCTTGTAGTTCGTTTGCTAAGTTAGGATTGATTGGAATACCATCAAACTCTTTTTCTTTTAGCTTGTCAGTTAAAATAGTCTGAACATTACTTATATATTGGTTCTTAATAGCAACTTTTTGTTGTTGAACCTGTTCAGCCTCTTTATCTAGTTGTTGAAGCTTTTTAGCTTCATTCTTTACTAACACCTTATGATGTCTTGTAGATACGGCTTCTAAATCACCGTAATTTTGTAATCTCTCGATTTCTTTACTTATGTCTTCTGGTTCAAATCCTTGATCAGCTAATGCTTGTTTCATTACTGATACTTGATTATTCTCTTTAGATAAGTCCATTTCACTAAAACTTACAATTTGATTGTATGTTCCGAAATACTCTTTAGGATCTACACCTTTTACAAAGATGGATTCAAAGGCTTGTTGGTAATCTTCTCCAAATTGACCAATGAAGTTTTGAACTATCTCAGATGCTCCTTTTTTCTTTTCAGCAGTAAATCTTTCTAGAAATTCTTCTGGAGTATTTATTGATACTTCTTCTTCCTCATTCTCTTTTGTAAAGACTCCTAAGTTAAACAAGTCATTAGCTAATGCAGTGAATTGACCTCCATCTACTTGAGCTTCTTGTTCATCTTCTTGTTCATCTTCTTGAGACTCTTCAACTTTTGCTTTTTCTGCAACAGCTGGTTCTTCTTTCACTTCTTCTTCTTGTTCTTCTTCTGAATCACTTAAGAAGTCAGCTATCAAAGATTCTCCTGATTGTTTTTCTTCATCAGTTTTACCATCAACACTTTTTGGTTTTGTAATATCTTTACCTCTTGGAGGATCATTATTTACTTCCTGTTTTGGAGAATCTATTTCATTTACTATAGGTTCAACATCGTCAGGATTACCTGAAGCAGTTTCTGGAGCAAGTAGATCATTCAACAATTGAGTATCTCCTGCACCAGCTTCAACAGTATCTTGAATACCGAAATCACCGAGTTTATCTAAATTATCAGACATATGTAGTTGTATTTTGTTACGTATTTGGTTTACTTATGTAAAACTAAGTCAAGAGTATCTAATATCAAAGTATATTCTAGCCTTTTTTATAACTTTTCTGGATAATATAGCATTAATATTTTCCCCTCTCCTAATTTAATTAATTAGTTTTTCTTATTTCTACCTTTTGCATTTTCTTTTGCAACAGCAAGATCATTTGCTTGATTGTCACGAGCTAATTTTATTTTCTCTCTTTCAATCTGTAGCTTCTGCTGAGCTAAAGTATTTTTTGAATTTATATCAGCCATTTTACTCTCAAAATCTTTTTGAGCTTTAGATTGTTGGGATGCTAATTTTTCTATTTCTAACGCATCTGGTGTACCTGAAGCATCAAGGTCAACACTTGCTCCACCTTCTTTAGACATTGCATTTATCATAGCAATCTCTTTCTTGTTTACACGATCTAATTCGTTTTGCAAGTTTTCATTAGCTTGTTTCTCTTGAGCCATTCTAGCAGCTTCTTGCATCTGAGCTTGTGCAATTTGACCAGCTTGCTCTTGTTGTTTTTGTTGCAACTCCATCTGTTGTTGCTGTTGTTGAACTTGTCTATCTCTAAGATCCTTGAAAGTTTTCTTCATGTCTCTCATAGACTTAGTGCTGTACAGTTCGATTACATCATAAAGTGTGCCACCGTTCTGAATAATAGCTTGAGATAGTTGTCTAAGTTCATTAAACATCTGAGTATCCTCAGGTCTATTAGTTAAGAACACTTTTAAATCACGAAGTTTTAAGTCTGATCCATTCACTTGAACAAATGCAGACTCTCCTTCGTTTGTTATATATGACAGGGTAGATTCTGGTTTAGAACTTTCAACATATAAAGATGCATCAACAATAGCTTGGTATAGTTGACCCATTACATACTCATGAGCAATAAATAGAGGCTCTGTCTGAGAGTAACTTTGTGATAGTGCTGTTTGTGTACCTGTGGCTGTTTCTGATGCAGCTATGGAGCCCATACGCTGTTTAGACATACCAATAAGTTCCCAACATTCTATCTTCATTTGTTGTGCTAGTGTATAACGAGCTTGTATCTCTTGTGTTCTTGTAAGATCTAAAGAGGTAAACTGATTAAATGAGCTTGGGCTCTTAAGATTCTCTGGACTATCATCAACAAACACAACACCACGTTCACGAGCTTCCATTTCCCATATATCAAGTGCATCTTGTGCATCTCCATCTTTAGGAACAGGAATATGTCTAAGTGACATTAGTTGCACCTTACCAACTTCTTTTTCTAGAAGCTTGTATAACTGATTCATACAGACGTTATAAATAACTTGGAAGGGTTTCATTAGATCAACTAGAGATCGTGCTTCTGTGTTCTTTATTTCATACGTAGTACCTATGATTGGGCAGTAGTTTAGAAGTTTATATGGTTTAACATGATAAATATCTGGACCAATCTTAGTTCCTTGATACCATTGGTTAACCCATCCCCATTCTAGAGATATTTGTGTAGGCATATCACCTGACTTGTATGTTTCATCTACAAGAGTTGATTGTTCATTACCTAACTCATCTGTGTAAGTAAGTTTACCTATTTTTCTTTTAGATATCCAGTAACTTCTTATAACAACATATTTGTATCCAAATGAAGACACATTAGATGTAAGACCTAAAAAGTCTTGCAAGCCATCATTGTTCTCTTTCATCTCTGACTCAATAATCATACGTGTCTGTAAGATTAATGGGTCATATGTATCATAGTTTATGGAATCTATTCCAGGATCAACGTTTGGATTACCAAGGTTTGACTCTTGCACATCAATTAGTCCATAGTCTTGCAATGAACTTCTTAAATGATCAATCTCTTCTTTAGTTAGCTCTGGAAAAGCTTCAATGATTTCTGAGATTTCCATAACCTCAACAGTACCAGCAGCATAAGCTCCCTGTGATCTTCCTGTTGGGTCTGATATATATTTTTTATCTGGTGTTGTAAGAAACCAAGTGTTCTTTGGATTAGCCACCTCTATGTTAAATCCAAGCTTAGAGTTATCTTCATATATGTGATAAAACTCTCTTGCAGATATTAGTAAATCTCTAAAAGCATCTTCTGACATTTCTTTTACGTTAAAATCTGCTTTATTTGATGTAAGTGTGTGATTAGCCCACTTCTCAGCAACAGATGTATAACTGTCTAGTTGATCTTTTACTTGCTCCATAGTAATTGCCTGAATATCTTCCATAGATACTTCTTGACCAGATATAGCAGCTTTTGCCATTACTTGTTGCTTAACTTGATTAATTACGTAAGCTTGTAATGTATCTGTCTTAAACTGTAACTCTTGAGCTTGACTATCATCATCAAATGCCTTAACTCTAAATGTGTCAGGACGTTTAGATATTTCACCTACTAGTTCATTTACAGGAGTGGTGATGATTGAATAGTGTTTTACATATGCAGGAAGATCAATGTCTTTCTCCAACATGTCTGTAAAACTTTTAACCTCTGGCTCATCAATCAAGAAATCTTCTTTTCTTAATATTCCTTTCATGAGATCATAGTTCTTTACAAACGTATCTCTATTTTTTACATATTCTGAATATGCTTTGTTTGCAAAGTAATCCATAGTATTTTTCACCCAACTATCATCTTTCTTCTGCTTCTCAGTTTTAAACTGGTCAGGAAAGATGTTTAGGTAAGCATACTTGATATTGTCTTCTTTTGTATATCTTATAATTGCCATTATGAAAAAAGTTTATTTTTCTTTCTATTAAACAATCCTCTAGATTGTGTAAATAGTTTATTTTTTTTGTTTCGGTTGATCATAGATGTTAATCTTACGTCCTGCTGTTCTCCTACTTTTCCAAGAATAGGATCTAACTTCATAGCTAGCGCAATTGCTAACTCAGCTGCAATGATTCGGTCAAAGTTACCTGATTCATTATACTGTATCATTTCTTCTAGTAGAACAGGATCTAACACTTTAGCCATACCTTTAGTTTGAGAAATAACCTCACCATCTTCGTCAGTCTCAGAGTGTACAATTTCTTCTGTATACTTCTTGAGGCAACCATGTAGGAAATCTCTAATCTTTTCTGATGATCTATGTATACCATAGTCACGTCTTACGGTAGTATTTGGTACTATTTCTTTCAACCATGTAGGTTGTCTTTCTAAATATTGAGCATCTCCTTTACTTATCATATGATCTATAAAGGATATCTCATCATTTTCACACAATGCTCTTGCATTGTAGTATTTTATTAAGTATCGTGCTTGGTTTTCCCAGGTTTCTTTCTTATCTGGACGTGCACAATAGCTAGCTACAAACATATCTTGGTATTTCTCACCAGATATAGCATGCATACGTTTATATATGTAAACTGATCCTAATGATGAACTATATGCTGATTTACCCTGTCTATAAGGGTCAATACCTGCAACATATAGGCCATAAGGTGGATTATCTACAGGAAATTCATAAATAACTACAGGAGCATCTTTTAAATCCGTATGTTTTAATGGAAAGTTAAGAATAGGACGCTTATCTGTAAAATCATGCTTTACACCATCACCATCATCATATAATATGACAGGAGTTCCTGTTCTTTCACCTTCTATTAGTCTATGCTTCTGACGTTTAGCTGCTTCTATGTCAAAGATGTTTGTGTCTTCATTTAAGAATATATCATCTACCTCTTGTGGGTAGTACATCTTTTCTTTTAGATATGCTAATCTATCACCTGCTTTCTTAAGACGCTCTAAGTTAGTATTAGTTACTTCTGTAGCCTTTTCTTCATTAGATACCATCATAGGTACGTCATGTAGTAAAGAGCTCTTAGGTTTATCTAAAAACGCACCTAGTGTAGAATCTTCCTTAGCTTCCATTCTATACTTGTGAGAAATAAACAATCCATGTACACGCTTCTCATCTTTTTCGTTATTGTACGTAAGAAAGTTAAAATTATCTACGTCAAACATCAAAGTTTTAGCATCCATGAATTTTTTCATGTCTCCACCTGTTCCTGTAAGAATAGGACTACATCCCCAACCAAATGGTGTTGTAAATCCAGGAACAGCAGCTTGGAAACCTCGTAAGAAGTTACCTTTACCAATTTCATCAATGATTAGTCTACGAGGTTTTGTACCTGCAATAGCTTCTTCATTATTACCTTCATCTAAGTTACGAATAAGGATCTGTGAAAATGGTACACGTTCACCACCTCTAGTCTTGATACCAAGTGTTACTTGATTCTTCCAGTTATCTTCTACTCTTTGCCATCTCCACGCTTTAGGTAAGAAGTTAAGTCCTTTATCTATCTTATCTGTAATAAGCTTAATATCAGGAGCATTTAGTCCTGCAATAATGTTTTGAGAGTTTTCATCAAAGGTTGCACCTTGAGCAATATAGCTTGCTTCTATTACAGACTTAGCAAAACGTCTAATACCTAGTATGACTAAACCTTTTTTCTCTTTATGTGCTCTATCTATCTCATTTGTTACAAGCCATTCATTGTCTCTGAGTAGTGGATTAGCATACTTCTGGTTAATTCTACCATACTCATCTATAACATCTACTTCTGTGTGCCAAACGTTTAAATGCCAGTATAGGAATGGATTTATATACACTCCATCCATCATGCAACCATTCATACACAACTCTTTATGGTAGTTAAAGAAAGATCTGTATTCTTCAGAATCTGCATCTGGAATACGTTTTTGATTGATAAACCAATCTTTATAATCTACGCTGTGTAGTTTCATGTTTTACTTTCTATTCTTGTAGAAGTCTTCTGCCATTGCTCCTAATTGAGCACCACCTCTTGTCTCCACTTTTTTCTTTTCTTCTTTTTCACGTAACTTATCTACTTGTTCAAGAAGAGCTAGATAATTCTTCATAGTGTCTTGTACAAACTTACCTTGACTTTCAATAGATGCAACTACCATAGGTATTACACCACCAGATTTAGTTTCTTTATACTTAACTCTATCTTCTAATTCATGAAGAGGGTTAGCGTCAACATATTCCTTCCAGGAATTAAGTTGTTGTTCTGCCCAATCAAGTTCAGCGTTTATGTATGTAGTTTTCTTTGCCATTTATGTTTTGTTCGTTCCACCCATCTTCCCAATATATAAAGATGAGATTACTATTAATATCCATCATCGTCATTTAGTTCATGAACATTACTGATTCTCATACCATCTCGTAGTATTTTATCTATCTCAGACTCATCATGAGGTACATCCATATCTATACTAATTTGATATTTTTGTAATGTGTGATATAGGTTTTTATCTGTTAATCCCCATAAATACTTAGTTTCTAGTCCATCAAATGATGTAGCTAAGTGTTTTCCTAAACTTAAGGAAGGGTGATCTCTTTTAAGTTCTGCTAGTAATTTAATTATTTTGTGATAATATGTTGCACTCATGTTTATATCAGATCATTTATGTCTTCATCAGATATAGGGTTTATATCTTCTTCAGGTGGTTTAACTTCTGTAAGTAAATATTCTGGATCTGTTTCTTTTGTTTCTGATTGACCATCATAATATTCAGGTCTAACTGTAACTTTTATCACATCATTTTCTGAATCCTCTCTTGGTTCTCCTTCTATATCAATGAAATCTGCTCCTTCTTCATATAACTGAGTTAGTACATGAATAAGTGATGTTACTGGTATTTTATTTAGCCTTAGATGCTTCATGTTTCTTATATTCTTGTTCTTCAATATCTGTTAATACAGCTTTCCATTTGTTTATAGGGCAAGAGCATGATAAACATTTACTCTTTGCAGAAAGTGTACAACCACAACTTATACAGTGTGCATCTGGTCGTACAGTGGAGTGATTCTTAGAATGATGTTCACATTCATTACATATTGCTAGGCGCTCTGCACTCACCATAGCTATCTGCTCCTTTAGCTTCTCTGGAGGTAAGAGATTGTTTCTCCACCCCTCATATATCTCCTTTATCTTTATCATCTAGTTTTGGTTTTAATGACATTAATGTTAAGTTCAGTCTACTAAGTTTACTCTTTATGTAATTTAATTTTTTTTCTGGGGTATTCTCATCTACTATCATCTTCTCATACCCAAGTTTAATATCTTCAAGCTTACTTACATGTTTCTTTGCTTTCTTCTTGTTGAATAGAAACTTACCAAATCCAGAGAGCTCTACACTGTTGTTTGTCTTTAAGGCATCATGAACGCCATCAAATTGATGTGTTATCACCTGGTTTATCACTCTCTCTGATATCACCATCTTTGTTGACATCTTCCTCACTATCCACTCTCTGAGCGTCATGTCTTTCGGTTTCTTCATAGTGCGCTATCTTTACTACTAAGTTTAAATTTTTTTTGAAGTCTAAAACGATGATGGGATTGACCCTCACCTTACCTGACTCCTTTACAAATATACCTATCTTCTTAAGCTTAGATACAATGTTGTTGATTGTTGCTGTCGTTGTTTTGTACTTGTCACAAAATTGTGTTCTTGCATTAGCATAAGATATTGTACCCTTAACAGCTGTAAATGCTACCAACTCAATCTCACGTTTGGTAAGACCAAGATTGTTTATAGCTGACAGTATAGAATAATACTTCTGAGCTATAGCATATTCATCACTTAAGCTTTTCTGTAGCTTTTGAATGACTATCTTTCTTTCTTCCATGATTTAGTTGTTCTTATTATACGTATGTACATTACAAATATACAATAAATATTTTAATGTTCTACATCCCTTTGTTTTTCAATGCTATATTATGTCTAACATTTCTCTTTTTCCTTTCTTGGGACTTGATAAGTGGTATTAACTAAGCCCACCCACCCACCAAAGGTATAACATTTTTGTGGTGCCAACCAAATTTTCTGAAAACTTTTTTTTAAAAACGTCCCACCCCATCGTGTGTATAAGAGTGTAGTCCCCTCCCCACAGAGACCCCACGCATAAAAAGCAGGGTTGGGATAGTCCCCCCTCATTAATAAGTCTAATATTAAAAACAGAAAGAAAATGGCTTTAGAATTTAAATTGTACGAACGTACCGAGAGAACTGAATTAGGAACTGTTGCTGAACTAACAGGTGTTGGTGGCAAAATTGGTTTATTACCTACTAACTTTAACAATCACGACAAGCGTGTTGTTATTATTATGAAGAAAGCTGACGGCACAAGTGCCCAAGTGGTTTGTTCTTCTAACGTAAGTAAGGGCTTACGAGCTAAGGAAATTACCCTCAGCCAAGTGCAGGGCTTTCAAATCGTTGAGCAAATTACGCCTGACGGTGAAATCATTAACATTGTAACAATGCCAAGTGGTGGTGCTCTTGTTGAGTTCAATGTTACTAACGAGGTTGCTGAGTACCAAGCTCCAACCTTTGACCCAAGCGAGTTGGTTGCTTTCTAAGCAATCAATTAGTAAAGGAGGGAGGGTAACACCTCCCTTTTTTTATATATAGGGTGGGAGAAAGACAAGGGTGGGCATTTAAAACACAAAAATGGTTTGTTTGTATGTGTTTTATGTGTATGAAAGAAAGAGTGTGTACACAGTATCCACTTTTTACCACCTTTTACCACCTGTTATAATACTCACAGTATATTAAATAAATATAGCATTAACATGCTACACTTATACTAACACCTAATAACTTTCTCTCTATGCTTATATTAAGTTGGGGAGCTCTAAAGCTGAAGAGCATTGTACTAAATTATCATGGAAAACCACTTATTTAAAATCCATCACAAGATAAAACTACAACTTGATGCTATATGTCAAGAAGCAGGAGATATGAATGTAGAAGAGTTTATGCAAGTGTATGAATCTCTCAAACAAGATATGTATCCTAAGAAAACAGGTATCAGTCGTAACTTCCAAGAAGATATGATTAATGATATGGATATGGGTCAATAATAACAATAATAAACTCACTTGTAAAACAAGGGTAGATACCTCACGGAGTATGAGGTTGAGTGAGCAAAGTATCAGGGGAATAAGGTTATGCGTTAAAACCTGAATGATTGTTATTAACTCTCATCCAATTGCAGGTGATACTCTGAGTGGTATCAAATAGCGGAATGCACAAGTCAAGGATTGCAACCTTGTGAGAGTTTTTAATTAACTTAAGGCTGGAGAGCATCGTACTGTAACATTATGAAAAGAAATGACGATACATGCAACACAGCAATACTTATATTAGTGCTGCTGTGTGTTGTTATGTACTTTATAGGTAAATATACATGATATGGAAGATGAGTTTGAATATCAAGGACGTTCTAAGGAGCGTTATGAATCTAATATGAAGATTGGTTGTCTTATAGCTATTCTCTTTTGGGGCTCAGCTATAGCTATCTTCTTATATAAAATGTTTTGGGCATAGAATGGCTATTAAGCAACAATCAGGTGGTGCATCACCCAACGCTGCAGGAGAGCATGAGCGCAGCCTTCTATGCTTCAAAGCATATTAATAAATACGTTTAATCAATAAATACAACAACAATGAGAACAATTAAGTTAACACCTGTACAGTTTTACAGGTTTAGAAAGGTTGCACTTCTTTATGGAGTGTTATTTATGTGTAACATATCACAAGGTGTTTACACAGTGGAAGCTAATGATGATAAGCTAGAACAAATAGGTTATTAGTCATGGCTCACAAAGAAGAAACTTGGGACATAGAGTACTGCAATGTGGTACTCTTTGTTACAGGATGTTACAGTCCTGAAGAAAAGATGGTAATGTATAACTCAGACTTATCTGGTTATCCAGGAGCACCAGCTGATTTTGATATAGACAAGATTCAGTGTGGAGGTCAAGATATCATGGACTTAATAAGTGGAAGTCAACTTGATGAGATAGAGAAATTAATACTAAATACACACTACAATCATGAGTATTAAAGAACACAAGGTGCTTGCAACAGGTTTGCATTGCATTACAGACAATAAAGGACGTGTACATGTTTACACGGAGAAAGAGTATAGCCTCTTAACATGGTGGCATAAAATCAAGGCTAAATACTTTGGACATGGATAGATATAAGAAGAATCTGAAGGTAGAAGGTGACAAGGTGTACAGTTATGATACACATGTTGCTACAATTGATGAACCAGCTGGACATTTGATTGTTCATGGTGTTTGGAGTGTAACAACAACTAAACACGTTAACTACGTTGCACGAGAACATGGATTAAGACAAAGATATGATTAAGACACAGAAAACACGTACGCTCGTTACTAAAGACAATAACAATAGTGCTAATTGCATTGCACCAAACCTCATCTATGGGTGTTTTGGAGGTTGTGTAGACACATATTGTTACATGTCTAGATATAATGGGCGTAGAGTGTTTGTAAACACAAATGTAGATGAGATATTTCAATCTGTTGTTGAGTGGGAGAAAGGATTCAATAAGGTTGCAGACCAACAGGATCCAATCTACACTATGGTTGACGTAGCATGCAATACAGACTTGGTGCTTATGCAAAAGCATATGCCTGAGTCTTTGCATGATTATCTCAAGCGCTATGATGACCATCCACAGCTTAACAGTACAATGGCTACAAAGTATCCAGCGCTGTTGAAGCTTGATGTTACACATTTCAACAAGCCTCCAAGAGTGAGAGTGAGTCTTATGCCACAAACATATTCTAATGTGTTGGAGCCTAAGATGCAGAAGATATCATCTCGTATAGAGGATATTGACCGCTTGAAAGACTTAGGATGGCAAGTGCACATAAACTATTCACCTGTTGTATTCCAAAGAAGATGGATACAAGAGTATGATGAACTGTTTGCAGAGGTGAAGCGTGTAGCAGGTGTGAACAAGTGTGAAGTGATAGTGCTCACTAATCATAGGAATCAGATGGCTAAAGCATCACCAGAAGCACAAGAGATGATGAAACACAGTTGTGAGATCAAGAATAACAGTGGTGTTATGAGATATCCAATACGTGATAAGACTAAATTGCTTTCAAGATGGAAGCAGTTGTACAATAAGTATTTTGAATTAGAAACAATTAGATATATATTTTAAAATGGAAAATTACAGAAGAGTAAAAGGTTATGAGTTTGAGTTTGTAGACCAAGGACCAGATGATAGATTCTATCAGTGTCGTGGTGATGTTTATTATGATGATGAACATGATGAGATCCCTGAACCAGGTTTATGGGAAGCAGCTCTACAATTAGAACAACAACTAAAAGACGAGGGTTATGTTGCAGATGCAAACCACTCTGAGAAAGGATGGGTTGAGGTGTGTCTGCTTTAATAAGTGTAATTGAATGGAATACTGGACAGTCATTTCATTCTAAGAATCTAGCAGCTAGTTACTTCAACATACCTTATTCCTTAGTTACTAAGAGTATTAAGAAAGAGGAAGAAGTGATTACTGAAAGAGGTAAGAAGCTTAGATTTACACTAGGTGGCTCAACAAGAGCTAGATCTACTGTACATAAACCAAAGACTGATGATGGTAAAACATTAAACTTTGGTAAGCACAAAGGAGTACAGATGAGAGATATACCAACACAATACTTAAAATGGGCATATGATAACGTAAGTAGATGTCCAAAGTGTGTTGAGAATGAATTGATAAAAAGAAATGAATTACTAAATAGATAAAAATGGAAGGAATAAAAGATTTACCAGAAGAAATGGCTAGCAATAAACAGCCATTCATTATGTGCCCATCTTGTTTTAAAGGAGGCATTAAGTTTAATTACATCACTAATGAGGGATCATGTGACCATTGTGGTACAAGATTCACTAAACATGGTGATAATTTAAGATTTGTGTGATATGTGGATAGCTTGTGAATTAGTATTCCGTCACTACAATCCTAAGGAGTTAGAAGCTGGAATGTTATTTATGAACGAGCTCAATCCTGGGAATGAAGCAAAGGAACAAATAGAAGTGTGGGCTCTCAAAGAAGAGAGTATACATAAACAGGTCACTTATGACATGATGGTGTTTGAATCTGGATTTCCTGTTCAACCATGGATTATCACAGATGATGGTAGAATAGCTGCTATCCCTGAAGAGATGGGTTGGTTTGATCCAGGTAATCGTTCAGATGAACTAATACCATTTACCGTAGCTGAAATGAACTTCATCATGCAAGAGTTTGATGGACTACTAGAAATCTTTGTTAACGAAGATGAACTAGAGAAAGGGATTGTAGATCCTGTACACGAAGATAACTTAGTGATTCTCAGATTCTTAACTGATGATGAGGACGCAGAAGAACTATATTTAGAAGAAGGTTTCGATAATACAACTATCGATGACCCAGATGATTTAGAAGAATAATTATGGAAGAATTAAGTAATTGTTGTGGAGCCTCAAGGTGGGGTGAAACAGATATATGCTCAGATTGTAAAGAGCATGCAGATTTTGAACCAGATGAAGACTGGGATAACGAAGTAATAAATAAAAGATAAAACATGGGAGTAGATATTTATGGTAAAGCACCTAAGCTTATAGGCAAGAAGCCTGAACTAGATTTTAATGATGACAACATCACTGAAGAACAAAAGAAAGACTACTGGGATGCACTAGAAAAGTGGAAAGAAAAGAATCCTGGATACTATTTTAGTAGTAACTGGTGGGGATGGAGACCTATAGTTATGTTGTGTATGCATGCAGCAGAACAACGTGGACTGATGTTTAAGTTTGGAGAATGGATGAACAATGATGGATTGGGACTAGACAACTGGCAAGAGTGTAACGCTCTAGCAGATGCATTAGAGCTCGCTATTGCTGAAGAGGAGAACCTAAAAGATGATGAGGATACTATATATTGTAATATGGGATCTTGGTCTCAATCAGGTGGTCGCATGGTTGATGAACACATAGTAGATAAACTTAATGAAGACTATCCTTATGGTTCAATTATGTTTACCAGCATAGTTAGTGATGATGGAAATGTTTATTATCCTTCACACGGTACACCTCTTTGGTTGATTAAAGAATTTATTAAGTTTCTTAGAAATTGTGGTGGGTTTTCTGTTTGGTAATCTCATTAAATTGATTACTTTTGTAAACTCACCAGTAACGTAGTATGAAGTTTATAACCTTTTTAATTAGATGGGTAGCAGGCAATTTGTCTATACCTTTCTGGGTAGTGGGGCATATACATTTGTCTATACATGATTTTCATGACCTATACGAAGTAATTAGTAGTGTAGGCATGAATATCATTGTAGCAATTGGATTTTATTTAGAGTGGAAAGATGTAAATAAAGAAGAACATGAATAACGTAATTATATATGATATAGAAACTATGCAAGAGTGCTTCATAGTTGTATGTATGAAGCCTGAGAGCACACCTAAGAGCTTTACAGTTAGTAAGTGGCAGAATCAGCTTGATGCATTTGTTAAGTATACTAATGACAATAAGGAGGCTTATTGGGTGGGTTATAATAACCTACGCTTTGATGGTCAGGTTGTTGAGTGGATACTTAGAAACTATGAGCACTGGCATGACTTAACTGGACTAGAGATATGTGCTAAGATTGCACAGAAGGCCCAAGATATCATACATGATGCTAATTATGACGTGTTTCCTGAGTATAGAGAGCATGAGCTCACTCTAAAGCAAATGGATCTGTTTAAGATACATCACTATGATAACAAGAACAGGCGTGTTAGCCTGAAGAGGTTAGAGTTTGAGATGGATCTCGAGAACATAGAGGAGATGCCTATACATCACACCAAGACAAACATGACTAAGGATGAAGTGTTCTTGTCATTACAGTATTGTTTTAATGATGTTGATGCAACTTATGAATTCTATAAGGTTACCATAGGTGATACAGATCATCCACTATACAAGGGCAATGACCAAGTGCAACTTCGTAAGGATATAGAAGAGGAGTTTGGTATTAGTTGTCTTAATTATTCTGATAGTAAGATTGGTGATGAGATCATCAAGAAGTATTACTGTCAGGAGAAGGGTATAGATATACGTGAGTTACCACGTAAAGGATACTTCAGGAAGAGCATCAACATGAAGAACTGTATTGCTCCTTATGTTGAGTTTGAAACTAAACAACTACAGGATCTTCTTAGCAGTGTTAAGAAGCGTAAGTTAGGCCTGATGGATAACTTTAAAGAGCATGTACATTTTTATGGAAATGTGTATTCTTTTATGAAAGGTGGTCTTCATACAGAAAACAAACCAGAGGTGTTTGAAGAAGATGAAGATCATGAAATTATAGATTGGGATGTAGCTAGCTACTATCCTGCTATAATAATTAACAGTGAAAAATATCCTGCTCACCTGGGTAAGGAGTTCTTGAATGGATACAAACGTATGTTTGAGAAAAGACTAGAGCTTAAACCACAAGCTAAGGGTGACAGGAGGATTAAGGGAATTGTAGGAGCACTTAAACTTGCAGTTAACTCTGTGTATGGTAAGTCATCTGACATGAATTCATGGATATACGATAGGCAACTAACTATGTTCACCACTATAACTGGTGAGTTTAGTTTGATGATGCTTATTGAGAAGTATGAACTCAATGATATCAGAGTGATTTCAGCTAACACGGACGGTGTAACAGTTAAAGTGAGAAAAGACTTGATTCCCAAGATGCATGAGATCAATGACTGGTGGTGTGATACTACACAGTATGTACTAGAAAGAACAGACTATACAAAGATTTTGTTTTCCACTGTTAACGACTACTTAGCTATCATGCCTGATGGTTATGTCAAGAAAAAGGGGGACTTTCTTACGGACTTTGAGCTTCACAAGAACAAGTCAGGTAGGATTGTTCCCATTGCTCTTGAGCAATACTATGTACATGGTACACCAGTTAAGGAGACTATTCAGAATCATAAGAACATCTATGATTTCTGTATTAGAAAGAAAGCTTCTAGAGACTTCCATTATGAGGGAGTTGATAAAGCTACTAATGTTAAAACAAAGTATAATAAATTGATTAGGTATTTTGTATCCCTTAAAGGTGAGAAAGTCTACAAGGTTAAGAACCATGACTCTGATAGTAAAGCTGCTAAAAGAAGCCAAGTGGAAGCTGGTGAGTGGGTTTGTGAAGTTTGTAACTATTTGCCTAGCAATCATCCAATGGAAAACATCAACTATAAGTATTATATTGATCAAGCAGAGAACATGATTGTAAAGATTCTTACTAATGGTAAGAAGAAAAGGAATACAGTTATTCCTGGTCAGCTAAATCTTTTCGGTTAATGAAAAAAAGAGCTAAGATAAATAGAGGTAACATAACTAGGCATCTTATTGAGTATCAGTTAGATATGGTTGGAAAGCGATTAGTGGATACACTAGACGATGATAAATGGTATTTCAACTGGACACTTACAAAAGAACAACACAGTGAGTTTTATAAATACGCTATAAAGACACTCAAGAAGGTGTTTAAGTTTAACACAAGTAAAGCAAATGAAACGTTTAAATGGTTCTATGAACAATTTGGACTAAGAATTAAAAATTAACAATTAAAATCAATAATTATGAACAACGGAGTATTATTATTTACAATTCTCGTAATGCTAGTAGGACTAGCTTACACAATGTATGCAGTTTTCTTTGATAGCGAAGAGCTACCAGAACAACCATTACCAACACCAAAGCGTAAAAGAGGTAGACCAAAGGGAAGTAAGAATAAGGTCAAGAAGACTAATATAATAGTTAACAAACCAAAACGTGGTCCAGGTAGACCTAAAGGATCTAAAAACAAGAAGAGAAATGTCAAAGCTAATTAACGAAGACTGGGAACATGCAGCTTATGCTAATGATAAGATGTATGAAGGAGAGCGAAAGTATAGAATGGAGCTCGAATGGCAAGAGTGGGAACACGAACAGCAAAAAAAGAGAAAGAAACCAGCTACCATAGTGGTAGAAAAACCAGTAAAAGATGAGAATGCACATATCCCCACAAGTATTCAAAGAACTCATCAAAAAAAGTTATAGTCTTGATCTGATTTATTTGCTCAAATTGATAGAAGAGCAGTATGACGTACAACCTTTATATGAGGATAGTATGAAGATTGCTGCTCTGTATCAGAGCTTAATAAGAAAAGGACTGATAACCAAGGATGAAGAGAAGATAACAATCATCGGTAAAGATTTATTGAAGTTTGTTACTGATGAGAATACTAAAAAGATAATAAAACGTAAACCAATAACAACGGACTTTGAAGAGTGGTGGAAACAATACCCTCCTACAGATTCATTTAATATCAATGGTAAACAGTTCAAAGGAACTAGATCATTGCGTAGAGGTAAAGAAGAATGTAGAAGGAAATTTAAGACTATCATAGAGGAAGGAGAATATACTGCAAAACAACTAATAGATGCTCTAAAGTATGAGGTAAACCAAAAGGTTGAACGCTCAGTACGTGAGAGAAAAAATATAATGAGTTTTATGCAAGGTTCTATTCCTTATTTGAATCAACGTACATTTGAAAGCTTTATAGAGCTCATGGAGCAGAATAAAGATCAAGATAATGTAAGTGCAAACTCAGGAGGTCCCACAGATATTTAGATTATGCAAAACACACTAGAATTTAACGAGTGGATGAAAAAGATCAAGAGCAATTATTATTCAGATGATAGACAGATGACTAATGCTTTTGAGAAATTAAGAAAAATAGCAAACAATAAAAACTATAAAGATGAAGATAATAATTAGTATAATACTATGGCTAGTAGTAGCAAGAATAATGATATGGTTAGGTGGATTCATCTGGCCAGAGGATAAAGATAACTTTGATAACAATTTAAGATACTAGTATGAGTTTTGAACTACTAAAGAAAGAAGTACAAAAAGGTATTGATGGCCGTAATGGTGGTATACCTATGGGTTTTGATAGACTCAATAGATATGTAGGCATTAGGAAATCTATGTACTATCTTATTGGTGGTCTAACAGGTTCAGGTAAGACTAGCTTTATAGATGATGCTTTTGTTCTTAATCCTGTAGATTGGGCTCTATCAGAAGAAGGTAGAGCTTCAGGTATTAAGGTGAAAGTGTGGTATAGATCTATGGAGCGTAGTAGAACTTACAAGTTTGCTAAGTGGACTTCACGTAAAATATTTCTAGACCAGGGTATAATAATACCAGTTAATAAACTACTTGGTTGGACAGAGAAGATGACTAAAGATGAGCATGACTTGTTTCTAATGTATGAAGACTATATGAATGAGCTATCAGAAATTGTTACAATTATTGATGGCCCTGAGAATCCTGTAGGTATTGCTAAAGAGCTTAAAGCATATGCACTAGAGCGTGGTGAAATAGTACAAGAGAACAAGTATAATAAAATATATGTTCCAGACAATCCTAATGAGATAACTCTTGTTGTGTTGGATCATATTGGTCTACTTAAAACAACAAGAGACCAACCAACTAAGAAGCAGGCTATTGATAAGATGAGTGATGAGCTGAGATACGCTCGTGACTTCTATGGTCACAGTCCTGTTGTAGTTAGTCAGTTCAACAGATCTATATCTAATCCCATCAGGATAAAGAATGGTGATGTTGAGCCACAGTTGGAAGACTTTGCTGATAGTTCTACAACACAGAACGATTCAGATATATGTATGGCCTTGTTTGATCCAATGCGTTACAATGTTGAAGATCCATCTGGATACAATCTAGGTAAACTTAGAGATGATTATGGTGGTAAATACTTTAGAAGCTTAAGGTTAATCAAGAACAGTTATGGTGAAGATGATATCAGAATTGGTCTTGCGTTCCTTGGTCAGATAGGTATGTTTAAAGAACTACCTAGACGTAGAAATATAACTGATGCAGACTATGAGTCTGTAGTAAACAAATCATTTTTTATATCATGACATTAAGAGATAAACGACAAGCAGAATTTGCTAATGTATGGTGGAATCATGGAAAGTTTGGGATCCTAAACTTATGTCCTAGGTTTGGTAAGATAAGAACTACAATTAACATCTTGAAGAAGATGAAACCTGATTGTAACATTCTTATTGCCTATCCTGATAATAAGATTAAACAGTCTTGGATAGAAGACTTTGAGGAGATGGACTATGAGAATGATAACATTACATACACAACACACCTGTCTATACACAAACATACAGGTACAGAGTTTGACATAGTTGTTATTGATGAGATACATCTACTATCAGAAGCACAGATAGGTGCATGTGTAGACTTGTTCTCTATCAATGATAACATACTTGGCCTCACTGGTACACTATCTAGATGGACAAAACGTACACTTAGAGATGACTTATCACTATCTGTAGTTGCAGAATATCCTATTGAAAAAGCAATTGAAGAAGGTGTTATAGTTGACTACCAGATAACCGTAGTGAAGGTACCACTAGATAACATTGTTCGCAATGAGTATGGAAAGAAGAAAATCAAGAAGACAGAGTTGCAACAGTTTAAGTATCTAACAGGTACTATAAACAGAATGATGTACAGTGGTGGTAACACTATGTTTATGAGACTAGCAAGGATGCGCCTCATCCAGAGTAGCTTAGCTAAGCTAAACAAAACCAAACAACTGTTAAATCAGTATAAGGATGAGCGTGTTCTTGTATTTTGTGGTACTACAAAGATAGCAGATAGTCTAGGTGTACCATCACATCATAGTAAATCTAAAGATAAAGATGCTTTTAAGAGATTTGCTGAAGGTGAGGGTAAACATATGGCTGTTGTGAAGATTGGTAATACAGGAATCACATACAAACCATTAAACAAGGTTATTATAAACTATTTTGATAGTAATGCAGAGAATCTTGCACAGAAGATTAATAGATGTATGGCCATGGAGTACAATACTCCTGATAAAAAAGCGGATATATACATCATCTCTTCTCAAGAGAATGTAGAAGAAAAGTGGCTTAATAAAGCACTAGAATTCTTTGACAAAAAGAAGATAAATTACGCATAATTTCGTATATTTGTCAAGTTAATAATTACATAATAAATAAATAAAAATGAGTTCAAAATTAATTGGAATTGTTGGTGAAACTGGGACAGGTAAGTCAACAGCGATTAAACATTTAGATCCTAAAGAAACGTACATTATCAATGTTGCAAAGAAAGAATTGCCCTTCAAAGGATCAGGCAAGCTTTACAACGCAGATAATAAAAACTACAAAGAGGTAGATGATCCTACACAAATCACAAGACTTCTAAAGACTCTCTCTGAGAAAGCACCACACATTAAAAATGTGGTGATAGAGGATAGTAACTATCTTATGGGTTTCCGTATGGTAGAGAAAGCTACAGAAACAGGCTTTATGAAGTTTAGTGTAATGGCTAAAGACATGGTTGACATGTTTAGAACAGCTAGAGCATTACGTGATGACATGTGTATATTTTATTTCTCTCATCCAGAAACAATAGAAGATGCTGGTGAGATAATAGGATACAAAATTAAAACTGCAGGTAAATTAATTGACAATCAAGTATTGTTAGAAGGATTATTAACTGTATGTTTGTATACACATGTAGAGGAAACAAAGGATGGAGCAAACTATTATTTCTTAACTAATCGTTTTAGAAAGAAGCCTGCTAAAAGTCCTGATGGTATGTTTGAAGAAACAAAAATACCTAACAATCTACAGCTAGTAAAAGATAATGTAATAGAATACTATAATTAATAATTAAAATTAAAATTTATGAGTACAATTGGAGGAGTAAAAAGAGAATCCGCAATCAACAGTGAAAACACAGCTTACCCAAAGAAGGTGGGCTTATTTGAAGCAGACATAGTTGCAATTAATCCAACTATAGAAGAGTATAGTACAGTTCTTGGAATGGAACTAAATCCAGATAGCAAAGCTACTGAGTATTTAGGTACTACTAAAGATGGTAATACATATCTTCGTGTAGATGTTTGGCTAAAACAAATCAAGACAGAGAATCAATTTAAGGTGAGTTTCTTCTTGGAAGATAAAGAAAGAGAGAACCGTGATGGGACTAAGAAACAATATATAAACAGTGTAGGTATGACAGCTTGGGCTGCTGATGAGAATGACTTATGGGACTGGTTTACTAATGGACGTGACTATCGTGTTGCATATGTTGGTGAGGAGGACTTGTATGAGTTTGTTCGTACTTGGTTAGGTAAGTTGGATTATCGTCATGCAGATACAGTTCTTCAACTAGATTGGAAGAAGCTTATGCGTGGTAACATCAATGATCTTAAAGGTGAGGTTGATGGTGAATGGTGTAACACTGTTGTAGCGCTAGCAACTGTTGTTGTTAAAGAGCGTGATGGTGAAACTAAAGAGTATCAAGGTATCTACAACAAAGGATTCTTGTCTGGATATACAATGAAACAGTTTAGACTGGTCGATTATACAGATAAGCGTACACTTGATAGCCTTAGATCTAGAAAGCCACGTGAACTTAAACCACATGAAAGATTTGTAGTTCGTGTGAGTGGTGAGTATGGTTGTAAAGACTATTACATTCTAAAAGAAATTGAAGAGTATAACCCTGGTGATAATCTTGTCGCCTCTGATAGTTATATATCAGATGATGGGTCAGACTACTAACCAAACCAATGTATAATAAGAGCCCTCTTCAGAAATGTTGAGGGCTTTTTTAATATAAAACTTATGATAAAGGGAAAGAAGTATGTACGTGTAAGTGCAGAGTTAATACTATCTAAAATATCAGAGTATGATATCTTCAGGTTTTATATGCCTAATAATGGTTGGAAGTTGGGACAGGCAACATATTCTCCATTTAGAGATGAGAAGAATCCATCCTTTCTAGTTGGAGTTAGAGGAGACACTATAATGTTTATTGACTTTGGTGATACTAGTATGAAAGGGGATTGTTTTGAGTTCGTAAAGAAACTCTACAATATTCCTACATTTCATGAAGTGCTAATTAAGATTGATAATGATTTTAACTTAGGAATAAGTTCAGGATCTGATTCAAAAGAATATAAGAAGATAATTAAGTCTTATTCTCAACCAGAGATGGTGAGTAAAGACTATTCTTTTATTCAGGTGAAGACTAGAAACTTCACACATGAAGAGTTAGCTTATTGGAATGAATACTATCAAGACATTGAGGATCTCAAAGCTAATAATGTATTCTCAGTTGCTGAAGTGTATCTAAATAAGAAGCGTATTGTTATACCAGATAACGAGCTTAGGTTTGGGTATCTCTATGATGGTCACTGGAAGATATATAGACCATTCTCTGATAGAAGATGGAAGTGGATGCCTAATAATGTACCAATCACCGCTATGGATGGTAAAGATGACATCAAAGATTGTGATGTTGCATTTATCAACAAGAGCAAGAAAGACTACATGGTTATGAAGAAGTTGTATCCGTGTTGTTGTGCTGTTCAGAATGAAGGTATGGGATGTTTTTCTGATGAGAATGTACAATTCTTATTAGATAACTCAAACAGACAAATACTATCATTTGATAGCGATGAGACAGGCGTATCTAATAGTAAGAAGATTACTGAGATGTTTGGATTTGACTATTGTAATGTTCCTAGAAAGTTCCTAAAAGATGGAATTAAAGACTGGGCAGACCTTGCAAGAGTTCATGGACTCAAAGTAATAGAAGAATATTTAATAAATAAAAACATAATACAATAAAAATGGAAAATACAGTAATTCATAACAGTGCACAAGCTAAAAACACAATGCTAAGTGCACCAGTACCCCAACAAACTAAAACCTATAAACCTGTAAGCCATAGACAGCTTATGGATTTAACACTAGAGAGTATATATCAGTCAGGTTTTACCCTTGAGAGCCAAAACTACTCAACAGCTAGAGGTGGTAACATTGCTACAGCTAAATATGCAATTAGTAATGTTGCAGACAATGAAATGAAGTTACAAATAGCATGGCAGAACAGCTATGATAGAACAGCTTCTCTAAAGTTTGCTATGGGAGTAAAGATTATGGTGTGCAGTAATGGTATGGTGTCAGGAGACATGGGATCTTTTAGAAAGATTCACAGAGGAGACATACAAACATTTACACCAGCAGCCATCACTGAGTATATTAAACAGGGTGGAGACGCATTTAAGTCTATACAAGATGACAGAGAGGTTATGAAGACTATCGATGTATCTGAACAAGGACAGGCAGAACTATTAGGTAGACTATTTATTCAGGAGAATCTTATTAATACCAAGCAGCTGAATATAGCTAAGCGTGAGTTGAGCACACCAACGCATGATTATGGTCATGCTAACAGTTTATGGGAGCTTTACAATCATGTTACATTTGCAATGAAAGAAACTCACCCAACAGACTGGATGAGAAGCCATATTAAGACACATGAGTTCTTCAAGAACTATGGTAATCTCGCAACAGAGAAGATGCAAGCAGATGCAGATATGTTTGCAGCTGTACTTAGTAATCAATTAGATATGTTTGAATCATGACAGTTAATGAATATGTAAACAACCTTGTACAGTTGTTAAAAAAAGATCCTGAGATAGGTGAATTAGAAGTAATCTATTCTCAGGACGCAGAGGGTAACTCTTATCAGAAGGTGTTCTACACTCCATCAATTATGAAGACAGAGGGATTGGAGAATGCATATGTCACAGGAGTGGAGAATATTGACCCAGATGAGATAGATGTAGAAACAAGTGCATTATGTATTAACTGATGGGACGTACGTTAGTAACAGGAGGAGCAGGTTTTATAGGCTCCCACGTAGTTGAAAAGCTAGTTGAGTTAGGTGAAGAGGTTATAGTGCTAGATAACTTTAGCACTGGTAAGATGAAAAACTTACAACCTGGTTTAGTCACGATAATATATGAGCTAGGAAGTAATCAATGGGGTAAATTACCTAATATACAATTTGATGCTCTTATTCATCTGGCTGCACCAGTATCAGTTGAAGAGAGTTTCCTAAAACCAAACAAGTATCGTTCTCAAATTATAAAAGGTAGTATAGAGTTGTTTGAGTGGGCAATAAATAGTGGTTGTCAAGATATAGTAGTAGCTTCAACAGCTGCTGTATATGGAGAGACAAAAACATTTCCTACAACAGAAGATAGTAAGTTATCTCCTGGATCACCTTATGCATCATGTAAACTTGCATTAGAAGAGCTTTGTATGCAATATGAAGCAAACTTCTCAGTGCTTAGATTCTTTAATGTATTTGGAGAAAGACAAGCAAATGAAGGTGGATATCTATCAGCAATACCTATATTTTTGAAACAATACCTGAGTCATAAGAAGCTAACAGTTACAGGAGACGGTCAGCAGACTAGAGACTTTATATATGTTAAAGATGTAGTTGATGCTATTATATCTTCATTAGGTTTTAATGGTACTTGGAATGTAGGCTCTGGTGAGGAGGTTAAGATTATGGATGTAGCTGAAGCATTTAGTAACAACATAAAGCTTATACCTGTCAGGGAAGAACCTAAGCGATCTCTTAGTGACATAAGTAAGATAAAAGAAGACTTGGGATGGACTCCACAAGTAAGTTTAATTAATTGGATAAAATCAATAAAGAATGAAATGGGATAATTTTAAAGAACACTTTCATCCATCGTGGCATGGAAAAATGAAACCATTTATAGAGAGCAATGAATGTGATGAAATATATGCATTCTTGAAGAAAGAGAGTAAGAGGGGCAAGCAGATTGCTCCTCTATCATCTCAGGTCTATAGATGTTTCAAAGAGACACCACTTGATGAAGTGAAAGCGGTGATTGTGGGCATGTGTCCGTATCACACATTTAAGAATGGATTACCTGTAGCAGATGGTCTGCTTATGGGTTGTTCTGTTACAGGGTATGTACAACCATCCCTGAAGAACTTTTATAAAGCTCTAGAAACTGAGTTTCACAGAGGGCTTAATTTAAGTTATGATCCATCCCCTGATGTAGCTTATCTAGCACAACAGGGAGTACTGATGCTTAACGTAGCGCTCACCACTGAGAAGAACAAAGCTGGTAGTCACATAGCTAATTGGGAACCTTTTACAAAGTATTTGTTTGAAGAAGTTCTCAATCCACTAGGTGTGCCATATGTCTTTCTTGGTAAAGATGCTGGACGATACAAAAGGTATGCAGGAATATTTGGACACACATTCACAGTAAGTCACCCAGCAAGTGCTTCTTACAAAGGAGTTGATTGGGATAGTGAAGGCGTGTTTACAAAAGTAGATACATTAATTTATGAAAACAACGGATTTAGCATCAATTGGTTAAAAGATGCAGAAGATCCATTTTAAAAACAGAAACAATGATAAGAGGAACATTAACAGAAGATCCTGGTGTATTAGAACCAGGAGATGAGATTATTACTAACCAAGGCTCAGAGATGAGATGTTATGTAATAGAAGAAACACCACGAGTTAGTAAATTGAAAACGTGGCACAACGGTAGAACGAGATACATAGCTGTAAAGTGCAGAGCTGCTATAACTATGAAGACAACTTCAGGTATTAATCAATGGAATAAACAACCTTGGACTAACACTTATAAAACATATGAGTTTAGAATACCTAATGAGAATGATCCAATAGTAAAAGTGGATTTAAACTGGAAACAAATATATATAATTAATAAATTTAAAAATGGATAACACAGTAAACAGACCGATTAACAAAGAAGATCTCCAAGTGGGAGATGAAGTGATTGTACGAGGTATAGACCTCAACTACATGCAAATTGTAAGACCTCCAAAACAAAAACAATACAAAGACTGGCAAGGAAACCCTTACACAGGATATACATCAGCTGTATGTAATAGACTGAACAGTAAGTTTGGGAAGAAGTATAACATGGATGATAAGCAAAATGTAAGATTTGACTTTGAATATAAGTCTATCTGGTTAGTAAAACGAGAAAATAACAATTAATAAATAAGAACAGAAATGAGATTAGAAAATCAAAAACAATCAAACGTCCTAGCAACAGGACCAGCTAACAAGAGTATAGGAATGTCCCTAGACTTAGATTCTGCACAAGTATTGATGCAGATGTTAAGTAAGAATCTGTATTCAGATGCAATAGGCTCTACAGTTAGAGAGTGTGCCAGTAATGCACTGGACAGTCATAGAAGAGCAGGAGTGAATAAGCCTATTGTGGTGTCTCTTGTTAGAAATGACAGTAACAATTATGAATTCTCTGTTGAGGATTTTGGTGTTGGTTTGGACGCAGATGATGTAGAAAAGATTATCAGCAAGTATGGTAAGTCTACTAAACGTGATAGTGATACAGAGCTTGGTATGATGGGTCTTGGTTTCAAGGCCCCTCTAGCTTATGCTAGTAGCTTTTACTTCACATGTAGAAAAGATGGTGTAGAGCGTAAGTATATGATGTATGAAGGCGAAGACACTAACACTATTGATCTAATATATGAGAAGCCAACAATGGAAGATAATGGTGTTAAGGTGATTATACCTATTAAATGGGGAGATCGCTGGGATTTTACAAACAAGATTAAAGAACAGCTAGCTTATTTTGAGCATGTGTATTTTAATGTAGATGAGGTGGATAACAACTTTGTTATTCACAGGTCCAACTTGTTTCAGTTCTCTGAACTATCTTCTGATAGCTATCTACATGTATGTCTTGATGATGTTTATTATCCACTAGACTTCAGCAAGCTTGGTATAGATAAGATAGAAATACCTGTAGGTCTAAGACTTAGTTTGACAGATAGTGTGTTTCCTACACCAAACCGTGAGGCTCTTAGATATACACCTGAGGCAAAGAAAGCTATTCTAGAAAAGATTAAACGCTTTGCTAATGTAATGACACAACGCTATAATCAGTCAGTCACTGTAAATAGTGATATATATTCTGTATTGAAGTATTACACAAAGAGTAGCAGATACATCAAGATGTTTGGTAAAGAGTTTGACTACAATCAACTTGCTAAATTTGCTACAGCCAAAATTGCTACACCTAAGATACCTGGTGTAAATACATTGAAATTAGATACACTACAATCATATGCGTTTGGTTCACTACTTAATAACTATAGACGTTCTTACAAGTATGAGAATGGTAGAATGTATGAAATCAAAGCTGATAACACTTGGACAGCACGTGTTGAGTGGGATGCAAAAAATAGAAGACATTATCTTCTTAATGGTGACATGCGAGGTAATAAGAAAGCTTATCTAAGAGAGCTTGCAGAAGATCATACAGATAGATGTATATATTTTATTAAGGAGAAAGCTAAGCATAAACAGGTGACACTAAAAGGATCTCAAGGATATAAAGAGGTTCTGAAGCTTAACAACTATCCTAAGGATCAATGGAGAACTGTGATTAAAGAGTGGAAGCATATTGAAAGTCTTCTGCTTGTTGATATTATTGATGCTGATGCTATTGAGGTGCCTCAAGACTGGTTAGATGCTAGAAAGCAAAATAAGGTGGCTAAGATGAAAGCTACTAAAGCTGCTAAAGGTGCAAAGCTTGAAGGTGATTTCAATTGTAAGAAAGCTGAAGACCTTCTTAGATATAATGATGGTAGAAACTGTAAGTTTATTGCTGGTCGTCTTAATGTTCAAACAATAGAAGAGGGTAACACTCTTTATGTTTATACACATCATGATGACTTTATAAAGCTTGATAAGATGTATGAGGATACCAAGAAGATGGGTATTAAATACATTACACTATCTCAACGTGAGCTTAAGATTATTGAAGATTCAGGAGAGACAGTGGATAATCTAGTATCTTATGATGATTTTATTAAAGGTCATGAGAAGTTTGTTCAGATAGTTACAGCTGTACGTATTCACAGATTCGTTACTAAGTATAGTGAGGTTTTTGATAACATAAGTTATATTAAAGACGTGTACTCTGAACTTACAGATGATCTAAAAGAGCTTTCAGACTATCGAAAACTCTACCTATACCCTACCAAGTATAGCTATTTTGGAGATCTTGATGCTTTGGTAAAAATAGCTGAAGAGAACAAGTTGTTTAATGATGTCTTTTATGAACTACAAGAGAAGGTTCATCAAACACTAAAGACTCACTATTATTTCAATACACTTGCAAAGGTGATGAATTATTCTCATACATCTCGTGAACTTCTAGATTGCATGGCACAACTAATGACATGTAATGGATTAGAAGTGAACGAAGACTATGAGTATAACTATCTAAAGAAAGCGCTGAAGGACAGCGAAGAAACAGAGTAATCATGTGGGAGATTGTTTGACAGTCTCCCATATTTTTCGTATATTAATAAATAAATAATAATTAAAAACATGAGTAAATTTCTAAGTTTAGAATGGTTCAAAAACAAAGTGGACCATTCAGTTGAGAAGGTAATTGAGAAGAAACTTAATACCTTAATGAATGAACAAGATGAAGCTGCTGGACAGCCTTATCAAAGCGCTAAGTTGGTTAACGATGTGCTAACTATTGTAATGAACGATGGTTCTGTAATTACCAAAATGGATGCTACAGAAGATCATTATGTAGCTGTACAAGTGGCAAAGAATGTAGCAGACTTATATTCTATTGTTAGTGACCCTAGTGTTGTTAGTGAGAAAATTGAAGAAGAAAAGAAACTTGCAAGACTTAAAGCTCTTCGTGAGGGACTATCTGTTCTTAAAGAGAGTGGTGAATTCACAGTGGATGGAGATAGTGTATACTTCAAGGGTATATCTAGATCTCTACCACAGCTATTAGTTGAAGAACTTATTGATGAGGTGAGTCGTGCTAAAGAACTTGGTATCCCATTGAAAGATTCTGATGGATATCAGTCTCTTAAACGTTTCTTTATGTGGTGTGCACTTAATCCAAGAGCTGAGGTAGCACATGAGCTATACAGATTCTTGAAAGAGAATAGTTTTCGTATCACTAAGCAAGGATTCTTTGTAGCACTACGTAATGTTGTTACACTACATGGAAGCCCAGAGCTTGTACACTTTATCTCTAACACTTATAACAAGGTGAAAGCTGTGTGGAAGAAGAGTCCAGATGACTATAGTGTGTTTCTAGAAAATGGTGAGTACAAGCTTATACATGAGGATAAGCTACACCGTGAAGAAACATATACAACTACAGTGTGTCCACAATGTGATGGAGAAGGTGGTTACTATGATGATGGTGATTATTATGAAGATGAAGATGAATGGAATGAAGGAGAGTGGATAGAATGTGATGCATGTGATGGTACAGGTGAGGTAGAACCTTATGAAGTAACACACATTGTGCCAGTGGACCATGGAGAACTAATAGGTAAACTTACAGATCTCTATCTAGACTTACCTAACAGACATGAGAATCGTTTCACAGATGATTGGACTAAAACATTTGACATACGTGTAGGTAAGGTGGTTAATATGCCTAAAGAACAATGTAACTGGTCAACACAAGATTGTGCTGCAGCTGGTTTACACTTTACTTCTGATCAAATACATTATGTAGGATGTGGTGATCAGTCTGTACTTGTTCTTATCAATCCTATGAAGGTGGTTGGTATTGGTACACACAAGGGTAGATGTTATGAATATCTACCAATCATGACTGTACCAAGAGATGAGGCTACAGAGATTCTTCATGACAATCAGTTTGATACTCTACAGCTTGATGAAGAGTATGCAATCCGTGAACTTGAGGATCTTGAGATTAAGGTTCAGGAAGGATTTGTAGCTGAAAGTTCTAAGTATGAATTCAATTTACCAAATGTTAGTAGTACTGACATACGTAATATTGTAGGAGGTTTAGAAGATATGAAGGCTGAGATACGAGACAGAGTTGTATCACTAGATTAATAAATTAGGGGATAACATTTATTTAAGTTATATTTGTTATCCCTTTAATTTTAAAATTATGGCAAAAAAATCAACAAGAAAACCAAGAGTGCCTCGTACCAGAAATGCTGGAACAATGACAGAATCAATGTTCTGGTCTATGATTAGAAGTGCATTAAGACAGAAAAGTAGATGGTGGAAACCAATCGGTGAATGTAAGAAGTTAGCAAGAAGAGCTTACAAAGGAAAGAACAAAAGACAGAAGTGGGAATATCTATGCAATAAATGTAAGAAGTGGTATAAAAGTGATCAAGTTAATGTTGATCATATTGAACCTGCAGGCAGTTTAAATTGCTCAAATGATCTTCCGTCCTTTGTAGATACTCTATTTTGTGAACAAGATAACTTACAGGTTCTCTGTAAAACATGCCATGATCAAAAAACAAAATTAGAAAAACAATTAAAACAATTTAAGAAATGAAACATTTTATGAATAATGCTATTGAGTATTTTAAAACGCCTGAACATTATGAAAATGGAAAAGAGTATGATATTATAGACGTGTGTAACGATTACTCTCTTTCGTTTAACAGAGGTAATGTTATAAAATATATAGCTAGAGCAGGAAAGAAAGAGAACGAGCTAAAGGATTTACATAAAGCTTTAGATTATTTACAGAGAGAAATTGAGTACGTTAAATCAAGAGGGAAGTTATGATAAAGGGAGTTAAAGCAACAACTGTTCAAGAGGATCTTGATATAGTTGTAAGAGAAGTTAAGAACTGCCCCACTGAGTATGACAAGACAGAAAGAGTATTACTGATAGATGCTGATAGCATTATGTATTTTGCTACACACTTTCCTGAAGAATCTTTGATGGATTTTCCAACAGAAGAAGATAGAATTGAAGAAGCTAAGTATAGAACTAGAACTAAGTTAGAAGAAATTCACAATAACATAGAAGAGTTTTACAATATACGAGAGACTTTTATCTTTATAGGAGGTCGTGGGAACTTTAGATACAAACTTTATCCTGACTACAAATCAAATCGAAAAGAGAAGAATCCACTGATTCCAATCATTGCAGATTATATGTTAGATGAATTACATGCTATACCTTCTCAAGGAGCAGAAGCTGATGACTATGTATATGATAGTTATGTATTGAGCGAAGGTAATTGTGTTGTAGCAGCTATAGATAAAGATGTACTTTATAATTGTCCTGATGTACCATTCTATAATTATAGAAGTTATGGAGACACTCTAGGAGAGTTTAAGTATATATCTAAAGAAGAAAGTAGACTAGCTATAGCTTCTCAAGTTGTTATAGGAGATAGTGGTGATGGTATACCTGGAGCATATAAAGTAGGAAAAGCCTGGTGTAGAGATAACATGCACCTTGGTATGACAGACTACCAGTTCACTAAGGCTATATTTATAGCATATTTGAAAGCAAGTGGTGGTAATGCCAAGATGGCAAAAGAACAAGCGAGGTTATACTATAGTGTACTAAAATTATATACACATAAAGAATTAAAAAATGTAAATGAAAACTAAAAAAACAATAACAAGTATATTTATGGTGCCAACTCTAATGGTTCCAAAGAACGCATTGAAACAGAATGGGTTCATAAATGCTTATTTAGATGATGTAGATCGAGATTTTAAATATGATAATGTTATTTATGTCTTATTCTTACCTACTGATTTGGCAAAATTTAGAGAGTTCCTCGATGGAGAATATGAGCGTACCACCTCTATCATCGAGGATTATGATTACGAAGGTGGTTTTGTTGTGTTAGTATATAAACTTAATGAAGCTTTTGATATAGACTTTTATTTAATTAGACAAGGTAGATATTCTGAAACAAGTGATAAATTTCAAAAGATATTTCCAAAGGTTGTAAAGATTAGAAAAAATGGTTTACATAGAGATGAGATTAGTCTTCAATACAGAGTGTTTAATAAAACAGATGACATGATAGAGTATTGGGAAGATAAACTCGGTATAGAGTGGGATGATAGTCTTGAAGTATGGGAAGGTTTTGATGAAAGTAAAGAGATACTTGACATAAACAAACTAAAAAAAAGTGTTGAATTAACAAAAAAATAATTATGGATGCAGAAAAACTAATGAATGAAAATCCTCTTACAAAAGCTAAACTAAAAGAGTGGTTTTTAGATAAACTTATGGCTTCAGCAAATGAGTTCAAAGAAGATGATTCTTTTAAAGAATTTATGATTAAGTCTGGTATTACAGATGATCAAATAACAACAGTATTTAAAGAGGGAGGTAGAGCCAGTTTAGATATGTTTGATGAGAATGATGTAGTAGTAAACATAATACATGACTGGAAGACAAAGAAGTTCTCTTATCGTATAAATGATGAGAAACAGACTGGTAAATACTCCTTAAGAAAAGAAGCAGAGAAGCATGCAATGTGGAAAGCTGTAAGTATTCTTGAGGAAAAATTAACTGAAAACAAAGAAACAGATGACAACCCAGAGAATTAAAGAGTTAGTAGAAGATTACTTTAATCTAGATCTATCAGAGAAGACGAGAAAGAGGAATATAGTTCACATTAGATTCTTATATTATAACTTAGCTTATAACCATGCATCAGATGGTATGAGTCTAACTGCTGTAGGTAAAACTATTGGTGGTTTTGATCATGCTACTGTGTTATATGGGCTTAGACAATACAAGAACTTATATGAATTCGATAGAGCTTTTAGAAATAGAATCAATCCATTTCTTAATGAAGTGGAGGAAGAACTTAATAAAAGTAGTATCGAAGGCAAGAGAACTATACATAGACAAATAAGGAGAATGAAGGAAAGAATCTTTCAGATGGAGAAACAATTAGAAGAAATATCTTAAATTTTACAAATAATTATGAGAACAATTGGAAAAATTATAGTAGATTTGCTTTCCAGCAATCACATTTCAGCTGAGGAAGCTGAATTAATGATCACCCACCTTTCAGAGAATAAGAGACCTTCAGGCCATCAACCTGGATGGACTTCTAGTCCCTATTGGTATCAAACAACCACATTATGAGAACAGCAAAACAATTTAATCAGACATATGAATTAGTTTGCACTGGAGAAGGACTTACAATAGAAGTGCCTTCTGTAGTACAGTTCTTAAACTTAGCGTTCATAGACTTCTTGAGGATAGAAGGATTTGAATACAAAGAAATATCAACAATTCGTGGAATACCTAGAGTTGATACTAATCTTCCAGACATTATGCCTTATGTAGGTAGAGTAATTCAATCAGAGTTGGAAGAAAAGATATCTCTCATGTTAAAGGTTGAGTTTGAAATCGAAGAAAGGTTAAGATCTATAAACTTAGACAAAAACGGTAACCCATTAACACTATGAACAAAAACATTTTTATACCAAGGGTCAATATTCTCCCATATGAATATCCACAATTACTAGACTACAAAGATGCTATCAGACATTCCTACTGGATAGATACAGAATTCAACTTTACAGAAGACATACAAGACTTCAAGGTAACCATCTCTGATGAAGAGCGTGATGTTATCAAGAAGACTATGCTTGCTATTGCACAAATAGAAGTCAATGTAAAAACATTCTGGGCTGATATGTATAAACGTATGCCTATTACAGAGATTGGGGATGTAGGGATGACATTTGCTGAGTCAGAGGTAAGACACAAAGATGCATATGCTAGACTATTGAGAATACTTGGCCTTGAGAAAGAGTTTCAAAGTGTTATAGAGGTTCCAGCTATAGAGGGTAGGCTTAAGTACTTGAAGAAGTATTTAGATGGCACAAGATCTAGAGACAATAAGATGTATACTAAGTCTGTATTACTATTCTCTTTGTTTATAGAGCATGTAAGTTTATTTAGTCAGTTTCTTATAATGATGAGCTTTAACAAAGAAAGAAATGTACTGAAAGGTATATCTAATGTTGTTGAAGCCACCAGTAAAGAAGAGGAGATACACGGTAACTTTGGTGCTGAGATTATTAATATTATCAAGAAAGAAAACCCTGAGTGGTTTGATGATGAGTTTGAAAACTTAATATATTCAGCATGTAAGAAAGCTTACAAAGCTGAGTGTGATATACTAGATTGGATCTTTGAAAAAGGAGAGCTTAACTTTCTACCGAAAGAAACAATCCAACACTTTATCATGAACCGATTCAATAATTCTTTGAAGAAGATTGGAATGAAACCAATATTTGATGTAGATAAAGAACTAATTACATCAACAAAATGGTTTGATATAGAAATCACTGCTACTAAAGAAGGAGACTTCTTTTATAAAAAGCAAGTAGATTATAATAAAAAGAGTAAGAGTATAACTGTAGACGATTTATTTTAAAATGGAATATAAAAGATATTACTGGCTTAACGAAGACAGTAGAACATTTTTGTCCAGAGGGTATCTAGATGAATCCCCTGAGCAAAGAGTAAGAGATATAGCTAACATTGCTGAAAAGTATTTAGCTATAAAAGATTTTGCTTGTAAGTTTGAAGACTACATGGCAAAAGGATACTATTCACTATCAACACCTGTATGGATTAACTTTGGTAAACAGAAGGGTTTACCTATCAGTTGTTATGGATCTAATGTAGATGATACACTAGATAGCATATTAAATGCAGGCCGTGAGATAGGTATGATGTCTAAGTATGGTGGTGGTACAAGTGCCTATCTAGGTAACATTAGACCAAGAGGAACTGCTATCAGTACTGGTGGACAAGCTGATGGACCTATTCACTATGCTAGAATGTATGACACTGTAGTAGATGTATGTAAACAATCTGCTGCTAGACGTGGAGCTTGTGCTGTATACTTACCAGTAGAGCATGCAGACATAGAAGAGTTTCTAGATATTGGTACAGAGGGTAATCCTATTCAGAATCTTCAGTATGGTGTAACAGTTAGTGATGCCTGGTTGAAGAGTATGAAAGCTGGTAGTAAAGAGAAGCGTAAGATATGGGCCAAGATAATCCAAAGACGTAATGAGTTTGGGTTTCCATACATTATGTTCTCAGACAACTCAAACAATGAAACATCTCCATACAAGGAATTAGGATACAAGATTACAGCATCTAATTTGTGTAGTGAAATACAACTACCTACAGACAGCTTTAATAGTTTTGTATGCTGCTTAGGATCTATCAACTTGTTGCACTGGGATGAGATAAAAGAAACAGACGCTATAGAAACATATGTACTGTTCTTAAATGCTGTAATGAATGAGTTTGTTCAAAAGGCAGAACATCTTCCTGGTATGAGAAGAGCATATAGATTTGCAAAAGAGCATAGAGCTATTGGTGTAGGAGTATTAGGATATCACTCCTTGTTCCAGTCTAAGCTCATAGAGTTTGAATCACTAGAAGCTAAGCAGCTTAACCATCAGATTTTCAAGACGTTAAAAGAACGTACAGAAGATGCATCTAGATGGTTACATGATGCTAAAGGATACAAGTCTATTAGAGAAGGGTATGCTAATACTACTCTTATGGCTATAGCACCAACTAAATCTAGTTCATTTATACACGGTGCTGTATCTATGGGTGTAGAACCTATTAAATCTAACTACTTCATCAAGGATCTTGCTAAGAGTAAGACAGTGTACAAGAATCCGTTCTTAGAAGCTGAGCTTGAGAAGTATGATCTAAATAATGATGAAACTTGGGAGTCCATCTTAAAGAAAGATGGGTCTGTCCAACATTTAAAATTCCCTACAAAGGGAGTATTCAAATCATTCATAGAGATTAGTCCTAAGGAGATAGTTCTGCAGGCTGCTCAAAGACAAAAGTTTATTGATCAGTCACAGAGCTTGAACCTTATGATAGATCCTAGTGTACCAGCTAAAGATATCAATCAGTTATATCTTTATGCACATGAAGAGGGTGTTAAAACTCTCTACTATCAGTTCAGTCAGAGTTCAGCACAAGCATTTGCACGTAACATTTTAGAATGTGCAAGCTGTGAAGGCTAACTAAGTTAATTATAAAAATGTATGCTTCTAACAAATTTAGTTTGGTAGTTTAAAATACATTTTTTAACTTTGACCTGTGGGGGTACAAGATTTGAATTAAGTATTTCTGTTCTGTTTTTAATTGTGAAAGGGGCCTTGGAGAAATCTAAGGCCTTTTTTTGCTTGTAAAATAGAGTAGAATTTATTATATTTGTACGTAACAATTAAATAATTAAGAATGGCAAAAAAACAAGAAACAACCGTAGACAAGTTCCAGGAAGCACTGGAAAAATTAAACAAACAATATGGTAAGGGAACCGTATTAGCATTAGACAGTAAAACAGAAGGCACTTATGATGCAATCAGTACAGGATCAATTGGATTTGATTGGATTACATTAGGTGTAGGAGGTTTTGTAAAAGGTAAAATGTATGAGCTTATGGGCTGGGAAGGTACAGGTAAGTCTACTATATGTGGACATGCTGTAGCTAGCTGTCAAGCTAAAGGAGGAAAGGTAGTATATATAGATGGCGAGCATGCTGTTGATAAGAACTACTTTGAAGCACTTGGTGTAGATACATCACAGATGCTAATTGCTCAACCATCTTCAGGTGAAGAAGGATTTAATATTGCTGTGGAAATGATGCAGTCTGGTGAAGTGGATTTATTAATTATAGATTCAGATTCATCACTGATTCCTAAAGCTGTATTAGATGGTGATGTAGGAGATCATGCAATTGGTAAGAAAGCTAGACTAAATAGTGGAGCTTATCCAAAGATTAAAAGCATTGCTCACAATACAGATACATGTATAATCGTAATCTCTCAGTACCGTGAGAAGATTGGTGTTATGTTTGGTAACCCAACTACTACACAAGGTGGACATGCTCTTAAGTTTTATTCTGATTGTAGAATAGAAGTGGGCAGATCACTAGCAAAAGAAGGTCAAGAAGTTTATGGTAACATCACAAGAGTGAAAGCTACTAAAAACAAAATGAGCCCTCCATATCAGAAATCAGAGTTTGAGATTGTTTATGGTGTAGGTATTGATAAAGTGGGAGAAACTCTAAAATTACTACATGAGTTTGAATTAGGTCGTAAGTATGGTAAGACATACACCTTTGATGGTATCAAGTATGATCTAGATGAATTCAAAGAAATGATTGTAAACGATGAAGTATTCTTTGATAAATTAAAAACAAAAATCATAAACTCTATTCGTGGTGTAGAAGAAGAAAAAAAAACTGAGAATGTAAATTCTATTGAAGTGATGGCTCCTCAAGAACTTACACCAGACTTATTCGATGCACCTGAGTTATGAAATGTATAGTGTGTGGAGCAAATTCAGAGTCTGAATACTGCTTCAAACATAAGCCTAGAAAAAAACTGTCTGGCAACAGGGGATTCAATAAACCAACGCTAACTAAGAAATCTAGAGTTAGTGTTGGTAAATCCCAACCAAACACAGATCATATAACATTCAAAGAGATTTGGAAAGAAAGACCTCACAAGTCTGAAGTTAGTGGTGAGTATCTAGGTAAGGAAGCGCTAAGTTTATATTTCCATCACATACTTCCTAAAAGTAAGTACCCACAATTTAGGAATCTTAAAGAAAATATTATACTTTTGACAGCTGATGAGCACGCTAATGTAGAAAGTGACATCTACAGATATGAAAAAATAAATAAGATACGAGAGTATCTTATAGATAAATACAAGTTAAATATATAAATCAACATTATGAACAAAGAACAAAAAAGAAAGAGAGCAGAAAAATGGTTTGCTGCTCATGGTATCAATCCTAACACACCAGATTCTGATGGTAATCAAAGAGTATTAGACGTACGTCCAGCTCAAAGTTTTACAGAAGATATGGATGGTGTTGTTAGTCATCCTTGTACAATCACTGTAGAAGGATTTTTATTTTATGCACACGTAACTGTAGAGTTCAATGATGGATCAAAGTCTTATGAATTCCAAGGTGGATCAGGAGGAGTTGGTGTAGGTGATCTTACATGTGAAGGTGTTATCTACTATGGTAATCAAGACACATTGTTAAAGGCTACAACATTTGGTGTTGCATTTGGTGCAGAAGATGGTGGTGTATGTCAAGTGACTTGGGGTACAAGCGGTAATGCTACAGCTGCAGGTATAGGTGAAGGCCTAGGTGCATTTGGTGGTAGTGGATCATGGAATTAAATTAAAATCAAAATTATGAAAAACCAATTCTTTTACACACGTAAAGAGGCTATACAGGATACAGATCCTGTAGAGTACAAAGAGTACACGGACAGTATTAACCTTAATAAAGTAATTCGTAGCGTTCAGATGAGTGATGACTCAATTGTTGTCTTACTAGATGACATGCACGAGCGTGTTTCAGAAGTACCTAATATCAATCCTAAGAACAACAAGGTGATTGGTACAAAGAAGAAGGTAGATGTATATCAAACAGAGGCGTATCTATATGGAGAAGATATAGAACGATTTAAAAACCTAACAAATATTGAAAACAATGGCTAAGAAACTATACAAAGCACTACTAGGAAATAGAATCTATGTAGAGATCCCTAAAAAGGAAGAAAGTAAACTTATAGTTGACGAGAACACTAAAGAAGAGTTACAACGTCAGATGCTAAAAAAGATGTCTAAACTTAAAGTTTATGATGTTGGAGATATAGTAAAGAATGTAAAAGCTGGTGATACAGTATTAGTAGATCCAGGAAAGTTAAAAGATGCAATGGTTATTCCTTTAACTGATGAAAAAGATGTGCTACTAGTATCCCCATTCGATGTAATACATGTTTGGTAATGAGTAAATTCCCTTTTATATCGTGTAAATGTATAACTTACGGACGAGTTGATACGTTAGAAGAAGCGCTGTACAGCTTTCTTATACAGGATTATCCAAAAGATAGATGTGAGTTAGTGATTGTCAATGATTATCCCAAACAAAAACTCATATACGATCACCCTCAGGTTACCATCTATAACTTGGATGAAACATTTCCTTTGATAGGAGAGAAGGAGAACTATGCTATCGAACGATGTAAAGGGGAACTTATTGCTGTTTGGGATGATGATGATGTAGCACTGTCTAATCATCTAATAAATATAGCTCAGAACTGGAATCATGATACTAATATTATTCATTGGGAAACAGGTGTGTTCTATAACGAACCTAACATTTCAGCCATAACTGGAGTAGGTAATTCAGGAATAGTGTATAGTAAAAGTGTCTGGGAGAGAATAGGTAAAAGCCCATTAGTAAATGCTGGTGGTGATGCAATCTTAACAAATAAGATACATGGCTTTGGAAGACAGTATGTTAATAATGTTAAGCTGCCTGAAAAAGAAGCTTCTTGGTTTTATATGTGGGGCGGTAGAGGATATCATCAATCTGGACAAGGTGCAGACGATGATACTAAACCTAACATTATACAAAGGCACTCAGAATATATAGAATCTGAAAGAAAGAAAGGTAATATACCTACAGGTGAAGTATACTTGCGTCCTAAATGGAATAAAGATTATGCAAAAATGTTATCTGATTTTATAAAATGAAAGTATTAGTAACTACAGCATCATTTAGTAGCCCTCTACATTCTACATGGGTACCTCAGGAGTCTAATAAGTACGATATAACTCTTAATAGAATAAGTGATGAGACTGATAGTGCTAGGCCTTTAGCAATGCATCCTAGATTACGTGCAAAAATGCCAAAGATGTTAGCTTGGGAAGAACATCCAGGTTACGATTATTATGTATGGTTAGATTCTTCTTTCTCTATATTAAATGGCAGGTCCATTGAAAGAATGGTAGACTATTGTAGAGATAGTGATGCATGTTTCTTTAAACATTCTGGAAGATCTTCTGTAGAATCAGAGACTAAATTTGTGATAGATCTTCTAAATGATAACAATCAATACATTTTAGATAGATATATAGGAGAAAAGTTACACGAACAACTAAGTCATTACCAAAAAGATAAGGAGTGGAATGACAACTTTTTAGTAGAGTGTGGTACATTTATTTACTCTAAAAATGTAGTGGAGAATAGAGAGTATAACTTAATGAAAGAATGGTTTTATCATAATTGTTTATGGTCCATACAAGATCAAATAAGTCTACCCTATCTGTTATATAAATTTAAAACCAAATATAAATTCTTTGAAAAGAATGTATATGATAATAGCTATACAAAATGAAAAAGATAAAAGCAAGATGGATGCCACTGCTTAGAGCAATGGTCAGAGACAGAAGACTATCTCCTATAGAAAGACTAGCTACAAGAGTTGGTTATATGGGTGTAGGTTTCTTAATTATGGGACAGTGGACACTTATACCAGCATGTTTTATAGCAGGGTTTATATGTGTAATGATACAAGTAGCTGTTAGAAGGCAGTGGAACCTAGTGCTATTACAACTCAATGGATTGATAGCGTGGACCATACACTTCTTTAACTCTTTATAATAAAAAAGCCCCAATTAAGGGGCTTATATTATTTACATCCGTACTTACATTTCTTTTTTACAGTCTTACCTTTCTTTGCAAAACCCATTTTGTTACGTACAGCTCTAGGTAAAGCTTTTAGTCCTGCATTATTAGGCTTCTTTAACTTCTTACCAGCCTTAGCTTTCATTTTGGATTTAGGTGGTACCATAGAAGCAGCTTTGCCACCATAACCAGCCTTCTTAACTACTTTTTTGCCAGCTTTAGCTTTCATAGATTTACCATAACCAGCTTTCTTTACTTTAGTTCCAGACATAGCTTTTTTCTTTTTAGCTCCACCTGTTTTGTATTTACGCATCATAATTGTATAGTTTGAGTGTTAACATTTCCATCTTCTTCTAGCCTGTCTGATTCTAGAATTAGGATTATTTCTAGTCTTAGCAGAGCTACGTTTTAACTGTCCCAAACTTCTAGCGCAATAAGACTTACGTCTTTTAGCAGCTTTAGATCCCTTTTTTACTTTACCTGTTACAGCAGTTTTTAGTTTACTGCCAGGATTTGCTTTTCTATAGGCTTTTACACCTTTCTTAGTCATACCAGCACCCTTTTTAGTAGCTCTGTAATTAGCAGATTTACCCTTTGTGGTTTTTCTGATAGCTTTTTCTTTTCTTTTGGCCATGGTTATTTCTTCTTTTTAGTAGACTTCTTACGCTTTCTAAGCGCACTAGTCCTCCTACCCATGCCCACTCTTTTCTTTTCAGCCACAACAGCAGCTTTACGTTTACCAACACCTTTCCATGTAACAGGTGTTTTCTTACTAACTTTTTTACTAGGACGACATTTCTTCACACCTTTGTTCTTGGAAGATCCACAGGGGTTACCTTTTTCATCTTTCCATTTCTCTTTAAACCAGCGTTTAAGAGCAGCGCCTTTCTTTGTCTTTCTAACTGCCATTATATTATTTGATATCACACCATCCTACACATATTGTCTTGAAGGTGCAATAATATATTAGTTTACATATTAGATTTCTCATACTACTTTTTCTTTCCTGCTCTACGTTTTCTGCATTTAGCAATAGCTCCACTGGCATAAGCAGAGGGAAATACCTTATACTGTGCTTTTACCTTGTGGTAACAAGCATCGTGATTAGGTTTAGAAGATTTACCCTTTTTAGCTTTGGGTACTGCTTTTTTCTTAGCTACTGTCTTACGTCTAGTAGTTTTTCTCCCTCCTGCTTTAGATTTTCTAACTGCCATGTGTTTTTGTTTTAATCTTGAACTACTTCCAAAGGTTGTGGTTCTACAACAGGTTGTTCTGGTGCTTCCTTAATATTTTCACTTTCAACACCTTTTTCCATCATGCTTTCGATAACATTGTTTGCCTGCACCATTAACTGATACTTAGCTGCTTCTTCAGATGCTAGAAATGTTCTGATAGTGTTTAAGATTAGACCAAATTCTTGCCCTGATAGTTCAAATTTAGAATCAGGACCCCATGTGTAACGTTTGTTTGGATCGTACTTTGCCATAATTTTTAATTTATTGGTTTATAATAATTCTAACAAATATACAAAATATTTGTTAGCTTTCCAAGTCTATCTTAAATACGATAGTACCTGTAGTCTTTATACTTTTTGATATATCTAACTTTATTCTAAACATATTATGGAGTCTAAGAATCTCTTCTAGTAGCATGTCATTGTATTTAGGCATACTAGGTGCCAATCTAAAGATGTAGGCATTGTTTGTATGAGTGATCTGTAAACTAGAGTACTCATCAACAGAACCTATCACACCTTCAAGATGTGCAAAGTATGCTTTTTCATTTTCCAACAAGACTTCAGGAAAGAACTTCTTGTTTATCTCCATTAATATTTAATTTAAAAAAAGCCAGGGGCTTTCACCCCTAGCTAGTAGTTATCTTACGGACAGAGTGTAGCTGCTTGAACTACTCCAGTAGAACTAACTTGTACATTCCAATCCTCACCGTCAGTGCTTGCAACTCTATGATAAGATCCATCTCCAACGAAAGGAGTGTTTCCTGCAGAATCAAGATAGATTACATCGTTCACTGCTATTACAGGATCACCTGCTAGTTGTAAATACACGGTAGTGTCTAGTGTTTCAGTACATGCGTCAGCTACATCAGAAGTTGAAGAAATCTGACCTGCTGGTAATGCTGCAGTTGTGGTTGTTGTAGTTGTAGGGTTGCAACATTCATATGCTACAATCTCCTGCCAATTTCCAACCTTAGGTTTGTTCCTGCGTAATACAAGAGAACCTGCTACTACACGCCCAGATCCATCGAATCTCACGTATGCCTTTAACGGTCTTTTGTTAATGCTTCCCATTTTAATTTGTTTTAAAGGGTTAGTAATTTAGGTTATATTAAAATTCAGATACTAGTTTCTCAAAAGTTTTTGAGTTCTTAGTATTTATTATCTCTTCTATGTAGATTTTTGTTATAGACTTATCATCTACATAGTCGTAATTGTAATTAAAAGGGTTGTTATTTATAAAATGCCCTTTGTAAAACTTATCTTTATGATCTGGTACAACACCAGCCATGTGTAAGATTTTATGGGTTTCCCACATCTCTATAGAATCTGTGGCCCATCTAAAGTCTAGTTCTTTTACAATCTTAGTCTCAATGTTTCGTTTCCATAATAACCATAGAACGCACCACATCTCTGATGTCCAAGCTTGTATTGGAGGATCGTAATCATTGTATGTTCTATGACTTCTCATAATATCATATAACTTAGGTGATTGCACCTCAACTTCTTTGAAGTAATCTAGTAATATGTTATGAGGAATTCCTTTATAGTATAACTGAGCACCTCCAGATTCATCATTTTTCTCAACAATTGTGTCAAAAGAAACACCAATATAGTTACACATATCTTTTACAATCTCATCACCTTTTGTTTTAAGGTATTGATATCCTAGATAACCTTTAGTGTCACTGCAGTAGACAACATTATCTTCTTTAAACAAACTGTAGTCAATAGGTTCTCTAAATATAACATCTGAATCTATTAGAAGTAGATCTTGCTGCTTAGTATCATGTTGTAGATATTTAACAACTCCATGTATCTTTAGTGTAGGTATGTAATGTTTTTGCTTTCTGGTATCTTCAAAGATGAAAACATTTTCAGGAAATGCTTCTTTAAATTTATTTAAAAACTCTGAAGCTTGTCTTCCAGCCTTGTATAAAAACACTGCACGATGGTCTTTTAATAATCCCATCTTCTCTAGATTGTGGAACTGTACTAAGTTTTGCCAGTGAAAATATGGTTCATCTGGTTGTGAACATATGCTGATCATAATATGTAGTTATTGGTTTTTTAATTTCTCTTACGGAGTAGTGGTAGTGGTTGTGGTGGTAGGGTTGTTCTTACCTGTTACTTGAATCAGTCTTTCCAACTGTTTCGAGATTTGCCACAATAAGTTTTCTGTTGCACTCCAGCCGATTTGTTTATTTGGTATAGGCATGATGTATGTTTTTTGTAATACAAAAATATGAATATTCCTAGACTTATCTTAGTATCGTGGTAAATTAAAATAATTAAATATGTTAAAGACTTCTAACTGATTTAATTAGAAGTCTAGTGTTAATGTTATTACAAAAAGATACAACTTGATAGTTGTATAATTGTACCTTTCATTTGGGTTTATTATCTCCCAACCCAGGGCAAGTCTTTGATGGGGCCAGTGAAATGCTATCTCTAGTTCCCAATCATCTAAATCGTAGTCTCTCATTAAAATATTTTATATTCTACAACAAAACCAAAACCTCCAGGATTGTTAGGTTGTGCAAAAACTCTAGCACCCACTGTAAATTTTCCAAGAGCTACTTCTGTTTGAATATATAAAGTAGGCTCTATTAAAGATGCTTGAAATGTTTGCACACCTACAAGACCATTAAATCTTATAGGTTTTTTTGTATTAATAATAGAGTTTTGGACATCAATATACTTTTCTTGAGTAGATATTATAGAATCTTTTGTTACAATTCTAGACTCTAATAATATTTCTCTACTTGAAAGTAGGTCTACTCTCTCTTCTAGTTCATTGTACAGCAACTTTAACGCATCATACTTAACTAGATCTTTAATAACCTGTCTAGCTTTGTCTTCAGTTAGAGTTACTACTGGAGTATCTGTCTGTGAAAAACTGTTGAAGCTCACTAACAGGAATACTATCAACCATTTTAACCTGTACATATTCCTTCTGTTTGATGATTTTAATTTTCTCTACTATCTCTTTGTCTATAGAGGATAAGCTATCTATCTTTTTTATAAGATTTCTATCTTTGATTTTATATAGTTCTAGTTCTTTTTTTAGTTCTACTAATTGAGTTTCGTATATAGCAACTGTTTTATCACTTTCCATTTGCATAAATAGTAACACTGCTATTATAATTAACGAAAACCATTGGTCTTTTAAAAAATTAATTATCCTCATAAAATTCTATTATGTCTTTATACTCTTTAGCTACTGAGAAACTAGGGCATGCTTTTCTAGCAAACTCATTATGTCCATGCAGTGTAGCACCATCGTATGCAGCCATTAGCTCCATAAGAAGTCTCCATAGCGCTTCTTTTTGTTCTGGAGTTCTTGTATCTTCAGCAGGCCACTTGCCTCTTTTATCTTTTACTGCAGATACTCCACCAATGTAACAAACACCAATGCTGTGTTTATTGTGTCCCCTGACGTGAGCCCCTGGGATTTCAATAGGTCTTCCGTTATGTATACTTCCATCTAAATAAACTACATAGTGATATCCTATATCTCTCCAACCTCTACCTTCAACATGCCATCTTCTAATCTCATCAACGTCAAAGTGTTTTCCAGCAGGAGTAGCACTACAATGTAATATGATCTTATCTATTCTTCTCATGGGCCTTCTTCAGATGAGTATGGATGATAGAAAGAATTATCTGATTTCTTTGCTTTGAATAGTTTTTCTACTAGGTCTGAAACACCCTGTATAGATATGTATACAGTGGCTATTATTACCCAATCAGAAGATGTTATATTATCAGAGAACAGACCAAAACAAGCTACTATAAATACAGTGAGCTTTCTACTGATCCATTTCTTTAAGAAATAATCTATCTTCTCTTTTCTACTCATATATTTTTGTTAATCCAAGACTTTACAATGTCCCAGTTCTTATGTGCAAATACGCCAAAAGACACACCTGCCCATATTTTATATCCTGCAACCCAAAGTATGAGTCCAAGAATTAATCCTAAAGCGCCTTCAACTCCATTTGAAATAATCCAGTTCTTGATAACGCTTATAATGTTTTTTAACTTTTTCATATTATTTAATTTTAGAGTATAGGTTAATTAAATATTGTATAACTAGTGCTCCTGCTGTAACAAGTCCAACAGTCCAAGAGAACTTCTTTTTAAATTCTTCTTGCTTCTCAACCTGTGATTCTAGTAACTCTATTTTCTTTTTAAGTTCATCAATATCATTCACAAAACCTCCTGTTTTTGTAAGAGAGTTTCCTAATATGGCATCAACAACTTGTGTTAATTTTGTATCAATGGAGTTCATTTTTTCCTCCATCTCGTCTAAACGATGGTCCATGTTTTTTAATTCTTGTTTTACTTGTTGTTGATAAGCAGTATGATCAGCCATGATTTATTCTTTATATGTATAAAAAAAACACACCTATTATATAAGTGTAGTGGATGGTTTTATACTAGATATAGGTGTAGTTGTGTAGAAGTTACACGATGTAATGAACAAATATAACTAAACTTTTTAGAATACCAAAACCGTTAGTCAAATTATTTACATAATATAGCATAAACTTTTCATTTATTTTTCTATATTTGTAGATAAAATCAAATACTATGCCGCACAGTTGGAGTGGATTCAAATCTAGAGTCCAAAAATGGATAATTAACAATATACCAACCAATAAAAGAGTTCTTGATGTGGGTCCTGGTGCAGGAGTTTATGGAGAGTTACTATCTGGACATGGGTATCAAGTGGATGCTGTAGAAATATACTCACCATACATTGATAGGTTTTCTCTAAGAGAGAAATATGACAATGTTTATGTGGGAGACATAAGAATATTTGATATATCAGACTATGATTTTATAATACTAGGTGATGTTCTAGAACACCTAACTGTAGAAGATGCTACAAAACTTGTTGATTACATAACAAACAGTGGAAAAGAATGTTTAGTTGCTGTACCATATGAAATGGAGCAAGGTGAGTGGGAAGGTAATATGCATGAGACACATTTACAAGAAGATCTAACTGAAGATGTAATGAAAGAACGTTACCCTGAATTAGATTTATTATGTGGTAATAACGACTATGGTTATTATATATACCAGAATAAAAAACTAGACAGAGCTTATGTGCTATATGCAAACAATGCATATTACGATGTAGTATCTAAAGCTGTGCAAAGTATAAACTCTGTAACTGACACCCCTGTAATTGTGTATATGATAAACTCAGAGTGGGAAGTGCCTGGAGCAAAGACAATCAAGTGGGATTTACACGGTGTGTACATTAAGAAGAACGAATACATTGATAGAAACGACAGTGATGTATTTAAGTTACTGAGTCAGAGACCTTTAGTGATTGCTGATGCATTGGATAACTACGCACACACTGTAGCTTATATTGATTCAGACACTGTAGTGACTAAGTATATAGATAATATATTTGATTACTATCCACAGTATTGTGAGTATCCATACTTTGTACAAGGTATATATGACTACCTATTCATAAATGGTAGAGGTGGAGTAGAAACTAGAGACGAGATGTACAAGAGTTTAGAGCATGCAGCATGTGAGTTGTTTGGTGTAGATCAATCTGTAAGACATAGATATAGGCAAACAGGATATTTTGTTGCTGGTCAACATTCACGCAAGTGGATTGATGAATGGGGATGGATGTGTAATCACCCAGCTATTGTAAAGAATCCTCAACTCTATGCACCATATCACGAAGAGACATTAGCTAATGTACTCTTGTGGAAGTATAATATACATGATGGTTTACCTATGATGTATATGAACTACAAGGGTGAGATAGATATAGACAATATAGAGTTCACTGGTAGTTTAAATCATGTGTCAGAATGGGTGGCTATTCCTGCTAAGGAAGAGGAACTTATGGCCTTCCACGGTGAGAAAGACTTAAATATTATGCAGAACATGATAGACAAGCTGTCTAAAAGTGTACTATTCTTAGCACCACATCTATCCACTGGTGGCATGCCTGAGTTCCTACTAAAAAGAATCAAGGCTCTTAGTGGGTTTAATATATATGTAGTGGAGTGGGCTAATTACAGTGATCACTTTGTTGTACAAAAGAACAAAATCAAAAAACTTGTATCCAACTTCTATACATTAGGTGAAGATAAAACAGAGCTCATAGATATTATCAATAAGAACAACATTGATATTGTACATATAGATGAAATGGCTGAGCATTTAGGAGATGGTTCAGAAGATGTACTACCTCTATTGTATGCTAAAGATAGATCATGGAAGATAATAGAGACATGTCACAACATATCATTTAGGCCTGATAGAGATAAGAAGTATCACCCAGACGCATATGCATTCTGTTCACCATATCACTTAGAGACGTTTGTAAATATGAAATCTCACAAAGATGTTATAGAGTTTCCTGTGGACCCTGTAATATATGACTGGCAAACCAAACTAAACGCTAAGCATGACCTAGGGTTAGATCCTAAGAAACAACATGTAGTTAATGTAGGACTGTGGACTAAGGGTAAGAATCAGGGAGAAGGATTGGCTCTTGCTAAAAAACTACCACATGTACAGTTTCACTTTGTTGGTAATCAAGCAGGTAACTTCCAAGACTACTGGCAACCATTAATGAATGACGTACCAGACAATGTAACTGTATGGGGAGAGCGTGATGATGTAGACAAATTTTTATTAGCTGCAGATGTATTTATGTTCAACTCTGTATGGGAGTGTAATCCACTAGCTATCAGAGAAGCTATATCATATGGCCTACCTATACTAGCACGTAACCTTGCACAGTATAAAGATATGTTCACACCCTACATAGAGGATCTAAACCCTATGAAGATGAAGAACCAACTAAAACGCTTGTTAAATGAGCCTGTAAAATATGAGGTGCCTACACACAACACTAGCACTGTGTTTGGTAAAAGACATGCTGAGCTCTATAAAGAGGTGTTAGACCTAGAGGTTGAGCAGTATGACAACTATCAAATACATCAGAGCTTTGTAGAAAGACCACGTATAGACATTACAGGTACATCTGACAGTGAGTTCACAGTGTATGTGTATGATGGACCAAAGCTTATATACGATAGTGTTATGCGAACTAACCACTGGGCCATGCTTGATAGATCTTACTATACAGAATGGACCACTATTATCTTAAAGGATGGTGTAGAAGTGTATAACGAGAAGTTAAATCTATACAATAAGCGTGTATATATAGCCTTTGATAGTAGCTCTTTAGGGGACTCTATAGCATGGATACCTTATGTATTAGAGTTTCAGAAGAAGCATGGTTGTAAGGTGATTGTAAGTACATTTAAGAACTTCTTATTTGAAGAGGTGTATCCTGAACTTGAGTTTGTAAAGCCTGGAACAGAAGTGCCTGGTATATATGCAATGTATAAGATAGGATGGTTCTATGATAAAAACAGAGAGCCTCAGTTGCCAAATACAATTCCGTTACAAAAAGCCGCCACCAATATTTTAGGCCTACCCTATGAGGAGATAGTGCCTAGAGTTAAGAGTGATTGGGGTAATGAGTGTGGTATGAAAGATAACTACAATGTCCCAGGTAAGTATGTAACCATAGCCACTAACTCTACAGCTGGTTGTAAGTTCTGGACAAGAGAAGGGTGGCAAGAAGTTATAAATTATCTACATGGACAAGGTTACTTTGTGATCAATACATCTATAGAAAACAATCCTTTTGATAATTGTGAGAAGATAGTTGATACCAGTTTAGAATACACTATTGACTGTATAAGACAGAGTGAGTTCTTTATAGGACTGTCTAGTGGACTTAGTTGGTTAGCTTGGGCTATAGGTGTGCCTGTTGTAATGATATCAAATTTTACAGAAGCTGATCATGAATTCAGTTGCTATAGAGTGACTGATGAGTCTTTGTGTCATGGATGTTGGAATAATCCAAACCATAAGTTTGATAAAGGAGATTGGGACTGGTGTCCTGAACATAAAAATACCCCTAGACATTTTGAATGTCATAGAGGTATAAAATCTGATAAGGTTATTGATATGATTAAATCTTTGGGTTAGCTTTTGTACAGTAAACAGTTTCACCTTTATTATTTGTAAAGCCTATTACACCAGCTTTTCCATTTACACAAATTGATACAACATAAAGATCTGTCTCTTTATCACCACAGGCGTTAAACCATGCTATTGTAGCATTTGTTCCGTCTTTACCAGCAGGTCCCTGAGGTCCTGTGTCACCTTTACCACCAGTAGCTCCAGTTGCACCAGCTGGACCTTGTGGTCCTTGAATACCTTGTGGTCCTGTAGGGCCAGTTGCACCAGTACTTCCTGTTGCTCCAGTATCTCCCTTGGGTCCTTGAGGACCTGTAGAGCCAGTGTTTCCTTTAGGACCTGTAGCTCCATCAACACCAGAGGTTCCATTAGAACCAGCTGGACCTTGTGAACCAGTATTTCCTTTTGGTCCTGTTGCACCTGTTGCACCAGTGTCACCCTTTTCACCATTAACCCCAGAAGTTCCATTAGATCCTGCAGGTCCTGTAGGTCCTTGAGGTCCTGTAGCTCCTGTAGATCCAGTGTTTCCCTTAGCTCCATTTACTCCACTTGTTCCACTACTACCATCAGAACCATCATTTCCAGGAACACCCTGTGAACCAGTTGCGCCAGTAGCACCATCAGAACCAGAGGTACCTGATGTACCATCTACACCAGCAGCTCCAGTAGATCCTGTATTTCCTTTAGGGCCTGTGGGACCTGTAGGTCCAGTAGCACCTTGTATTCCTTGAGGTCCTTGTGCACCAGTATCTCCTTTATCTCCTTTTGGTCCTTGTATAGATCCACCACTTATCCAACCTTCAGCTGATGTCCATAACCATATAGAATCATCTGCTTGAACAATATAAGCATCACCGTTACTATTGCCTGTAGAGGGTAAGTTAGCTTCAGTAGCCACCTCACCTTTCATAGTTATACCCCATCCAGCATCTCCTTGAGCACCTGTATTTCCTCTTGGTCCTTGTATACCTTGTGCTCCCTGTGGTCCAGTTGCTCCAGTATCACCTTTAGGGCCTTGTGGTCCTGTGGGTCCTTGAGCAGCAGCGTTCTTACAACTTTTTCCAAATGCGCAGACAGTCCATGTATATAAAGCTTGTAAGTCTGCTCTTACTGATTCTAGATTGTTTATAATAGGTACAAGCGTCTGAAACCTAGCATCATCTTCAACACTAGCTATAATAGTTTCATGAGACGTGATCTCTGAAGTTTCAGTACTAGGTGTTCTCACTACACCATCAGCATCCTTTCCTGGTCTAGTTCTTCCAGGATCATTTTTATAAAGAGGGTTCTTTAGTGCTATATCATTATTTAATACTTGATCTGCCATATTTATCCGTTTTGTGTGTATTCTATTATAAATGTTGCTGTAGCTCCATAAATATGACCTGTACTTCCAGAAGCTACATAAGCAAATTGAACTCTATCTCCTGCGCTAAATGTAGCATCAGTATCTGAGTACACATATAGTCCCATCATACTAGTAGTTCCACCACCAGTTGTAAGAGGTGTTTGTGAACTTGACAATGATCCATTAACATACACTCTAAATGATGAAAAAAGTGTTGCTGTTGGAGTGGGGCCACTTATGTATTTTATTCTTATTGATCTAACTCTACCATTATATGGAGCAACGAAGTTGTTATAATATTGATTACTAGTGGTTTCAGATGTTGTCCCACCCATTGGCATATATATAATGCTACCACTCGTAAAACTACTTGCATAAAACACAGATGTTAGCGTCATTTTTTCCCAACTCCATTCAACTACACCTTGACCTTTAGATTTTAAATTTTGACCTGCTGCACCATAATCTCCATTAGCATCTCTTATTCCTGAAGATTCTAAATAAAGATTACCTTTAAATAGGTGGAGCATGTTTTTAGGGTCAATATTTATACCAACATCTACTCCATGTATTAAAGTTTTATCAGTAGTGTTCCATTGGCTATAATTGTTAGTACCACCCCAATAATCATTAACATCACCAATTTTAATCAATGCATCACCATTTGAAGTACCTGCTACCTTTGCATCTATCATATTAGAGGTTCCTACAGTTCCAGTTTTTCCACTATAGAAATTTCCTAATAGGTAAGTATCACCCGCTACCTCTAGCTTATTCGCAGGACCAGTAGTGCCAATACCCACTCGACCTAACCAATCAATTGTCATTCTTGTTGCTGGGGTTGCTCCAAGTCCTGTAGGAGCAGTGAGGAACTTGAGATTACCACCACCATTGGTTCCACTTGCAGGATCCGAATAAGCTTCACATATTATTTGGCCCATTGTGTATCCTCCAGAACTTTGATCATCCTTACCTGCCCATTGTAATATACCTAGTTTCTGATTAGCTGATATACTTGTGTCACTATTAAACAATGTAAGAACACCACCATTGTTAGTATTATGTCCTTGAATAGTAGCATCTGGAGCTGCTCCATATAGCATAGTAGTAGAAGGAACAAATTGATTAACACCAAATGCACCAGCAGCAGCACTATTGACTACAGTTAGGTATCCATTACCAACTACAACATCATTTTGTCTGCTTCCTATACCACCACCAAGATTAATTTGTGCTCCTGTTTGTGCATATACAAGCATGTTAGTACTGTAAGTCCCAATAAAGTTATTGGTACCATTACCAATATATACAGTGCTACCATATATCTCACCATTTACATTGAATTCAAATCCAGAACTTACTGCAGTTGTACCATTTACAATAACTTGCCCAGTGTTATTAATATGTAATTTTTCACTACCATTAGCAACCATAGATAATGTAGATCCAGTACCTGTTACATAAAACTCATCAGCTACACCATCAATATCTCCTATTGAGAAAGCTCCAGTAGTGGGAGAAATGTATAAACTTTGACCTCCACCAAGACCATCACTAACTTCAAAATTCTGACCAACACTTGTTGTAGATCCGTTATCACTATTGTTTGAGTTACCTATAGTGGAGCCACTAGTAAACTTAACAAGTCTATTTGTAGTTCCTGATACGGTTACAGAAGAGCCACTTGTACCAGATGTTCCTGTTGTACCTGAAGTTCCTGTAGTACCACTCGTACCTGCTGTGCCTGCTGTACCACTTGTACCGCTTGTACCACTAGTTCCAGAAGTACCAGATGTACCATCCCCACCATCATCACCACTTGTTCCACTTGTTCCACTGGTTCCATCTCCACCATCATCACCAGACGTACCAGAGGTTCCTGAGTTACCACTTGTGCCACTAGTGCCTGATGTACCATCATCACCGCTGGAGCCACTAGTACCAGATGTTCCAGAGGTTCCACTTGATCCTGAGTTACCACTGCTTCCAGATGTACCACTGGTTCCTGTAGTACCAGATGTACCACTATTACCAGAAGTACCACTTGTACCACTGTTACCTGATGTACCGCTTGTACCATCATCTCCTGATGTTCCTGAAGTGCCAGAGTTTCCACTGGTTCCAGACGTTCCAGAGGTTCCATCGTCACCACTAGAACCGCTTGTTCCACTTGTGCCAGATGTACCACTAGATCCACTATTTCCTGAACTACCAGAAGACCCAGCTGTACCAGATGTTCCACTGCTTCCAGGATCACCTTTGTCACCTGTTACAACAAAACAAACAGCTACATCATCGTTTGTTGAAAGAGGGTTATTTTCAGAAGCGGCTACTGGTGTAAGACTCATACTGTACCAATTAGAACCTGGTTGAGCTGTAGATGTAATAGCAAATAATACAAACTCAGTTGCATCATTTTGGTCAGATATTCTTACATGTCCTAAAACTGCAGAGGTTCCAGCAGCTAGAGCATCATAGAAGCTTTCTATATCTTCTCCTTGATCATCTAATGTACTAATGTCTAGTCTACTGGAGCTAGCTTGGTTAGTAGTGTAACGCAACTCAATCTTTCCAGATCCTGGATCAGATGTTATAGTACTTGCTTGACCATTATAAACATAATCAAAACATGCTCCACCAAAGGAACCATCATTTCCACTACTACCACTGCTTCCACTAGTACCAGAAGTACCTGAGCTTCCGCTATTACCACTAGATCCACTACTACCAGACGTACCAGATGTACCTGTAGTTCCACTTGTACCATCATCCCCACTAGTACCTGATGTACCACTGTTTCCAGATGTTCCACTAGTACCAGACGTACCATTGTCACCATCTATACCACTAGACCCTGAAGAACCAGATGTTCCTGTAGTTCCAGAAGTTCCTGATGAACCACTATTTCCACTAGTGCCAGATGTACCTGAGGTACCATCTTCTCCACTAGATCCACTAGATCCTGATGTGCCTGAGGTTCCTGTTGTACCGCTAGTACCATCTTCTCCACTTGTTCCAGAAGTTCCACTGTTTCCACTAGTACCAGAAGTTCCACTTGTACCATCGTTTCCATCATTACCTGATGTACCTGACGTACCACTAGTTCCACTGCTTCCACTATCTCCACTAGTACCAGAGGTACCTGTTGTACCAGATGTACCAGATGTAGCGCTTGTACCAGAAGTTCCACTAGTGCCAGAGGTACCACTTGTTCCACTAGTACCATTGTCACCATCGTTTCCAGATGTACCACTTGAACCACTAGAACCACTTGTACCGTTTATACCATCTTCTCCAGATGATCCACTTGTACCACTTGTTCCTGATGTTGCACTTGAACCAGAACTTCCACTTGTTCCTGATGTACCACTGGTCCCATCATCACCATCAATTCCAGATGTTCCACTTGTACCTGTAGTTCCAGATGTACCAGAAGTACCAGCATCTCCATCAACTCCACTTGTACCAGATGTTCCACTGCTACCTGGGTTACCGTCATTTCCACTCGTACCTGAGGTACCACTAGTACCTGTTGTACCAGAAGTGGCTGATGTACCACTGGATCCACTTGTTCCACTAGTTGCACTAGACCCACTTGTACCAGAAGTACCAGATGTTCCAGTGTTACCACTAGATCCTGAAGTACCACTACTACCGTCCCCACCAGTTGCACCATCTAAATTTATCTCCCAAGATGTGTAAGTTCCACTACCAACTGTTCTTGTAGGAGAGCCAAAACATAACTCACCTGTAGTACTATTGTATGAGACAACTTCACATTCTTGATAATTACTACTGTCATATGCTATTATAATAGACTGAGCTGTAGTGTAGGCTAGATCTGTATCAACATCTATACATCCACTATTACCTAAGGTAAATGAATCTGAAGATGTAGTAGCATAAAGATCTCCTCTTTCACCTGAAGTTCCAGACGTACCAGAGGTTGCACTTGATCCACTTGTTCCGCTAGTACCAGTCGTTCCACTAGTACCACTCGTTCCAGTTGTCCCTGATGTACCTGATGTTCCACTAGTCCCTTCAACAGTTATACCACTTGTACCACTTGTACCAGATGAGCCATCTGTTCCTGTAGTACCACTTGTTCCAGCACTACCTGCTGTACCAGAAGTACCTGATGTACCTGCTGTACCAGAGGTACCAGCATCACCAGTTAAACCTGAAGAACCGCTTGAGCCTGATGTACCACTAGTAGCACTTGAACCTGAAGAACCTGACGTACCAGATGAACCTGATGTACCATCATCACCTGATGATCCGCTAGTTCCTGCTGTAGCACTCGTTCCACTAGTACCTGTTGTGCCTGAAGTTCCACTAGTTCCTGCTGTACCACTTGTTGCAGATGTACCGCTTGTTCCACTAGTAGCAGATGTTCCAGACGTACCACTAGTACCTGTAGTACCAGCTGTTCCACTTGTTCCATCTTCTCCTGAACTACCAGCTGTTCCACTCGTACCACTTGATCCACTTAATCCACTGCTTCCAGAAGAACCACTTGTTCCTGAGGTTCCATCATCCCCACTACTACCAGATGTACCTGTAGTACCACTCGTTCCAGAGGTGCCACTTGTACCTGTTGTACCAGCAGTTCCAGACGTACCACTTGTACCATCTGCTGCAGAGGTTCCAGAAGTTCCAGAAGTTCCACTGCTACCAGAGGTTCCTGTAGTCCCACTAGTTCCACTTGTTCCAGTCGTTCCTGATGTACCATCTACACCTGTAGTACCTGAGGTACCTGATGTTCCTGAAGATCCATCACCACCTGTGGCTCCATCTAAATTAACTTCCCATGAAGTATATGTTCCTGATCCTACAGTTCTTGTAGGTGATGCAAAGCAAAGTTCTCCAGTGGTAGAATTGTAAGAAACAACCTCGCACTCTTGATAGTTACTTGCATCATAAGCTATTATTATTGATTGTGCAGTTGTATATGCCAATCCTGTATCTACATCAATACATCCTGAGTTACCCAATGTAAAGGAGTCTGATGAAGTTGTTGCATAAAAGTCTCCATCTGATCCACTTGTTCCTGAAGTACCGCTAGTACCTGAGGTGCCAGTTGTTCCTGACGTTCCACTAGTACCATCTATAGCACTTGTACCACTTGACCCAGAGGTTCCTGTTGTACCACTTGTGCCACTTGACCCATCTAATCCTGAAGAACCAGAGGTTCCAGAGGTTCCTGAAGTTGCACTAGATCCAGACGTACCACTAGTACCAGAAGTACCATCTGTAGCGCTTGTACCTGATGTACCAGATGTGCCACTTGAGCCAGACGTTCCTGAGCTTCCTGAACATAGACCATTAAGATTTACACTACCTCCATTACTAATTGTAGGTGTTTGTCTTGCACAAATATCAATACCTGTTCCTTCTGTTACAGTTACAAATCCATTTGAACCATCACAGTAGTTTACTCCTGCCAAACAGTCTCCACCTCCAGATGGACATGTAACATTATAACTATTACACGATTCTCCACTTGTGCCACTAGTACCACTAGTTCCATCTTGTGCAGATGTACCAGATGTACCAGACGTTCCTGAGGTCCCTGTTGTTCCACTAGTGCCAGAAGTTCCAGCTGTTGCTGATGTACCACTAGTACCACTCGTTGCAGAAGTACCAGAAGTTCCTGATGTTGCACTTGTTCCTGAGGTTCCTGATGTGGATCCTACAGCTACACCAACTTGTACAGTGTTAAACACTACAGAAGGTGCAGCAGGTTTTGAATAAGGAACTGATGTGCTTGAGAGAGCATCTAATTGAACATTCGCATTACTTGATGCTATATATAACTCTAAGTAATCTTGAGAGTCTAGATTAACTATATATGATATATATGGTATATCAATTGCATCTTGGTGATGTAAAGAATGAATTCTGTCTTTTCTTATAAAGTCTGTACCATTCTTTCTCAACCATATATCTATCTCTGTATGTCCAGACCCTGATGTTTTCTCCATTTGTAGAGAATATCCTACTTCGTATATACCAGCATGAGGATATCTCACTTGCTGATTGAAGTCTAACACAATACCATTTGCCAACTCTACAGTATTAAATGTAATAGCTGTAGGTGTGTTAGCTGCAGATACTGCTTGTGTTGTATTATCAGAGAAACTTGCATACCAGTTAGCAATAGCTGCTCCTGAAGAACCGTCTACACCACTTGTTCCTGCAGAACCTGAAGTCCCTGTTGTTCCAGCAGTACCACTGGTTCCACTTGAACCGCTAGTTCCTGTTGTTCCAGATGTACCTGAGCTACCTGCCGTACCACTTGTACCAGTAGTACCAGACGTTCCTGGAGTACCAGATGTTCCAGCTGTACCAGATGTTCCAGTTGTTCCTGATGAACCACTTGTACCTGTTGTACCACTTGTGCCTGTTGTACCACTAGTTCCGCTTGTACCAGTTGTACCTGAAGAGCCAGATGTTCCTGTTGTCCCACTAGTACCACTAGTACCATGTGAACCATCACCACCTGTAGCACCGTCTAGGTTTATATCCCAAGTACAATAATTACCACTTCCCACAGTACGTGTTGGAGCAGCAAAACATAAAGAACCTGTTGCTGGATTATAAGATAATACCTCACATTCTTGGTAATTGTTAGCATCGTGAGCTATTATAATTGATTGAGCAACCGTGTAAGCTAACCCTGTATCAACAAATAAACAACCTGACTGTCCTAACGTAAAACAATCTGTTGATGATGTTGCGTACTTATCTCCTTGATCTCCAGATGTTCCACTAGTGCCACTAGTGCCACTCGTACCTGTTGTACCAGAACTACCTGAAGTACCAGTTGTACCGCTCGTACCAGTTGTTCCACTTGAGCCACTTGTACCACTCGAACCACTAGTTCCAGTTGAGCCAGACGTACCACTTGTACCACTACTTCCTGAAGAACCGCTTGTCCCTGATGAGCCAGAGGTACCTGTTGTACCAGACGTTCCACTAGAACCAGATGAACCAGATGTACCACTAGTTCCTGCAGTGCCAGAGGTACCAGAGGTACCGCTAGTACCATCAATACCTGAACCTTTACATAATGCATCATTAATATTTTGTAATGCTTGTTCTAAGGTTTGGTTGGTGTTGACTTTAGCGCATACTAAATTAGGTCCTTCGTAAAAGACGCATGCACTACTTAGTCTTGTTTTGCAGGGATCTGCTGCACAAATTAACTTACTCATCTGGAAATTATTTTTTTAGTGTACTATTTTCAGGATGTCTCCTGTTCTGTATATTGATCCTATTTCTGCTCCAGAAAACAATGCTTCAGCATTATTAGAATATTCAGGAACTCCTTCTAAAGGAGCTGAAAGAAGTCTAGCATAATCAGAACTAGTTCCAGCAGATTTTGCATAATAAACTAGACTAGTATTACCATCAACATAAAGTTTTCCTACATAAGGTGCAGGAGATTGTGCATTTGCTGGAGGGTTTGATGGAGAGGGTGCATCAGGTACACCAGCTCCTGTTAAAGGAACTAGATTGTTATTAACATTGTTTAATATTGATTGTAAATCATCTCCTGGATTCACAACAATATTTGTAAGGTAGGGGCCATTGTATATAATGCATTCAGCATTTTGATACACAGCGCACGTTGGGCAAATTTCAGCGGTTCTCATAATTACAAAGTTATGTTTTATATATGTGTTTTAAAAATTGTTATAAAAATATAGGGTTATAATATAGCGTTACCTAACCCTTTTTGGAATTGTTACATCAAATTCCTTAGCAAAGTCTTCATCAAACATTGCAAGATAGTTCACAAATGATTTAGCAAGTGGGAACATCTTCATTAGGTTTTTAGTTGGCTGAGCATCCTTTCTAACCTCATCAACTGTCTTGCCTGGATTACTAATATCAAATCCTGTAATCTCTTTAGCAGTGTGACCAGCAAATCTATTTATGTCTTTTAGTAGTCCAAGAAGAGGCATACCAGCATCAAGTGTGTTCGCCATTTCTGATGGGTTGTAGAAGAACAGAAGCTCACTAATAAACTTGTCTACAACTCTTTGGTTAAATCTAAGAAAGTTTTTTCTAGCTTTGTCATCATCATCATCTGGAGCAATAGCACCAACAATAAATGATATAGCAAGCATGTTAAGCAGTATAACAAGTTCCTTAACTTGGTTACGCAGGTTAGTCTGTATCATATCAGCAAACTCTTCTTTTGTAAGATTTGCTTGTACACCATTATTTTGAAAGTATTGATCTGTATATTTTTCATACAGCTCATCAAGCTTTTTTAATCCTTGCTCGTTACCTTTTAGAATGTTTGTTATATTCAAACTTCTATCTCTGATACTTTCTAACAAAAGTCCACCCCATAATCTCACTCTACCTACATCATAACGTTCTCCAGTAGTCACACCATCTTCACCTATCTCTACATTAAAGTCATCAGCCACCTTTCTAAACTCACCAAAACGTGTATCAACAAGTTTAGGAATCCATCCTTTAAACACCATTAAAGAACGAGTCCAAACATTCATGTTTATTCTTAGGTTATCAAATTCTGTTTGACCACCAGTAGCAGTTCTAGCAAGTGTTCTAGCTATGTTAGTGAGTCGTTGTAGTTCTTGTCTATTGTTTAGATCTAGTCCTGGTACAACAAGCTTGCCATCTTCTAGTTTCTTTGTAGCATTGATAGATCTTGTTTTCTGTAACTCTGCAATCTCTTCGTTAATCTTAGGATTGAGTGTTCTATATTCTTCAGCGCTGTTATATCTTGCTTTGTATTTGTTCTTTACAAAGTCTCTAATATTTACAAGTCTACCATCTTCCACCATCATATTGTCTAGCAAAGCCATGAATATAGACTTCTCTAAATGTTGTTCAGGTTGTCTAAAGAATACAAACAATAAATCAGAAAAGTTCTTGTCTGTAAGACTTGACATACCAGACTCTACTAACTTATCATAAGTGGGGTCATCTTTCAGAGGCATGAACTTATCAATAAGCTGAATGAACATTTTTCTTTCATCATCATTCTTAAACTTATTTCCAAGTAATTTAGCTTCATACTTTGCCACCTCTCTAGCTTTAAAATACTTACCTGCCTGTGCAGATACCTGTATGTTACCACCAAAGATGTTTACAGCACCAGATATGAATTCAAAACCTAATGACTTCATCTGAGTATATCTATTCATGAAGTCCATAGTTTTTTGTAGAGAAACAACTGTATCTTCTTCATTAACAATCTCTCTACCAAATACTTTATTTATTCCTCTTCCTAGTGCTATATCTGTATCATCTGCAGCATATTTTTTTCCATATAAGACATTGTTAAAAAAGTCATCAATAATTTTTATGTTTTGGGTATTACCTGCCTCAAGTTGCACTCTACCATCTGATATAACAGCATTGCCAAATCTACCTGTCTTAATGTTTTTCTTAAACTGCTGTACAGTTTTAGCAAGAAGAAGTTGGTCTTCCACTTCAGTTAGATACTTATACTTGTTCATGTGATTAGTATAGAGTATAAGATTCTTAAATAAATCTAAGCTAACATCAGAATAGTCATTAGTACCATCTTCTTTTGTTTTACTAAAGTCACTAGTGTAATATTTAGGTATAGAGTTTTCTAGTTCATTTGTAAGTTCGTTTATAGATCCATACCCTACGTCATCAGCTCTAGCTTTTAGATTACCAAATGTATTTGATACAGACCCTAAAGAACCATCCCAAGCAATACTCTCTGCCATACTCTTTCTAACGAATGGTAGGAATGTAGAACGTACAGCATTGTCTATATATCCAATCTCTGTAGCTTTATCATTCATCTTAGAGATCCAGTTGTATAATTCAAAGAGTTCAGGATCTTTTTTAAGATCTACATATTCTTTACTCTGCCATTTCTCTTGTGGATGTCTTTTAATTACGTAGTTATTCCAACCATTAAAGTCACGTCTGTTTACATCCCATTTTCTTTGCTCTTCTAGTATAAGTTTTTCTTTTAGAGCACCTTCCTCATATGTTTTATTTATACGACTAAGTCTTTGCTTAAGTATTTTAGTAGCCTCTTTATTATAAGCTTTTAAATCAACATTATCTTTAAGCCATTGTTTACTTCTTGCACCCTCTTGAGCATTTGCATCTACTTGCTCATAAAATGCCTTCTGATACTTATATATAAGTTTGTTTACAATACCACCCTCAGTATCTTTTTGATACACCTTTAATACCAAGTCTCTTAAGTTACCACCTCTAGCTTTTAACTTTTCTTGTATTGCAACAAGTTCATTGACCTCTTGTAATGATTCTTCTTGAGCAAGACCCATAGCACGGTTTGCCATCTTATACAAAAGATCTGTAGCTGCTAGTCCTACATCTGATAATCCTCTAAAGAGTGACCGTAGTCCTTTTACAACTCTTTCTGGAGACATAAGTCCTGTTACAAGGTTGCGTTCTCCTATAAACTTATCAGAGAACTCACCAGCAATCTTTATAATCTTTGTTCTTGACTTACGAATAGATTCTGATTGATCTCTAAGTTTGTCAAGAAGTTCTTTTCTTTGAGCTAAAGACTGTTTATCTTCTTCTGTGATAGCATCTTGCTCCATTTCTTTAGTGTAAATTAAATCACCAATGTTATCAGTGAGTTCACCAAACACTGCAGAAGAAGCAATGTACTCTCTCATATTTGCTGAGAAATCAGATAACTGTACGTCTGTTAGGTCTTTATCATCTGCTGGTCTACCTTCGTATGCACTTTGATATTCTGCAATTATGTTTGACCCCTCTCGTTCCATAACAGAGATTGCATCAATCAGTGGTCCAATGTTTTGGTTACCTCGTAAAGATCGTATTGCTTTGTTTAAGATGTTTAGTCGCTCCACCTTAAACTTTCTTTCTTCTTCGTTTGTTGCAGTTTTCTTTGAGAGCTGAGCTTGTACAGCATTCAACTGTCTAATTACATCATCAAGAACTTCTACGCCTGTAGTTTCTGATTCTTCTGATACAGGTGTGAGTGTAAGCTTATCTATCTTATTTGGATCTACAGAACCAATCTCTATACCTTTTATCTCTAACTTGCTAGTTGGGTCTTGAAAGTTTTGTCTCTTAAGATCCATGATGATTGGAACAGCTCTGTTCTTACCAACTTGTTTTACACCATAGTTGTCAAGTAATATCTTTTTGTATGTACCAAGCTGTATACCATATGCCCCTTGCTTATACCAAGCAACATCTTCAGCACCTTTTGCAACACTCATAAACTTCCAGTCATAAATGTTTGCTGTACCATCTTCTTCAACAATCAACAAGTCAATTGTACCTGCCTCTTTGTTTTTAGGATCATACACTTGTAGTTCAGAGAATACTAATGGGTTCTTACCATTCTCTGAGAACGATGCAATAAGATCAGTGTAGTAAGTCTCTAGCTTGTCATACACTTGATTATTTAGACTACCTTGTATATTAGGACGTGGTCCTGGGTTTTCTCTTCTAGTACCATCTTCATTAAAGAATCTAGCATGTGCCTCTTCAAAGTAGTTGTGGTATTGTGTACCTAATACACGCTTCACTTCATTATCTTTCTGTTCCTGAGCAGTGAATCTCTTATCACCAAATCGTGATCTATACCAAGCTTTCACTCTATCAGTTACCCTTTTGGTAATCCTTACATACTTACCATCAACAAGAAGTTCGTAGTAACTTGTAGCTTTTTCCTCATCTAGTAATAGAGGATCTGCTTTTTCATTAGTTTCTATCTTTCTTAAAGAAGCTCTAGTGTCTTCCACCTTTCTCTGGAAGTCTTTCTGTTTATCTGTAAGTTGGTAATATATTTCTTTACTGTCTAAGTCAACAATACTTCCTTCAAACTCACCACCTATTACTGTCTCAGCAGTTTCAGAGAACACATTAATGTTTGCTCTCTTGTATTGTCCTCTAAACCAGTCAGTTATCATGTCCCACATTCTTCTAAATATAGACTGGTCAGCTTCCTCTAGTGACACAGTTGTATCACCTAGAATAATAGCTGTGATCATTTTATCTACAGCTTCCTTCTTTATCTTACGAATGTTTGGTTTACCGTTTTCTAGTTGGTATGCAGGAATATCTTTGTAAGCTTGTAATACATCCTTATACATCTTAAACCTACCTATCTTAGATATCATCTCTGTAACGAGCTCAGGATTACGTTGCTCAATAATAGCTGTAGCAATGTGCACCATCTCTTCTGTAAGTGTGTTCTCATCTGCTTTAGCTTCAGAAATAGCAATAACCCCAGCAGCTAAATCAGCTACAGCGTTAACAGAAGACTCATCAATAGTAGGATTTTCTTTTGCATATTCAGTTAGGTCTTTTACATTAACACCCATCTTATCAATTACCTGTTTCACCTTTGAAATAATCTCAGGAGATGTGTCACGCATTTCTTTTGAAGGAACTTCACCATTATACTTATCCCATATGAAATAAGCCATATCTTCTCCTCTGGAAACTACTAATGATTTCCACTGTGGTAAGTTTATGTTAGGACATGTTGCCATTAGCCTTTACATTTTATATTAATTATTTGACCAGCTCTTTTTTCTGAATACCCCATAGCTAATAACATCTCTGAATTGATTTGATCTGCATCATATAGGTTACCATCTGCTAATCTATATTTACCGCCTTCCTTAGTAAACAACACGTTACTTGATGGACTGGTAGAAGGTTTTGGTTTTGTTGATTCAAAAGCTGCAACAACTTGAGCATCCGTCACCTCATTTACTTTCATCATACCGTTGTCAATAATAGATTGTTTAGCTGATGTATAGAATTCATTAGCTCTGAAGCTATCACCAAGAGCATTGATTGCTTTGTATACAAAGTATGCATTACCTTTTTTATCTCTGGTGAACAATGGATTACCGTCAGCATCAAAAACTTGTTTGAACAATCCTTTGTTTATGTAAGAGTAGTCTCCAGCTTTACGCATCTTAGCTATCTCTTGTCTTGACAGTTTCTTGTTCCAACTTGCTACAACGTACTCACCACCAACTTTTCCTATTCCCTGAGTGATCACTTGTGGTATCTCATCCTCTGCTATAGCTTTCTTTACATTAGGTGGTAAGAAATCTACAGATGGATACTGCACACCATAAACTGGATTGAATATAGAGAACAGTCGATTGTATTTAACTACATCATTATCATTCCAGTTATTTCTTTGGAAAACACCCAGTTCATAGAAGTCGTTCAAGTTAGGTAAATTTTCTATGATAGGCAAGGTTTTATTGTATATTCTTGCAAAGTCTTCGTAAGGAATAAGTGATGTAAATGATATAGGTGAGTTGTTAAGTCCAGACTGAAGAATAGCTAGTTTAACTAGTTTGTCATACAAGTCTGTTCTATCTTTTAGTGTCTCTCTTAATTCACGGAATGAGTATATGATATTATTCTGGTCATATGTTTTGTTATCTGTGTTTTTAAGTGATACATTGTTTGGTGTAGTTTCTCCACCTTTTCTAGATGGTCTCACCTCAAGAAGATTTACTATCTGATTATTAAATAGTGGATCTTTTGGATTCTTTTTAATCTTGTCAATAAATGCAACTACCTCAGAAGCTACACCTTTGTCTGACAGAAGTGTCTCTTGTATCTGTAAGTTAAGTCCTTGATTAGTTTGTACAGCCCAATCAAATAAATCGTTTACAGCTTTTCTAGCCACCTTAATAAATGTTCTGTTTGGTAACTCAACATATGGTTTAAGTACTTGCTCTAGCACAGTTCTTACATTACCCCTATCTGATACAAGAAAGTTTGCAATAGCATTTCTAGAATCATTTATTCTATCAGCTTGATTACCAATAAAAGACTCATCTAGCAAGTTACCTGAATCAGATATAATAGTACCCTGTGATCTAACAAACTGAACGTTCTTCTTAAATACAAGATACGGATCATTAAATCTTGATGTATCCCAGTTGGTACCCTGTGTAACTGTGTACAACTGGTTAGCCATCTTAGCATACTTCAAGAATTCTTTTAACATAAAGATTTGATCTAGTTTTTCCTTAGCAGTGAACTCTTCCCTACCTAATGTATTAAGTAAAGAAGCTTTACCAGGTATTTGCTTAGGTAGTTTCTTTTCTTGAGCTTCTGTCAGTCCTCCATAATTAGCTATAGTGTCACCTATAAAGTCATCTATAAATAAGAACTTATATCCTGCATTCTCAACTGATTGTAGATAGTCACGAATAATTGGTTGGTTCATGAAATATGCTACAGTGTCTACTGGTACACCTATCTTTACAAGGAACATAAATGTTGATGCTACGTTTGGTGTAGCACCCATCTCCATAATCCATGGGCCCTTAGATATATCTACATATCCGTCAATAAACTGTCCAAGTATATCAGAAATAAGTTGACCATCTGCATTGTTTACACCAGACAGTGATGGATATTCTTGTCCATCTATTGTAACCTTATTGTATTTTTCAAATGTCACCTCAGCATCACCTAAGAACTTTTCATCGCTAAAGTCAACTCTATCAAGTCTGTTCTTGTCAACATACATAGCAGATCTTTGGTTGAGTGAGTGGTTAGTTTGTTGTACAGCAGCAATACCAATAGCTTGTTTACCTGATACAAATGCCTGTCTTAGTCTAGACATGAATCTTCTATCAAGCATGTTATCTACAGCAGTGTAATCAAATGTACTACCTACCACCTTATCAACAATTGTTTTAGATATACCTTTTAATTGTTCAGCAGAGTTAGGTGTTATGAGTCTTTCAAAGTTTGCTGGATGACTTACTAGATTCTCAGAAGACTGTATAAACTCATTCTCTAAAGATTTCTTATACATTCTATTAACAACTGCATCTCTTACACCTTCTTTCTTTAGTTCTTCAACTAATATAGATAGAGCATCTTCATCTTGACTTACACCAAGAATTTCAAACAATACATTAAATCTTTCTCCTTCAGTTGTATTAAAGATTCCAGACAACTCATAGTCTTTTAGTTGTTGTAGCTGTTTTAATTGCTTTCGTTGCTCCTTGTTAAATAACTTACCGCTATCAAACATAGCAGCAAACTTATCTTTAGCTTGTTGTCCAAATCCATAGAAAGGAACAAGTTTAAGTTTACCATCTTCGTAAAATACATTTTTAAGGTAGATTGAAAGTTTATCAATATCAAAGTCACTTCCCACCTTCTTCACAATAGCAGCAGGTACAACCACGTTATCTCCAAACTCTTTTGGTAGGAATTGTTTTATTCTAAATGCGTCAATAGAATTTTGTTTCTGTGTAGGAATACGGAAAGCTAGTCCAGATAATATCTTCTGACCTTCTTCTGTATTGTTTAGATAATTAAGAAGATCTGCATCAGACATTTCACTTTGGAACCAACGTCCTACCATGATCTCCATCACTCGCTCACCATCTTTGTTCTCATAGAACTTAAGTATGTCAGATGTATATCCCTTCTTACCGTTAATCTTTGTTTCAGCTATACGATTAGATTCAAACAGTGATGAAGGTATTTGTACCTTTTGTCCACCACTTATCTTAGGACGAACAATTTGCTTATCTACAATAGAGTATAGAATGTTTCTAACTTGTTGATATGCAGGGGTAGCTTCAAGAACACTTTCACCATCTGAGAACGCTGCAATAGCATCACTAATATTGTCATTAGTTTCTCTCTTGAATATTTCATCACGAAGTGTTTTTGCAGCTTCTGAAAAATCTGTAACAATAAATTTACCATTTGGAATACCTGTGGATGTACCATTTACTATGTAGTATTCCTCTGTGATACCTAAACGTTTCAACATCATTTGGTATCCTTCATTAGTCATCTCTTCAAGAAGACGCTGATTGTTAGCAATCTCTTTATATATTGGAGAGCTATTAATTCTTTCTTGTTGAGACAACTTCATCCATTTCTCTAAACCACCTGTGTAATCAAATGGAACTCCATTATCCATGTAGTCCATTGTGATGAGCTTAGTTGTTTGAGATCCTCGTGTTACTAATGCTTTCTCCTTAGAAGGCACATCACTCTGTAAACTCATTATAGCAAATGGTACATCCACTACAGCTGCATACTCTGCATCATTAAATGATCCATCTTCATTATATGTAGCATGTGATGATTCAGCTCCCACCTTTCTACCAGACTCAAACACAATATAATCTATGTTCTCATTCTGCATCTTGTTGTAGAGCTTAAGTCCATTTGACTCAGAGTTAATCTCATCCATCACTCGATAAGACAAAGGATATAATGCATACTTGTCAAGTACAACATTGTTATATGTGTATCCAAGCTTAGCTCCTGATACAATAGGTTTTAGAGAGGTGTATGCACTCTGTACTGCAGGGTTTGGTTCTTTAAGAATATTCACCTCAGCTGTAGATAGTGTTAGTCCCTTAGCACGTTTTTCGTAAGCAACATCATATCTGTATTGCTTCTCTTCATTCTCATTCCACTCACCAGCTCTGATTCTAAAGTTACGATATGCTTTAAAAGATATAATACCACCACCATCAGTTTCTTCGTAGTTCTCATAGTTTGGAAGATCTATAACACCTACAATATCTTGGTGAGATGCTGTACGCATGTAGTCCTGTGTGAAGTTGGTATATCCAATATCATCTTTCTCAAAGCCTTCGTTCCACACTTTATTAAGTGCAGTGTTCATCTTAGGAGAGTTATTAATAAGCGCCTGTCTTGGAGATAGGAAACTCTTAGTACGCTTCAACTCATCTTTATATTGGTAAGGATCTGAATAAAGAAGCTTGTGCATCTCAATATTAGCAACCATGTAGTTAACACTCATTGCTGTAAGTTGTCTACTAAGCTCTTGAGAAGTCATTTGTATTGGTAGGTCAACATTCTCTAATGTATATCTACCTGAAATCTCTTCATCAACTATTCCAAATCTATTTAAATAACTCAACACTCTTGATATGTCATCTTTCAAGTAGTCTCTAAGGGCATTATTTATTTTAACTTGATGTATGTAATATACCTCTTCTGGTGTTCCTTCAGTGGTAATTATTTCATTATGTAATCTATCACTAAGAATACCTTTAAAGAAACGTAAGTCTTTACTATCTCTACCTGCAGCAACTGGACGATCTTCTCTAGATAGTTCTATTTCTGATAGTAAGTATTTTCTAAATATTTCGTTTACATCAACTAGTCCTCTTGCAAGATCATTAGGAGATATTGGATTGCCCATATATAACATGTGCTCCATACCTGCATCACCTGGTACAAGATTTAAATAGTTACCCTCTATATTGAGATTGAGCTCTTGTACAATTCTTTGTTTCTGTGTAAGTCTAGATGAAGATGTGCTTCTACTTTTTTGTTCATCAACAATACCTCCTACATATCCAGCCTTAAATAAATCATTTGCACCAGATCTTTTCTTACCTGTTTGCAGGTTAAACATTCTGCCAAGAAGATTAGAGCCTTGAGTGAATACATCTTTAAGAAGATATTCGTATTGTGTACCTGCTAGCTCATTTAGGTTGTCTATATTAACAAGTGTATTATGTAACTCAGAGGCAGCGTTAGGTCCAAAGAATGTTTGTACACGCTCACCTTGTAAGTTAAAGTATGTGCTACTAAACTCTGGATTAGATGCAGTTGTCTTTAATATACCAAGCTCTAACATACGTTTGTTTATGTCTAGAGTCTTAGTAGAGAACGTTACTACTTTATCTGTCTTCAATAAACTTTCTTTAATTCCACTTACAGTTTCTTTGAATTGTTTCTTGTTTGCAAAGCTTAGTCTGTTGTATTCCTGTATACTAAATGGTACACCTAACGTTGATAGGAAATTAATCATACGTCCAGGTGTATCTAATTTTATGTTTCTTATTTGTTGCTTCTTTGGAAAGTATGCTCTTTGCTTTTCATCGTATTTAAAATAACCCTGACCAGCCTTTGACTTTACAGCTAGAGATCTTATGTACTCATTTCTAAGTTGGTTAGCTGAGCTAGATAGAGCAGCATCACCAACAGCAATCTCTCCATTATCAAATATAAATACATTCTTTACATCTGGAGATTGTTTTTTGAATGTCTTCCACATTCCTGAGATTAGGCTAAGAGCATGTGTTGATTCTATATTACTTAAATCAACAGCCCCATCAGAGTAATCTTGTTTTGTTAGACGCTTATATAGAATTTTATATGTAGGATCTTCTACAGACATTTGCCCCAATCTTTCTAACATGTCTTCAACACTTGTAGATGTGTGTAGCTTGTTCATCAATGTGATGTACATTTTACTCACTGGATTAAGCAATCTACCATTGATGCTGGATACAACTGCTTTACCATTATTGTCCACAATAGGGTTACTAGCAAGTAATAGTTTTATAGCTGTGTTTGCTTTTCTGAAACTATCTATCTTACTAGCGTCAAACTTATTACTCTCTTTGATTTTATCTTCATCACTTAGCTGTAACTCATCATTCTCATCAAACTGAATACCGTATGACTTGATATACTCTTTGTGTTTCTCTGTAAGTCTTGGCCAATCAACAACAACATCTTTTTCTAGTTGACGATTCTGTGCAACTATAGCTAAGAGTCTTTCTTTCTGATCTTTTGAAAGATTCTCTGTTTTGTTAATAAGATTGTTAATAACTACCTCTTTACTTCTAATAGTTGCTATCACTCTAGGAAGAAGTTTCTCATAGAAGTCTTTCTGATTGATATCATCTGCTATTGTAAATAAACTTTTGTCTGTCTTTATAAGATCATTCAACATTAAGAATGTCATCTCTTGAACAGCATCTGAAGTTTGTCTGTCACTAAGTGTTTTAATTCTAAACTCAGAGTCTGAGGTAGCAAAGGCATCTTCTATATCTATAATGCCTTCTTGAGCCATAGAAAGCTGTGTAGCATATGGCATACGTTTTTTGTAGTAACCACTACCTATACGCTTAAATAACTCATCTGTAAAGCTCTGTGCCTTATCACCAAGTAAAGCATTCTCAATAAACTTCTTGAGCTCTCTAAATAATTTAGCAATTCTAGCACCAAGTCCTTTAACACCTTGTTTCTTTTGTACAAAGTCTCTAAACTCTTCAGCTAGTTGTTCTTTGATTTGAGCTGGTGTAGCCTCAGAGAACTTAACTGTCTCACCTGTAGGTCTATCTACAAATGTTCCTTTACGTGCTTTAAACTCATTAAGTATGTTGGCCTGCTCTTCAGAGGTTGTAAACATCTTCCATACAGCTTCAAACACTTCATGATATGCTGTACCAGTTTCTGCATTCTCATATACATAAATAGCACCATCTTTAAACATACCCCAAGCTTGTCTACCATTAGTAGCTTGAATGATGTTCTTCACTCTGAATACAGGAACGTTAGGGAAGTTTTGTTTTAACCAAGATTCTACGTCTGTCCAGTTCTCTGGTTCAAACATTTGGATCTCCTCATTTATCTTAACACGTAAGTCTTCTGAGTTAGCATCAGAGATTGCTTGATTGATTTGATCTTCTAGGCTATCTATCTTCTCTTGAGCTTCAGCTTGTTGAGCAGGTGTACCAATAGTAACCTCCTCCATCATTTCTGACTCAGCAGGTTGTGTAGGAGCTACAGGTCCAGTAATAGTTGACTCCATCTCAAAAGCATCTTGTGCTTTTTCTTTTGTAAGTTGTGGAGCAATTACATTATATATAGTTTGTTTGATTTGTTGTTTATAATCTTTTCCAGCAGTCTGTATTGTTTGAACTACTTCAGCTAAGTCACCACCTTGTAACACTGTAATTGTTTCTTGGTAGTTGTCTAGTGTTGTGTTTGCAGAAGCTTTAAATAATATTTTCTTACCTTGTGGAGAAGTGTATGTGTTAGTTGTGTTACCATCTAAAACAAATGATGTCTTTTGCTTTATAGGAATATTAGTAGATTGTGCTTTTGGTTCTGGTATTTTAAATTCGTCAGCTGTGTTTGTTACATAGAAGTATACACCCACTCTATTAAACTTACCTTCCTCTTTTGGTTGCATGTTTGTAAAGATGGGCAACTCAAAGTCTTCTCTTGTAGATCCATCAGGATTCTTATTAGATAGAAGATAGCTTTGGTAGTTAGGCCATGTAACAGATTCAATACCTCCCTCTGGAGAAATACCTGTTATCTGCTCAAAAGATCTGTTGATGTCTTTTGTTTTAGCAGCAGTGACATTGTTATATATATTCTCTAGTGCAGAGATTACTAGGTCTTTATTTGCCTCTAGTTGACTAGGAGTAAATCGAAATGTAACTCCTTGATTACCAATGATTAACATCAGATTACCTGTCTGAGGATCTTTTTGGAAGAATACACTGTTGTTACCAGCATCCTTTCTATTACCTTGTTGGTCAGTTGGTATACCCCAATATGTTACACCTCTTAAGAAATCAAGAATACGAACAGAACTATCACTAGTTATTCCTTGTGCAGGATCAATCATGTTCTTAGCTAGCTGCACAATAGAATCAAATATAGCTGTAGCTTCTTTCTTTGTATGTAATCTGTTCTTGAGTTTTACATATCCATTTGGCGTTTCTAAGAATACCGCTCCAAGTGGTGTGTTATATGCAACAGTTCCCTTACTAACATTCTTATTAGTTGTTGGAACAAATAAAACTAGATCATCTTGTAAATCTACATCATCAACTAGTCCTGCATCTTGTACAGATGTTTTAGCATCTTTATCAATCTGAGGAATACCAAAAGATGCTTCAATCTCTTGTGGTATACCTAGTGCTGTTTGCTCTAGTATATTATCTCTTCTTTCCTTGTATTGTTTATTGATTGCGTCCTTCACCTCTTGAGGAGTGTCCTCTCTAAACATCTCTCCATTTCTAAAACCAGCTTCAGGCATTGCCTGGTAAATAGCATTCTCTAACAAAGGTTGCCCTTGAGGTATAGGTTGTCCATCAACACCAACTAGTTCTCCATTCTCGTTAACCATCACCATGATAATCATTGAGTCTTTAAACTGTTCTATAAGTGCAGGATCTCCCTCTAACATATACTCAACTACACCTGGTAGAAGTTGTTCTTGTGTTTTAGATGTCACAAACAAAGCACGTATCTTGTCTCTGTTTTCAAATGAGTTTAAGTCTATTCCAAACTGGTTAGCTCTAGTTTGATGGTCCTTTCCTGTTTCAGGAGCCACTGTAGCTCTGTATATAATCTTGTTGGACTTTTTAGATACAGGCTCAAATCTAGTGTCAAAAGAATTAGTAGGTGTTCCCTTGTCTGCAGTAGCCATCACTTGATTAAGTTTAGCTGCTGTTTCTTGCTCTTGCTTTTGCTGTTCAAGATATTCCTTCATGATAGAATCAAATCTATCTACGATGATCTTTCGAGCTTTATATTCAGATTGTAGGTCAGCCAAGTCTTTCTCTGCCTGTTTTACATCATTGATAGAGTTTAGCAAGTCTACTTCATTCACTGTAGCATCTTTTGATAAGTCTGCTGTAAGTGCAAAGTTTGCCATCTCTTGTTTTAACAGAGGCCATGTTTCTAGTAAGTTTTCTCCAGACACCACTTGATCTAATAAATCACTTAGATATTGTGAGTAATCTTGATCAACAATATATGTATTTTTAAGTGTCTTTCTAAATAACTTGACTGCTGACTTAATAGCTTTCTCTGTACTCTTTGCAAGCTTCTTAGCTGCAGATAGAGCATTGTTTAAGTTCTTACCATTGTCAACTAATAGTGATACTTGTGTTTTAAGTTCTCTTAAGAACTCTCCACTGTCTTCAGGTGCATCAGTGATTTGATTAGCAAAGTCTTGGAAATAGGATATGTTAAGTTCAAGTTCTTCTTTCTGAGAATTTAAGTTATCAATCTCAGCTTCTATATCAGCTTGCATAGATGTAAGATTATTAAGTGCTTTTGTAAACACCTTTGTAGCCTTTGAGAAGTTAAGCTTAATCTTAGGACCAGTTGGACCAGCCTTTTTCATCTTAGCTATGTTCTCTAAGTCTTCTTTTATCTTAGTCAGCTTTTCATTTTGCTGTGCAAGTTTCTTGTTTGTCTCTTCTAAACTTTCTTTAGCCTCTTCACCTAATTGTGTAAGCACTTCAAGTCTAGCCTCTCTATTCTTAGCAAGCGTAGCTTTCTGTGCCTTTAGTTCTGATGGAGACATAAATCCTATTCTAGAGTCTTTCTGTTGTTGATTCTCTACAGATCCCACCTTAGATATTCTAGGTCTATCAAAACCTTCTTGTGCCTCAAAATAAGAATTATTAAGTAGTTTTTTTGTAACCTTACCTTTTGGTGTTAAGTATACAAAATAAAGTTTACCATCTTGATATTCAAGTCTACCTGGTCTTTCACCACCAAAGTTTTTACCAAAGTTTAATTTAAAGATTTCGTTTCTATGGTTGTAATAATAGTTAGCTGTTTTATTATTTTGTAAAGTGCTAACTTTACCTATCTTAAAGTTTTCAAGTACATCTGCAGAAACATTCTTCACCTCTCCATTCTGAGTTTTTATTTCTAATGTTCCATCCTCATTCACTTTCTGTACAACAAACTCAGAGATTGGTACAGGAGAATCTAGAGGATCTTTAGAGTAGTCTACACCCTTACCAACAAAGTATGGAGTCCCTAGCTCAACATCTTTATCTCCTTGCTTAGTCTTAACTGTAACAGTTTCAACAGGACCAGTAGGAACATCTTCTTCTGATATAGGAGCTTCTGAATACTTCTTAGGGTTTTCTTTAATATCTTGGTAAGCCTGTAGGAAAGATTGTCTTCTTAGTGCAAGCTCTGATGCATCTTCTAATGATTGAGCAAGTGTTTCTTTTTCTTCCTCAATGATATCCATTTCTTCAATAGATGCAATAGCTTGATTGAATGCTTCTGAATCACCAGCAATAAGTTGGTCTATAACATCAGAAGTATTAATGCCTACAGCTGTAAGAGGACCCATTAGGTCCATAATTCTTTGGTCATAGTCTGCCACCTTAGTAGCAGCGTATATCATCTTATTAATTACGTCATTACTATAGATGGGTTTTCCATTCTCATCTACCTGTCCTGAGTAACGTAAATTAAGCGATTGGTATAAAGACTTTACATTGTCTGCTGTTTGTTCAAAGCGACCAAGTCTTTCTAAGTATGCTTCTCTTGTATCTGATTCAAGAGCTTTACCTTCAGCTTGCAATTGTGCAAAACCTTCTTCTGTACTAGCAAGCTTTCTATACTCAGCAATATCAGATTTTACTAAATCATATCTACCATACTTAATTCTAGGTGTAAGGTAGTTGATGATGTAATCTTTCTCTAAGTCTTTACTGTTTAGGATATCACCACTCTTAATAGCAGCTTCTCTTTCTTGTTGTAATACAGTTCCTCTATTTACAGCATCAATAGTTTCTTTTGTAAAGTCTGATAGGTTAGCGTTATTAAGATCCTTGAGTGCTTGAGCTGTGTTTTGTCTTCTAGCTTTATCAGCTCTATATCTTCCTCTACCTAACATAATAGATCCAGACAATCCACCAATAAGTGCATTCTTAGCACCCTCATCACTAAATGCACCTTCTGTAATACCAACACCGATAGAGTTTAACCAGCTAGTAGCCTCACCATTACGTGCTTTATTATAATAGTCTTGTGTAGCCACTGTAGCACTATACTGAGCCACCTCTTCAAAAGCTTCTGATGTAGAGAATGTGTATGGTCTTATCTTGTTTATTCTAGATAGGAATGGATATTTTGTTTTTGGTTTTACATATTTACCACCCTCATAAACAATATCATCTATCTCTCTAACAAGTCCATTAGCTATTCCTTTCTCTCCTCTATATGTACTTCCTAATATCTTTGGGAATTGAATATAGTTAGTAGCTGTTAATATTCCAACATTAGCAAAGAACGTAGCATTACCTGATCCCTCTGCAGCATCATTAATAGATTTAAGAGCAGCACCTGTTGGTTCTACACCATACTGTTCCACATGCTCATCAATAAGTCTTTGTCTAAACTCATTACTACTATGTAAAGCTTCTATACCTGCTTCACCAGTAGTTGCTAATCCTGCAACAACTGCTCTACCTGCAGGGTTTAATGTATTGTAATTAGAAAGAAACTTATCAGACAGTCCTCTTATTTTACCATAAGTGTCAGCCGCCTTACTTGCACCTGAAGCAATACCAGCCTCTGTTGCAGCAAGTGTTTCTGCTCCTTTACCAACAGAAAATAATCTTGAGGCATATGGAAGAGACTTTAGTGTGCTAGTATATACACCTCCTGATAAAGCAGCACCAGCAGCAAACCCTAAGTTCTTTACAACACCATCCCACAAGAAGTTACCTGTAGCCCAGTATTTAGGAGAATACCAATTAGCATCTCTTTCTGAAGCTGTATAGTAGTTTGGTAATGCATCCTCTGCTTTTTTATTTACCTCATCTAACAATCTGTTAAACTCATTATCGTAGAATGAAGAAAACTTACCATCTGCAATTGCTTTAACAGTTCCATTAACAAGACCTATTGTTGATTGTAAGAATGTTGTACCTGTAAGTAACAATCCTTTACTAACACCATTTACCATTTTAGAACCAAAACTTTGACTTTGTGCAGCAGCATCTTCGTTATCAAAGTTTCCTGGCATGAAGTAATCATATCTACCTTTTTCATTACCAGCATATTCATCAAGTGTTCTTATCTTAGCACCTTTGCCAGAATCACGACCAGCACTAGCAGACTTTATAAGATTAGCAAGAGCTGAACTAGTCTGACTACTTCCACCACCTATACTAGTAAAAGGATTTACATAAGGTCTATTTGGAAGAGGAGATCCATCAACAGGTGCAGACCTATAACCTCCAAATCTTTGTTGCATGAATTGTTCATTCAATAAAGGATTAGGAGTAGATAGCTGAGTTGGAGAAGGAATAATTGTTTTTCCACTCTGTGCTTTTGGTAAATTCTCTTTAGACATACTAGTTTAATTTAGGAGCTTTTGCAGCTTCTTCTAATTCTATTAAAAATTCTTTAGGCATTTTTTTCTGAGTTTCATTTAATAATTGCCATATTGCTTCATCAGTAAAATTTTCTAATGTTGGTATAAGGTCAGCTTTAGTAAAGATAGCAGGAAATAATTGGTTTTTTATTAACGTATTGTTTACTGGATCGAATATGTTGATTTTAAGTTTGAACTGATTAGAATCCTTAGGATTACCATCACTTATAATATTACCACTTATACCATAGTAGTTTACATTAGGAAAGTCAACTGGTCCATGTAAAAATGAATTAAATAATGTAGTCTCATATTGTCCATCTTTAGCAGTTGTATAGAATGTGTTTGGTTTCTTTTGAAAAATTTCTTTACCTTCTGCATCTTCTAACACTTCTAGGTCAGTTGGGGTGGACAACATTTTAGGAAGATATCTTTCATTAAAACTTAATACACTCGGACTAGCTTCAAATCTATCTCCAAATGCTTCATTGTATTGATCTCTACCTATTGGAATTGTAAGAGATCCTCCACTACTTTTTCCAATAATAATATTATAATTACCATTAGAATTTGTAGTCACCAGTGCGCTCTGTAGTTCACTTGCAGCTGTAATAATTTGCTCAGCTGATACATCTCCACCTGCTCCAAGACCTCCACTTCTTTCAGCTATTATAGCTAAAGAATTAAGAACAGGTCTAAACTGATCTTTTTGTTTTGCATCTTCAAGAGGAATTCTATAACCTCGCTCTTGACCAATTTGATAATTTTTCTGATAGTAGTCTTTAATATAATTTTGCTTCTTTTTATCAATTTCGTTTGTTTGTTTCTTTAAAGCATATTGTAAATCATTAACAGTATTTTTTAGATCACTACCTAAGTCATCTTTAAATTGTTTACTACCTTTTGAACCAGCCCATATTGTATACAATCCATATTCCTCATCTGTTAACTTACCACTTTGATAATCTGCAAATGCTTTGTCTTCTCCTAAATTAGTTTTAGTGCTTCCTCCAACAACACCAGTACTTGGAGAAATATAATTAACTGTACTCCCTGGCTCAATAGTAACATATCTTCTGCCAAACTCTTTAAATAATAAGTTCATTTCAGCAACATCGAAACCATTGATATCTAAATTCTTGAACTCGTTAGGAATACTTTCATACAACTCTTTGTCAAATATTATATCAGCTTCAGCATTAGCTCTGGTTATTATGTCATCCTGTACTTGTAATCTATCTCTTGATTTGATAAATTCATTTAGACCCTGTCGTCTATCCCAATCTACAGAGAGTGGATACTTTTGATACCTTTCAACCAATGCATTAAATTGAGCATCAGTCATGTCCTCACCATCTACTTTAAACTTGGTTTGGAAATTGTTTTTTAATTGTTCTGTATTCTTTTTTTCTTGATCTCTAGTAGCTTCCATCGCAGAAATAACATCTTTTGATGTAGCATCCTTATTTGTAGGTAGAGTAATTGACCCATAAGGATCCTGCATAAGTTTAAGTTTCTTTCTTTCTATCTCTAATCTATCCTCATTATATTCTGCTTGTTGCTTTAACTTAGCACTTGCAATTTCTGCATCCTGACGCAACTTATCTCTCTGAAATTGTCTTTGAGCAAATGGATTAGTGTGATAAGACTTAATAGTACTTTGAGTTTCAAATGCATTAGCTGTATCCTCAAACCAATTCATTGTGTATAGTTGTGCTTGAGACCCTTGAACATCTCCACTTTCAAACCCCCTAGATAACGAATCATATTCAGACTTAAGAGATTCAGTAGCATCATCTATCTGACTTATTTGCTGCTGTAATCTTTGTTTCTCTTTAGGGCTTGAAGCAGAAGATTGAAGACCTAGAAGCCTCTCTCTTTCACTAGAATATTGACTAAATGTATTCTGATAACTTGAGTTCAAATCCTGTACATATTGTTCAGGTGATGTGTTAGAATATTTATATAACCCATCTGTTTGCATTTGACGATAGTCATCTGGAGAAAGTCCTTGCTTTAAAGCTGTTTGTATTCTTTCTTTACTTATTCCTTCAACTCTAACTCTTGTTATAGCATCTACCAGTTGACCTTTTTCATTAAAGGCAACATCATATCCTGTAGTCTTTTTACCTAGTGCTTTTATAATATCTCTAGCAGACTTATTATAATCCCTATAAGGACGATAGGTAGCATTGAATTGAGTTTTAAGATCATCACTATTTAACCATTTATTAGCTTGTTGATTAAATAACCAATCATTTGAATCAGATCCTTTACCTTCTGATATAAGCTTATCTTTACTTTCTAATGCTTTTCTATATCTTGCAGCTGATGATACTGCATTTATAACATTGGGATCTTTGGCTATCTGATTAGTCATTCCATTTACAGAATTGACAAGTTGGAAATTAGAAAAATCTCCACCTGCTACAGATGATAACTGTCCACCTAGTTGATTGAGTTTTGATTGTAAGTATTGTTTATCAACTTCTCTAACAACATCAAGACCAGCAATATTATCTATGCTCTCCTGTATTTTTTTTACCCCTTCATCATAGCGCTGCTGCTTATATACACCAACTTTCATCATTGCCTCTACAGGCTCTTGTTGTATATAAGGGTTGAACGTAGGGATTATATCTTTATACGATGCCATAATTTAACAAATGTAATGTGATTAATTTTATTATCCAAGAATGACTAACAGGTTTTGGTAATGTTTTATAATCAAATTGATTATAAACCTCTTAGCTTTTTTAGGATGTTACTATTCTTATAATTCTTTTTAACTGTCTTCCCCTTCTTAGCATATGCTCCTCCATCTTGTATAGGTACATAGTCATAGATATCATCTGTATTAATTCTATTTAGATTTCTATCAATTTTTTTATAGTTGATATCAGGATTGAGTCCTTTCTCCTCCATTATCTTTCTTTGCTCTTGTTGATATTGTTGTTGTTGTTGAAGAAGTCCTTGAATTCCTCCAATTACTCCTGGAATTTGTTGTAGAGCTGGATTAAATCCTGGTGTTGCAAGTCCTGGTATACCTGATACAGTGCCACCTGGAAGATTAAACATAGCAGATTGTTGAACTCTAGTTCTATAATTATCATCATAAGCATAAGTTGGATAAAGATTTGCAAACACTTGTTTTAACCTACCCTCTAATTGTTTTTGTTGATACTTACTAGAAATAGAATTAAGAGCAGCAAGTGTAGTAGCTTTTGTGTTAGCTACAGCTTCTGCTTGTCTATCTTGTTGTTGATCATATATACCTAAGTTAGTTAAACGTGCTCTATTAAGAGTGTCTAAGTTTTCTGAATATACTTGATTTTTAAATGATTGATTCTGTCTAAACTCTTCAGCATTAATTTGATTTAATGCTTGATATGTAGGAGCTTGTGCAAGAGCAAGAGCAGCAGGATTACCTTGTAGTGTTGCATTTCTTTGTAGAGCTCTACTCTGTGAAATTACATCATTCTTCATATCCTGCAAAGATATATCATAAGGAACCCTTAGATTAGGTTGATATGTCTGAGCATATACTGGAGCTAGTGTATTAGAAGATAATGCAGCATACTCTCCAAGTAGTTGATTAGGGTCAAGTGCCTCAGTATCTACTGGTGGAGGAAGAACTGGAAAAGGTATGTTACCAAGACCAGGAGTAACTGTAGTTGTTTCTGTAGTAGTTTCTATTTCAACTTGCTCTACTTCAGGATCTGAACCTTCTACTGCTGGAGTAAATCTAGCACTAGCTGTTTGTTCTCCAAAGTCACCATCCACTTGTATTCTTTTGTCACTACCAGCTTCTTTAGCTTTTTTGTTAAACTCTTTTTGATAACGTTCTACATCAGCTTTATTTTTAGGATCAAAGTTTTCCCAATCAAACCAAGGATTAGCTTTTTTAGCTTCTTCAAATTGTTCCATTGTAACACTTCCAAACAGTCCAGTCTCTTCATCTTTACTTTGTCCTTCAGGAACTTTATCTAGAGATTCAATAGACACTTCAACAGCTTCCTTTCCTTCTTTTGTTTGCTTTGTAAATTTCTGTGGGTTATCTGGATCTTGTTTATATCCTTCTTTTATTAACTCTTCTGGAGTCTTGTCAGTTTTTGGTATGTTATCTTCACCACCTAGTTGTGTGTTAAAATTACCATTAGTTGTAGTTTCTGTAACAGTAACACCCTCTTCACCTTTCTTGAACTTACGTGCGTTCTTAGCAAAGTTAGCCATTGCAACAACACCTTTACTATATTCATCTGTATTAGCCATCACTTTGTTAGCAGCTTCAGCTACAGACATACCACGTTCTTTAGCCCATTCTGTGAACTTACCTCTGTTCTCAGGTTTGATTTCAATACCAGACTTAGCCATGTTGTTCATAGCTCTTTCTGGATCTTCAACAATTTTATTCTTAGTGATAAACTCATTGCCTTTTATTTCAAGTTCATCAAACGTTTCATTTAATGCGCTTTGTAAATCAGCTAAGATGTTTTTCTTCTCAGCAATATTTTTTAATTTCATATCGGATCCTTTAAGTATAGCATCAGCTGTAGATCTTTCTAATTGACCAAATACAGTGTTATCTGATTCCAGTCCAAGATCAGCAGCTTTCTCCATTTTCTTATTAATCTTAGCTTCATCCTTATTGAGAACATCGCTAACATAGTTTTTAAACTTCTTACCTTTAGCTCTATCATCACTAATCTCTGCTACATACTCTTCTGGTATTTTAAGATCACCATATACAACTAAGTTCTCAGTGCCTCCACCATCTTTTAGCTGCTGTGCTGGTTCATTCTCTACCTCTACAACAGCTTCATTGTTAGCAACAGATTGTTTTCCATATGCAACACCAATACCTGTTTGTCCTGTTTTAGGATCTAGGTAGTTGTGTGAGTTTCCTTTGAACTCAATACTCTCACCACCTGCGTATGGGTTGTAAGATACTGTTTCAACCTTTCCACCCCATGTAGTTTTTACATCACCACCCATAGCCATCGTGTCTAACATAGATGGATTACTAGGTATACTTCCACCCTGCTTCATATGAGATGCATATCCAGCTTGTATTGCTGGAGCGATAGCTGTGTAAGAAAGTTCTTTTTGAGCTCGTTCAGCTCTTTCATTTTCTATTCTAGTTCGTCTATCATCTCTGTCTAATAAGTCACCAATACCACTTCCAATAAAACTACCTACAGCAGATCCTATAGGACCAAATGCAGAACCAATAGTTCCACCTATTGTTCCACCAATATTAGATCCAGCATCAGTCCCTTCATATAATCCAATCATTTGACCAAACTGCGTACCTGCACTACCTGCACTACCTCCACCATAAGAAACATTACTTAAATTAAATCCACCTTGTGCTTTAGGCACTAAATAAGAATTACTTCCTAATACACCACCTTGCTTAAATGATTTTTGTTGATTAGGATTAACAAGGGGTACGTATCCAGGATCACTAAATATTCCACCATTTTTAGCAAGTACATTTGTACCTACACCATAGATAGGAAAGAACTCTTCTCCTGTATTCTGAACATCTTCAGGTCGTACATATTCACGTTCTATTTTTTCAGGTTCTGATTTAGCTGCATCAAGTGTAAGCTCACTTAACATTCTATTTTGTTTAGCTCTAGCTAATGTTTCTTTTTGTGCTTTGAGTTGATCCTTAATAGACATTATATCACTAACAATAGGGATTCCAAAGTTCTGTACAGCGTCAGATTGATATATTCTTTGAGCTCCTTGTAGGAATGATTCAGGACTTCCGTCAGCATTGTATCTACCCATTCTAGATGGCCCACTATCTCCTAAGTCAAAATCAAACTGAGGAGTACCTATACCACCTTGAGCTTTGGGCACTTCATGTGTATATCCTAATTTCTCCATTCTTAAATGATCCTCTAACTTATTAGCTTTATACCCCTTACCAGTTTTAGGATCATACATCATGTGCGGTTCAAACTTCTTAGCCTTACCACCCTTTTGAAGCATCTTACCAATTCTATTAGCCTGACTCTTATGCATTTTAGAGGCTTTGTGTAATTCACCTTCTATCTTTTTAAGTTTATCTTTACTAACTTTACCACCTTTTTTCATGGGAATAGAACTCATTGCACTAGTCATGTCACCACCACCTTGGCCACCACCAATACCCCCACCAGATATTAGATCTTCTATTCCACCTTCACCAAGAACATTACCTAACATACTCATTAAACCAGAACCACCACCAGAACCACCACCCTGTTGTTCCTGGCTTGCTGAAAGATAAGCCTGATCTTTCATATCTTCTATTGTTTCATCATAACTCTTTTGACCCATTTGCTTTGCTACTGTATCAAACAAGAAAGCCTCATCTATACGAGTGGGTGGACGGTTACCTTTAGGTGTTTCTATGTTTGGAATCATAGCTCCTATATTAGCCTTCTTAGCCATAAGTTTTCTTACAGCTTTTCCATGCTTTTTCATAAAGGCTTCCTCAGAAGGAAACTTCTTATAAAACTCTGCTTCAGACTTAACGCCTGCTATCTTTAAAAATTCAGCTTTCATATTAGTTGTATTTGTCTAACCAGCCTCCTGGTTGTGGGGTGTTATAGTTCGTAAAGTTAGTTAATTGATTTAACTCTACCAAAGACTTTCCATCTTTGGCCATAGGAAACTCTGTAACAGAGCTACCATCATATGTGTAATTCTCAACACCTGGTTGCATCATCTTTGTGTCACCAGTGTCAGATATTCCAAGTACAGGGTAGTTAACACCCTTCATTGTTATATTGTTGGAATTGATTTTAGTTATCTCTCCTGGATAAGCCCATTGTCCTCTATTGTCTTCTATCACACCACCTTCTTGAAACTTATCTAACCATCCACCATCTTCAGCTTTCTGACAGCTACCCTTACTAAAAGGTGTCTTACCAGCAACTGCTTTATATCCTGGCCAGCATCTTCCACCATCTTTAGCTTTAGATACATTACTACCATTTTTGTTTTTCTTTATTTGCAAAGCATCATCTATTGAGTTAAGAAGATCATCAGTTATCTCCACTCCTCTAAACTCTGCTTCATTAAGAAGCATATCTTTAGCTTTTATTTTTGCTTCTGGGTATAAGTGTTTTAAACTAACATCTTGTGATATAGTCAATTCTCCTCCACTACTGTCAGGAAATATACCTGACTTTTTTAGAGAGTTATTATCAAAAATAAGATTAATTCCTCCTCCTTGATTTTCAGGAGCCATCATTCTTATTCTTGCTAACTGTCCTTCACCACCTCTATTAAAATATAAAGTTTCAGAATTAGAATATGGTATCATTTTTCCATCTGATTTAAAAACCATATCCCATAAATTGTTTGAAGTAGTCACGTGACCTAATTGATCACTTGAAGGTGCATCAACGTAAGACTTAGCCATCCATGTACCTGTATCATCTCCAACTGTCCTTCTAGACCTTTTTGCAATTTCTTGTAATGCAAGATCTTTTTTTACTCCTTGTTCTAAATTTTCAATTCTTCTTAATGCTTCAGCTTTAAATTTAGCTGAGTTTTCATATCCCTCACTTGGAGTATTTTTTAAAAACTCTCTTGATTCTTTTAGTAACTGATCTAATTGTTTAGCACTATAGTGATGCGTATTGTATAACTGGTCACCTGATAATCTTCTTGCTGTTATACCAGATTTTAACATAGGTTCTACAACATTAGAGCTACCCTTAAATCCTTTATACATCTTATATAGCTTATTGAGCAAACCAACTTGAGCTTTAGGTATATCTCCACCACTACGGTTTTTATTTTTTAGTAAGTCTCCAAAATCTATTTTAGAAGTCTTAGGTTCGTACAAACTATTGAAAAATCTTGATATTTCACCATCCATTTTTTCTTTAAGAGGTTCATCATACTTCCAAGCTTTATCAAACTTGCCACTACGAATAGAAACGTCTTGTGTTAAAAAATCTTGAGGTCTAGGATTTAATGTTCCGCCTATAGTATAACTTGTACCTTCACCTAAAGCGCTTGTAAATCTGTTACCAAGTCTTGTGGCAAATGGTCTATCAATACTATTACCTACAAAAGAATTAAGATCGTATCTAGTTAAGTCTGTAAAGATATCACTAGTTTCGTCAAATAAAGGAAAACTGCGATTCTGATATAAAAAGTTACCTTTTTTTTGTGAATCAATCCATCTCTTTCTATGTGCTGCCACCTCTTCAGGATTGTTAAAGTCTACCTCATCTGAATATTTCCAACCTTCACCATACTCTTCTTGTGCTACATGTGGTTTACCTAACTTTTTTGTTTCTTTATCAGTTTTACTTTGAACTTTATAATTTAGGTCACGTATATCTTTCTTTGCCTCATAACTTAACTCATCCAGATACTTAACATTACCAGTTGTGTTTGCAGCATTGGTAACTATTTGTCCTTCTGATCTAAGACCTTTTAGATAATCAACTGCTTTACTTCCATATTTCTTTGCAAGCTTTAACAATTTTCCCCATTGTGCTTTATCTATCTCACCTCCATATTCCATATTAGGTATGATGTTTCCATCTGCATCATATCTAATGCTTTTTAAATCTATGTTCTTAAGCTGAGCTTCTATAGGTAAGAAGGATTCAAATATCTCTTGCTCTTTATTAAATGGATATATTTTCCTAGAGAGATAAGGTTCCATGCTTTTAGGAAGTGGGCTACTTGTTGGATAGATGTTTGGTTTACTAAAAGGCATACTACTAAGTGGTGGTTGTGGAATATTTACTGGTTTGTAGTTTCCAAAGAAATTCTTCTTGTATAAGTTTACTTCTTCTATAGGTATTTGATTGTCAGTCATCATGCTCCAATCACTATTCTTATACCTCTTAGAAAAGTTTGCTACATCTTTTGGAATCTCAGCAACAACCCCTCTACCATATTGATCAGCTACACTAAGGCGTGGGGTAACATATAAATTGTTAAATCTTTTTGCAAAATCAAATTTAGTTCCCATTCCATTAAAAGGAATTTTATCTGCAGGCTTTGCTCTTAGTAAACCACTTTCCGTAATATCATCTAATCCAGATTGCCCAATGCCCCTATAGTACATGTTTGGGTTTGGTTTTAAATCATTTGTAAATAAGTTTTTACCTTTATTGTATAAATTTTTAATAGTTTTACCTCCTGTATATATTTCACTAAATGGTACTAGATCTACTGCTGTTAAGGCAACATCTAATCCTGTATCAAAACTAGGATTTTCTTGATATTGACGATATGCTCCAGGAGTAGCATAAGCAGCATAAGCAGCACTACCTCCATCAATTACATTACCTATACTTACAGGGCCTCCAAGAGGTTTATAACTTAGTGCTCTTCCAATTGGACCAGCTACTGCCCTACCTAGATATCTGCCAGAAACTCCAAGAGCACGACCTAGTGGAGACATAAGACCAGCACTACCTATTGCTGTATATAATATAGGATTGACAACATCTAATGTGTCTTCATATAATCCTCTATCTGTTTGAGCAGCTCTTCTTACACCTCTACCAATTGCTCCTGGATCATTAAAATACTCTTTCTGCTGTGCAGAGAGTTTATCGTACAGAGGATATTTCTCATAGTCTACACCTGCTGTAACAACTATCTCATCTAATGGATTAGGTACATCAGTAAATCTACCTTCTCTATATGCAGCTTCATACTCAGGTGTACCATACATCACTGTTCCTTCCTGAGCTTTCTTAGGTTCTTCAGGAGATGTTCCAGACGTACGTGCATACATCATACCAGACGCACCAGGAAGACTTCCTCCCATAGCAAACTTATCTAACCAACCACCATTAAGCTTTTTTAAAGGCGTAGCACCACCAGCAACAGCTCCAAAGAACTTCTTTTGTTTCTCTGTAAGCGCTTTACCTCGAACTGTTCCATCTTCGAGTATCTTCTTTGCTTTAGATGCTGTTAAACCTTTTGCCATTACTTATATGATATTTGTGATGGTGTTACAATAAACTGACTTATAATATGTGTTGTTGATGAGTCATCAAGTATGTGTCTCACCTTTAAGTTTTTAGCTCTAAGGGTTGACTTACCAAATGATTTAGGACCATAGTCCATATTAGATTGATTAATAACTTTATCAATAGAAAGAGATTGACAAGATGTATTAAATAGTGGTATCTGCTCATTTTTCTGTAATGCCCAGAATGTATTATACTGATAAAAGTTATCACTTTTGGTGAACGTAATAGTCTTACTGTCATTATTTAATATAGGATATTGCATATATGCTGACAGATTATTTTCTGGCTTAGGAACAAGCTCCAACAATCCTGTAGACTGTTGACCATTATATAATACAGCCTTGTTAAACCATTTATCATCTATTTGTACTTTTCTATTACTATCAAAAGCTCCAGCTGTTGAAGGTAAATATCTATACACTTTACTATAGTCTTTTACATTCTGAAGTATCTCATCGTTATATTTATAAGCAAATGGGTATTCTATAATGTAGGGTTCAATATTACCATAGTAATAATTATATATCTGTGGGTTCCTTAAGTGTGTCCACAAACACCCTGTAGTATCTTGAGTATATGTAGCTTCCTGATATTCATCTATAGGAATATCTACAAGTGTTACAAATTTTTCAAATTTACAATCTCCAGTTGATCTAATTATAATTGATTGAACATCATCATCAACTTCAACAGTAATTCCATTTATCAAATTCTCTCTACTCACACCCTCTAATAACACATCTCCTGATGGATCAAGTATGTCAAATGGGCCTGCGTTTGGTCCAGAAAAAGTTAATTTTATTACTATTGTTTTCATATTAAAATGGAGGATTAGTAGTACTAGTTGTCGTTGTATAATCTGGACATGGTCCTATTAGTGTTGCACCTATTATTCCTATACCTGCGCACACTCTCTTTGTCTGTCCAGAAGCTACACTTAAAAGTCTTTGTTGTCCAAAACAATCTGTGTAATATAATCCTATTGGTCCACTTACTTCATATTCATAACATGTTGGTGAGAATGTA